CTACATTTTTGAAAACTCATTGTTAATTATATCCATTGCTGCTGATTCATAATCGTCTAATACACTTGTGTAAGTATTTAATGTAATTGTAATATCATTATGCCCTAACAGATTTTGAACGATTTTTATTGGTACATTACTTTCTACAAGTCTTGTGGCATAAGTATGTCTCAATGTATGTGAACTAAACATTCTGACATTTGCTCTTTTACATATTGAACGAATAACTTTATTTACTGATTGCGTAGCGATAGGTTTATTATTTTCTTTGTCAAAGAAAATGAGTTGTTCTTCATTAGGAGTATAATTTTCAACTGCTCTTTTTAAATATTTTTCAAGTTTAACATTTATAGGGATTTTACGCATACCACTTTTAGTTTTTGTATGTTCAACCCTAAAGGCACTATAATTTTTTCCGTTTTCGATAGTTCCACAAATATTAATCTTTTTATTTTTAAAATCCACATCAGAAAGACGTAAAGCGTTAATTTCTCCCATTCTCATGCCCGAATACAATTCAATAAGTGGTTGCAAGTTTTTATTTGAAGTATTACCTAATGAAGGGATATAGTTTTCGGCTGCTTCGGTAAACCTTTTTTGTTCCTCAATTGTCAATGGAATTACCACTTTGTCATTTTTTCTTGATTTAGGATTTTTAATATTGTAAACAACAAACGGATTATTTTCAATAAGTCCTTCGTTATATGCAGCAGTGACATTTCTTCGTAAAACACAACATATTTTTTTTATAGTTGAATTTGAATATCCGTAATCGACCAAATAACGAAAAAAAGAATTAATTATGTTTTTATCAATATCTTTAATTTTCACTTTTGCAATACAGTGCTTTTCTATCATTTTTAGTGTTTCAATACGTCTTAAATATGACGATTCTTGTATGTTATTGAGTGCATAATCGTTTTCTGCTTCTTCTCTTATTACCTGAGCAATAGTTTTATTTTTATTGGTTGACGCAAAATCGTTTTCTTGTGATAATAGAAAATCATCAATTTTACTTTTCACCTCGTTTTTGCTTGAGCCATATACAGTTTTTCTTTTTTTGTTTCCTGTTATTTTATCAATATACGGAATTCTTGCATAAAAGATATTTTTATCATTTCTAAATAAAATATTTGGATACTGATTTTCCATAAACATCCTCCTTAGTGTTTAAGGTATTTTCTCCAATATCTACTGTCTTTTTTTGAACGTCTAACATCAAAATATTTCAATAAAGCATTAGCTTCAACTATGTAAGTTTTGCCGTAATCACACGCAGGAAATTCTGGATCATTGAATAATTTTTTTACAGTAGATTTACTCATTCCGGTTACACGTGCAACATCTTCTTGTGTGAAGAATTTAATGTTTGATGCTTTTTCGTTTGCATTTTGAATAGTAGATAATTTTTCAATTATATCATCAAGCAATATATTATATTCATACAACTGAGTATAATTTAAGTCTTCAGGCATAATGTTATCCCTCCTTATTAATTGTCTAAAGACTAATTATTTACTTGACAAATTTAACTTAGCGCACATTAAATTAAATATCAAGATAAATTTTAGTCTACACTCTATATATCGTGAATATTTGATAAAAATTCGCAAAGTGGTCGCAAAATTAACAAATAATTAACATTTTTAATACAAAAAAGAGGACCAAAAAATGGTCCTCATAAATAACACTTAACATTAGAACAATTGTAAAACAGCATTAACAGCTTGAGTTGTTGCAGTTGATTTGTTAGCTTTTAAGCCTGATGTCAAAGCATCTCTCAATGCGTAAATAACCGTTTGAACCCATTCACAAAGATATTTAAAAACAATTTTTGTGAAGTCTAAAATATAGCTCCACAAGTCTGCTGCCGATATTCCCATAATAATTGCAATAAGTATTAAAATAAAGAGAATAAAAAGGCCTGAATGATTACGCATAACAATGTATCTCCTTTCACCTATAAAGGCAGTGCTGTTTTACAGTTTAATTAAAACAAAAAGTGGAGCAATATTGCTATTGCTCCACTTAACTGTTATAAATTAAAAACTATAAATTAATTACATATATAATATAACGCATATTGTAAATATTGTCAACGCCTTATATTATTTAACTTTAACAGTTTTTGTTTTTGAATATTTGCTAATAACCTTTGTGCCTTTAACACTTTTATATGTAGCTAATTGAACATAGTATTTCTTGCCCTTCTTAAGACCTGAAATACTCTTTTTTGTCTTTTTATTTCCTGATACATACATAGTTTTAGCTTTTTTCATCTTTGAGTTTGTTGAATACTTAACAACATATCCCGAAGTGTTAGATTTTTGTTTTTTCCACTTAACAGTAAAGCCTTTTTTCTTAGCTGTAATTTTTGAAACGGATGTACCCTTTGGAGTAATATAATAAGATAATTTAACTGTTTTGTAATTATATGCACTTCCAAAAGACACAGTTACCGTATATTTACCAATTGATTTTTTATTACCACTTATAGAAGTAACATAGGCTGTATTTGATATTCTGTTTCCTTCTGAATCATAAGCAATTACAACAGGTGTTTGAACTTTGCCATTATAAGTGAATTTTTTCTGACTGAGTTTTACACTTTTAAGTGATGCAACATTATAATCCCTGTCGGAATAATCACAATATAAACATTCAATATAATTATACGAACTATATTCAATTGTTTTTAGTGTGTGGCTGTGAGGAGCAATTGTCAATGCAATTGTCTGTTCGGCATAGCCGCACTCAGCGTTTGCATAAGAAGCAAGATTATAAAGTGAATCATAAAGTTCAATATAATAAGTCTGGCCCGCAGTTAATTGACAAGCTGTTTTTGTTTCAAGTGTATATTCACTGGTAACAGCAGATTTAATGCTTTTACCGTAAGAATCTTTTACGTTAATAATTACACCCGGTGTTTTACCTTCTTTGTAAGTTGAGTTTTCATAGCCTGTTGCAGAAAATTCATAATATCCTGTTGTTTTTGGAACAAATGAAAAATATTTTTCGTTTAAAGTTACAAAATCTTTATAAGTACCGTCAGGATAGCCGTACTTGAATGTTGTATTTGTAGTACCGATGCCTATGCTTTCTGCTGTTTTAACAGTATTATAACTTGATGCAAAAGCAGTTACTGTTGTTGTAGATAAAGCCATAATGGCAGCCAATACAACCGAAAGTATTTTAGTAAATCGTTTCATCACTTGTTTTCCTCCGTACTGGCATTTGATTCATCTGTGGTTGTTGGTTGGTTTTCATTATTGTTGTTTAAATTCAAGATATTAAAATTTGAATTTTTTATAATTTGATTTGAGTATTCATTAAGAATTGCCATATTAAATTGTTTACCGATTAAACCGGCAGAAGGGCGAGCTACTGTAATATAGCCTTCATTACCATTTTTTCGGGTGAAATATTCTCTTGGATATTGAATATTCACTTCTCCACGATTTTCGTTAACATGAATGTTTCTGATTACGATTCCACCATATTCAATGGTTGCAATACCCCTAAGTGGGTTATTTCGTCTTGGTCTGACTAAGCTGACGTTACATTCAAACGGAAGTAATACTTCCACATTTTCTTTTGAATCTGCTGATTGAGCAGAAATCTTAATATAATCTTTCATAATTAAATAATCCTTTCATAATTAATTTTTTTCTTAGTTTTCTTTGACAATTTGAGCTAATTTTTTACGATCTGTTGTCACTAATTTTGTCTCAAATTGTGATGCAATGAAATCAATTGTAAATGTGTTGGAATTTGAGGCAAGTAATATTTGACCTCTTTCAAACATTTCAATATCTTTTCGTTCCTTGTTAGACAAGTTTAATATTTTTTGGACTAATTGAGCTTGTTCGGATTCAAGCCCTAAAATCATTTTTGTTTGGCTATTAGAAATTATAGCTTTACCATACTCACCACCATTTGCTGAGAAGAAATCTTCAATATCTTGTGAAACTGCAATTGCAGCACCACCGTAACCTCTGATAATTTTAAAAATTTCAACAACAAAATTGGCAGCCAACGGACTGCTTTTCATTAATTTCCAAGTTTCATCAATTGCGATTGCTTTCTTTTTTGTTAAATCTTCTTTTGCCTTATCCCATATGTAATCAAGAGCAATAAACATTCCGATTGGTAACAATTCTTTTGTTAAGGCAGATAAATCAAACACAATAAATTGATTAGTTAAATCTACATTTGTTTGACCGTTAAATGCGGATGCCGAGCCAGTAACATATCTTTGAAGAATATCAGCAATTCTTTCACACTTAGGATTTTCTCTTAAAATTTCGTATAAATCGCCTAAAATTGGCATCTTTTTATAAACTTCAATTTTTTTCAATTTGCCGTTTGGTTCTCTTACCGTTTTAAAGTGATCAATAAGAGAATCATTGTCTTTTGTAATTCCAAATTTTTCATAAGTTTTTAGAATTGCATCATCAAGAAGTTGTTTTTCTTGAAGTGTGATGTCAGTAACAATTAGAGAGAAGAACGTTAGTAAATTATCAACCTTTTTATTTAGAATGATTTCGTTATCATCATAAATTCCGAGTGCTTTTTTACTTTCGTTATCTTGTCTTCTTATTTCCATAACATTAATGCAATCTTTTGAACCTGATGATAATTTTATAAATTCGCCATTTACTGCTTTTGCAAGACGTAAAAATTCATGGCTCTTTAACGGCATTATAATTGAAGTTTGAATACCTTTCATTCTAAAACGTTTGAGCATAAGAGATAAAGTGAATGTTTTTCCGGCACCGGGTTTTCCTAAAATTGCCACATTTGCGTTTTTGTATTTGTCCGTATTAAATAAATCAAGAACGCAAAGTGAATTGTTATCGTTGTTTACACCCATCAAAATACCGTCATTATCTGATACCTCGTAAGAAGTAAACGGATAAAACGCAGCTAAGCCTTCAGTTGTAATATTTCTTTTACTTTTTTCAAAGATTTCTTTTTCAACATGATTCAACGGTAAAAAACTATTTAAAGCTTTATCTTGCATGTAATTAAATTCAAAAAGTTGAACGTTAATTGTATCAAGCATATCTTTAATCAGTGAGTATTTGTTATACATTGAATCATAAGTATCTGCTGAAATCGTAATAAGTGTATTGATATAATACAAACTGTCTCCTGATGATAACATACTAAGTATATAGTTACCGGACATAACTGAATCTTTTATATTATGATAATTTTCACCATTGGGATTCATATGATTTAATCTTACATCATTTACTCCGTTAGAACGTCTTATATTGTTTTTCATTCTTCGGGTATCCATTTTTGATGCAAAAATATCTACATCAACGCCTTCACAAACATTAATTAAAGGGGATAACCATGACGGAACGATATGTAATGGGTATTGATCTGATGGAATATAAAGAAAGCAATGATACACTCCGTCTATGACAACATAGGTATCAAATATTTCAATTTTATCGGGTGCAATTATTGTAGAAAATGGTGTTTTTTCTTTTTCAATTTTTTCTTCATCAAAATCGAAAAATTCATTTGCATCGTCCACTATTTCATCCCATTTTTGATACATATCGTCAATTGACTTGTGTTTGTTTAAAGTTTTATAACACAGTTCCAACATAAAATAATCATCATTTTTATGTGTAATAACTGTATTACCACACGAATATAAAAATTTTCGTATTTTTTCCTTGGCCGAATTAAGGTAATATAGAATATCGTCTTCATCTTTGGCAATATAATTATCTGTTTGTAAGTATTCGATAATAATATAGAAATGCCTTTCAACGCCCTCACGGTTGCCTAAACGCCTTACTAAGGCTGTTTCGTCATTATGTATATAACGAATAGCTTCTTTGTCAGGAAGTTGTTCAAAATCCCTGTCAGAACGTTCTATAATCTTATTGATGTCTGTTTTAACTGCAACACTTTTGAATTGAAATTTAAGTGGTGCAATTTTTATCCAACGCTTAAAATATTCTATAACGTTTTCCTGTTCTTCACCGGTTTTAAACTTAAAGTTGATAGGTTCAATTTCAACTGCTGTCAAATACCTATCATCTTTAGTTTTAACAATACCGGAAAAGCATTTATCAATATTGATAAACGAATCTTCTATATAGCTTACTTCGGTCTTTTTTGTTTCTTTAGGCATAATAGACCTCCATCAAACTATGTTTTTTGATTTCAAAATTATCATGACAATTGTATAGACTATCATAATCCCAAAAATAATAACAAAGAGTTTTGTTGAACCCATATTAAGAGCATCTTTAATATTATTCTTTTTGTCTAAACGTTCATCATTTGTTTTCTTGTCTTCAGACTTTCTCATATCTTGAATTTTTCTCCTTTCGTAATATTAAGAGAAATATCTCTCATATAATTTATCGCGCAAGAAATTTTTATTCATAAAAATGAAAAAAGCAGCCGATTTGGCTGCTTTTTATCACTTTTCTTCTGTATCATTTTTTCTTTTGTATAAATGTTTTTTTACATAGACTTTAGGACTTGTTTTAAATCGGATAACATAAAGTAAATACTCTGATAAAGAACATTTATTTATACCGGTCACACCAAGAATGCCTAAAGGTCCTCCGATTAATGCTCCTACAATAACTTTGATTTTTATAGGAACTGCATCATTAGGTATAAGCCATAAAATACCAAAAACAATGCCAACTAATATTGCCGCCTCGGCAATATTTCTATAAGGTATTCCGTTAGGTGTAACATTAGTTTCTTTGAAATTTTTAGGAATTATATAATCTAATTCCTTATCTTCATCTTTTCTTGCCATATTTTCTCCTTATTATTTTCCTGCGTAAGTTTTTGACACTCCAATATATTTACTCGGACATAGAACGTTACCTGATGAATTGCTATTACCACTATTTTTACGTAATTCAATATGAAGATGTGGTCCACTTGAATTACCTCTATTTCCTGATAATCCAATTTTTTGACCTTTCATAACAACGTCTCCAACTTTTACATTAACTTTAGATAAGTGAGCATATAACGTCCAATATGTTCCTTTGGTAGTTGGATGCTTTATTTTGATATACGTACCATAGCTACAGTAGTATTTTCCATTAGGTGCTTTACCACCGCTGTGATAACTACGGCCACATCTGCCATTACAAGTTATAATACCTGTTGCTACTACAATTCCGCCGTCCATAGCATAAACATTAGTGCCAACGCCACACGAAACATCATTTCCTCCATGCCAATGTCCGTTTGAATATTCAAGATTCGGGCATGAATAAGTAACATTTTTTGTAGGTTTACCTAAATATCCTGTTGTAAGTGCGTTAGAATTAGTAAGAGGGCCAATAGGAATATGTTCTTGACCGTCAATATTGTCTGTTTCTGCTCTTGCATCAACTTGAACAAGATTAATTGCGTTATTTAATGAACTTGCACTTTGTTTTTCGCTTTTAGAAACATAGGAAGCTGATGATTTGCTTTGTATTGAAAGATCTTTTAAATCTTCGATACCATTTTCGGATTCTTTTTCGGTTGCCAGTTTGTAAGCAATATCAGCAACGCAAGCAAATGATTTTCCTGAATAAGACTCATCATCGGCATTATCGGTAACAGCATCATTATTGCTTGATGAACCGTCAGAAGGTGGAGCTTTACCATCAGGAGTCACACTAATTATTGAACCTGAAAACTGTGATAAAGCAGCATAGCTTCCGGCATTTTTTACTTTTTTAGGTATTTTACTGCCTTCAACATAAAATTCTACAACGCTGTTAAAACTATCCTTATGCCATAAATGATATTTACTATCAGTATCTTTATCGGCTTTTGTATCACATCTAATAATTTTAAATGTTTTACCGGTGGAAGTTTTCACATTGAATTTGCTTCCTATGCCATAATTTTTATATACACCTTTTGAAAAGTAAGTTCCAACAGCAGCACAGTAATACTCCCCTACCATACGAATACCTGTTTCTTTATCGGTTGTAGTTTTATATTTTACACCTTTATATGTACCGCTGTTTAATATTGCGTATTGTGGACCACCCTTCCAAGTGACCGCTGTGTAATATGCATAAGTTTTACCTTTATCTTTTTTATCAGTAGGAAGAATATATTTTTTAGAATCAGCAGCATAAGCATTTATATTCAAAGAGGAAAATGGAATTATAAAAGCCATTAATATTGATAAAATAATTATAAAATTTCTTTTTTTCAATAAAAAATCCCTCCTTTACTATTCTTCAAACAATTCACAAGCAATTGTGTAATAAGAATCAACAGTTGAAATATCATCATCAGACAGATTAAAAAGTTCATTTATAACCGTTTTGTCTGATGCATTAACTGTATTAATCGTGACGTTTAAAACTTCTGCTGTTCTCTGAACGGTATCTCCGTTAAGGTAAAGTTCAATATTTTCTTTTGTGGCTTTATATTTTGCGTTAACAAGTTTTTTTCTGTTATCTTTAAGGAATTTTTTCAGTCCTTTAGTGCTTACCTCGTTCCACCTGTCCTCTTCTTTATTTTCACCTTGTGGCTCATCATAATCTTTTCCGTCATCTTCGTCATTATAACTGCCAACATCATTTTTTTGATGATATACAGAATAGGCTAATGTGAGATATAAAGTATCCATTGAATTTTCTTCATTACTGTATGCATCATTAATTCTGACGATACGAGTTACAGGATTAATATCCGTAGGTGCACCAACCGTATAAATAAAGAGAAGATTATTTGTACTTTTTTCTCTTTGAACGATATAATATTCATTCGGTGTTGATGTTCCATTGCCTTGTTTCAATCTATAACCGTTGTTTTTTACAAAATCATCGTCAAAATAACCTGCATTAAAATATTTTGTGAAATCAGGAATATATCCGTCCTCAATATTCTTTAAAATATCATTATAGCAATCATTTTCAGCCTTACTCATTTGCTTGTATATTGTTTTTTCAGCTTCGTTAAATGTTAATTCTACTTTTTTGTTATCCATCCATTCATCAATATTGTTAAAAACCAACGATGGGCCCGAATTAAATAAAGTGATAAACAAAATTATTAAAGCTAACGATGCAGCAATAACAACAGTAATTATTTCTTTACCATAGCTTATAGCAACATCTTTAGCTGCACCGGCATAGTTTTGTGCAGCAACTTTAGCACCGACTTTAGCGGTGGTTTTAGCAGCCTTACCGGTTTGGTAGGCTGCATTTGCCAATTTACCGCCTTCACCTTTTGACATATAATCAGGTTGTTCATTTGCCATTGAAAAACCTCCTTACATACTTTTTGTCTTCATTTGAGCAAATTTTGTTGCTGTTGCCTCGGATTTACCAAGACTGATAGCTTTATTGTATGCTTGGTCATATGTAGAGGTTTTTAATGCCGACATAGCTGCTGGTGACGATTGTGCAGAATTGTAAATTCTATTTTGAGCAATCAAAGAAGCTCCCTGTGGGCTTATACCACTATTAATAGCATTCTGACGAACAGAAGTATATGCAGTTGCATTATATTGTGGTGTTCTGTCAGGATTAATTTTGCTTGCATCATTAGAAATTTTAGCAGTCTGAATTGAATCATTTATCGACATACCGGCACTTCTTGCTTCCTTAAAGCTTCCTATATCCTCAGAACTAAGTCCTGTACTAACAAATTCGGCTGCTTGCGAAGAATCCATACCTGAATTAATTGCGGCTTTATAGTCATCATAATCGTCAGCAGAAAGACCTGTTTTAGCGAATTCCATAGCTTTGCTTGCAGTCATTCCATCATCTTTAGATGCTTCATTAAAGGCATCAATAAAATCATCATTTCCGGCAGCAGACATTGTATCAATCATATCCTGATCAGCTTTTGACAATGATTTATAATCTTTATCGTCAATAGCATTTGAAAGATCTCCACGTGATTTAAGTTCATTTTCGGCATCACGTGCACTATATCCACTGTTTTTAAGATCATCAATTTTTTTAATTGAATCAGCATCTTTGTTGTGTTTTAAAGTATCAAATTGTTTATCTCTGTTTTGAGCCTTATCTTGAGCCATTTGTTCCGCTTTAGCAGCATTTTCTTTTGCCATTCCTTCTTGACGTAGTTCGGTACGTTCCATTCTTTGAGCAGACTGCTTATGAAGTGAGTTTGTTTTGGCTGCTCTAACGCCTAAAGCGGCAGCACTACCGATGCTCATAGCCGTTCCCATAACGCCGCCTATACCGTCTCTAATAGAATCGCCCATACCGTTAATGCCAAATAATTGTCCTATGTTAATTGAAATTTTTTTACCGACATTTATAATCGAACATAATATAGGCAAAAGCAAAACAAGATAATAATAACTATTTTCTTCTGTTTTGACCTCACTTACAGCAACAGTACAAACCGCTTGGGCTAACTTCAACACAATAACATTAAATATGATACAAGTGAAATTTTTTAGTAGCATTTTTAACCACATAAATATAATGCTTGATGATTGTTTTGATGTAAATGTGCCGGCAGCTAACGGCGCAGCGTTAATCCACAATGACGTTTGAATAAGCATTTCAATATGATACATAAGGAATTTAACACAAACAACACATAAATATACTACCAATACAAGAATTATTAATAGTATTGCTACTACCGATGAAGTTATAGCACCAAGTGCTTCTGTCTTGAATAAAGCAGCAAACACACCAACTTTAACTTTATCACCCAATGTGACTTCATCAGAATTATTCAGATCAATATTCAATTTATCGGTTGCGGCTTCTAAAGACATTTTGCTCGTATCAATATTCACCACTTCATTAAAAGCAGCATTAAATATTGGAGCAATGTAATCATCAATCAGTTGCTTTAAGAATACAATCAATAAAATTGAAATTGTAAATCTTACAATTAACATTAATATAGATTCAGCCGGCAACGAAGTTCTATTAAGAAATGGAAAAAAGAATTGAAATATACCAATCATTAACAATAAAATTGCAATGCCCCAACCTAATGGTATAAAAACATTATTATATAGTTTTTTCATAGTGTCAGGAACAAGTACATTTAAAATATCTGCATTAGCACCAAGACCGGTAATAAGTGATAAAATAAAATCAATTACTTGTAAACAAGCCTTCAATATTATATTAAGTACAGAACTCATTGCCTTATTTACAAGTCCACTTATGTTTAAAGAATAAGGAGCAAATTGAATTGTGTTAATTAAGTTATACATATTTTTCTCCTTTATTTATATACTCACCCTACAAGTGTAAGGTGAGTATATTTTTTTATTTCCACGGAAGTGAACCTAATCCACCGCCAGCACCCTCGGTAAGTGCTTTAATTTGTGAAATTATTAATCCTAACAAGTTAACTGCAATAAATGCAAAGATAATTCCTTTCAACCAATCATACGACATTTCTTTTTTTTGCGGATTACGGTTGAAAAATAATGTAAGGAAACACAAACCACCACAAATAATTGCAATTGGATTTGCAACAGTAAGTAATAAAGAATAGAAGTTTTCAGCGATTGTTTGAACAGCAGTAGCTAAGGTTTTATCAGCAAAAGCAGTATAAGAACTTAAACCGGCTGTTACAGCAATAGCTGTTGTTACCATAGCAGAATTTTTGCTTTGAACAAAATCTCTAACCTTTTGAGTATTAAGTTTTTCCATAATATGATATCTCCTTTCCCTGAACACAGGATAAGCTGAGGTATAACACCTTTTACAGTGACAAATAAGAGATTCTTTAGCTAAACAAGAAAAATATAAAATAATTAGTTAAGATAATCCCCTCTAATATATTTATCGCGCAAGAAATTTTTATTTTTAGAAATAAAAAAAACAAGCCCTTCCAATTAAGGAAAGGCTTGCTTTTTAACATAATTAACGCAATAATTGTTGTTTGATTTTAAGACATTGTTTAACCGAAATATTATTCAGAATTAAATAATTTAAACCGTTAATGATTTCAGCATTATTATTTTCATTAAGTAAACAGAAGATATCACCTTGCTTTAAGTCTAAAACCAAATTTTTGCACTTTTTGATTCTATTTTTACCTTTTCTAAAAAGGTAGTAAAGCTGGATACTTGTAACTTCATTTTCGTACTGTTCATCTAACATTTTTTCAAATTCTGTCATTAGAATTCCTCCTCCGGCGCAATTTCTTGAATATCAATGCTCTTCTTTGAAATGCGGTCTGTATATTCATCAATAACTTCCTTCATTTCTGGATGAGCCTTGAACAATTTGTTTTTATTGAACCTGCTGCTTGGTTTGTCAAAAATAGTAAAACGATAACTTTTACCTTTGTAATTAGCAATAGCAACATCGGTATTAACATTTTGAGCAACTTCGGATTCGAGAATATTGATTTCTTTATCAATTTCTCTTTTCTTTTTGTCTAACTCAGCTTTCTTTGTTTTAAGACTAACAATATCGTGAATCTTTTTAGCATAAACTCTGCCGATTGTTGTTTCCCCTTCAATAAATTCTTTATCGAGAACATCTTCAAGGAAATCCTTTCCTGATTCAATAGGTCTTGTTTCAGTCATAACACAATTCCAGAAATTTTCATGAAGTTCAATAATATTATTTATGTATTCATTATCTCTGGCTATAAAACGTATTCCTGACTTATTGAAGCATTCACCGTCAAAAACAATAATTGCAAATTCTGCATTGCCGTCAACATACATATAATGTTGTACTTGGTCAATATAATTTGCCGGTGCAAATTCACCGCATTTTGCTTTACCAAATTTGTCGTTGGCCATAAATGATTTAACAGTTTTAAGTTCAAGGATGCCTGTTTTGGTGGTATCATCTTCAAAAACGAATTCAATTTTGCCATCAAAATCTGCAAACATTGGTTCTTTTATTAAAAGATACATATCATTATCCTCAATAATATGCATTTCTTTTATTTTTTTGCCAAACTGTTCTTCAAGGTATTCCTTGTAGAACTCGTCAAAATACTTTTTAAACTGAGATTTAATAAATTCTTCAGCCCAATGTCCTCTGTCAAGGATGTACTGACGGTCTTCTGAATTGCCATTGTTTTGATTATTTTCAATGGCTGTGCAAAGTTCATCAATCATTTCATCTGTTAATGATGATTTTGTATAAAACCAGTTTCTTTTCACCTTATAAAGTGCAATTTTATTAGCACCTTCAAAGTGTGCATTTCCTGTAAGAATACCTGTTTCTGAACCGCCGTCTCCAAACAAAGCACGGAAAAAATTCCATACTCTTGGTCTGAGGATAGTAATATTGCACATAGTGCAACATCTTTTACCGTGATTCATTGCATTAATGTATTGTTCCTTAAATGCCGGGAACAACATTTTGATTTGTTTCTTATCTTCGTTGTCAAATTTGAATTCAATTGATTTAGTCATTTTACATAACTCCTTTAAAATATTTTTTTAATGTATTTTTAAATCCTTTTTGTTTGTTTTGAACCGGTAACGTCACAAATGATTTATCGGTTTCAATTGTTAAAAACAGTTTTGGATTTGAAAAATTTGTATTACAAATTGCATATAATGTGCAAATTGCATTTTCTGTTATAATATCAATCTGTGTTTCAGGACTGATATTCAACTCTTTGTAATCTTTCATCGTTAAATTGTTTTCAAGAAAAAATGAAAGATAATTGCTATTAATACTTACGGCTAATGGAATAATTTTCTTCATCAATTATATCCTCCGTAATTTCTTCATGGTAGTTGAAATTATCGGCTGTTGCATCATAAGCGGCAAAGCAAAAAATTGCTGATGCTAAGCCACCAAAAATGCAACCAAACTGAACACAATATCCAACTACACAATCTGTTTCAATACAAAAGCCAATCATAATAATAACAACGGCTATGTAACCTAAAACTTTTAAGATTTTCATAATTTTTTACCTCTTTTTTAATTTATTTTGTTTTTTTTTTAAAATTTTTTAAAATTTTGTTTAATTTGTTTCTTTTTTTCTAATATCTACCTCCTGCTTTACCCAAAAGCAAACAATACACCGGGTATATTTTTTTATATGTATTGTTTTTAAGAAAAAAGAAAGACCAAATAGTAGAAATAACTAATTGGTCTATTCGTTAGCATTGTTAAATGCTAATTATTTAGTTTTTTTAAGATAAGAATTTTTTAAGCAAATTTGCTTAAAAAATTAATCATCATCTTTCAATTGTTTCTTAAAAATGCGTGAATCTGAAACTTCTGCATTTATATATTGAAGATAGCTTTTCAATTCAGGATGAACATCTTTAATTCTTTTAAGTGCAGCCACTTTAGCGTATTCGGCTTCACTTTGTTTCAATCCAACAATTTTAGCTACTTCTTTCATCGGCACGCCGTTGACAATATTGAGAAAAATAATTGTTGCTTCTGATTTGTTTACCGATTCCATAATCATTTGAAAAACATCTCTTTTCATGATTTGATTTTCTACATTAATATCAGAAACAGCATCATAATCGTCACTATTACAAACAAACATTGTATCTGTTCGTGGTGCAAGAACATCATGACTTGTGCTATCACGTGCACGAGTGTTTCCAAAAGAACGTCCACCGTTATAGCTTCTTCTGTTAAGGTCACTCATTCTTCCATCACAATATCTTGAACAGAAATTGATAAAATGTCCTTCTTTTGGTTCATATTTATCAATAGCCATAAAAAGTGCCAAAGAAAGTGTTTGTTCATAATCTTCACTTTCAGCAAAGGGAGTCCAACTATCTTGAACATATTTGTTCTTCTTATTAAGTAATCTTGTGCGTATTAATACCTGACCTAAAATTTGGCTGAAAATTTCATCACTTTTTGATTCTTTATAATTAGCTACTAAATCATCTAATTCATTGTTAGAAATTCTACCACCAATTTTTTGTTCATTAATACTGTCTACAAAAAATGTTTCGGCTCGTCCTTTGTAATTTTCAAGATTTTTTATTGAATCTTTTTTAAAATTTTGTGTATTCCGTTCAACTTTTTTGCTGTTGTCACTGTCAATAAAGAAAGTTGTTACTTCATCGCCAGTTTTTTCTATTACTTCCATAATAGAATTCCTCCTAAAATAAAAATAAAAATAAAAAAAAGCGCCCATTCAACAGAATAAAAGTTAAATGGACGCAAAAAAAGCCAGTGCAAAACAGATACACTGGTTTAATTTAACAATATATAATTTAAAATTAAAAAATTACTATAGTTATAGTAACGCAATTAAATTAAAAAGTCAAATATATGCAGTGTAAAAAATAAAAAGACGTCCAAATTTTAGTTTTCATTGTATATTTCGCAAATATTTCGATTTTTCATAAAAATTATCTATACAATATTGATAACTTGTATAATTATTCAAAAAATATTTACAAATAAATAAAAAAAGGCCACTAAAAAGTGGCCTTTTTTGCTATAATTCACTTTATTGAGTTTATAAAGCAAAGGTATAAAAACGATTCCATTTTTTTACCCTTTCTACGATTTTTAAACATTTCCCTACGAAAATAATTGAGAATCATTTCAGGTGATTTTCCATCATTTTCAAGTTTCTGCTTTTGCTTTTGCAATTTTTCAATCGTTATTGTCATAAAAATCCCTCCTTTGATTTTTATGTTTAAATTATTTTAATTTTCTAAACACTTTGTCATCTATTGACTTGAATTCGTTAGAATTATAACAGGAGCAAATATTAAACCAAGTGCCGGTGCAAACTCCACCGTTAACTTTAAAATTATTGCAAGTTTGGCAATTTTCTTTTTTATCGTTCAACATTTAACTCCTTTAATTTTGCCTCAGCCTGTGTTTTTTCAGTAAAATAATTAAACCAATGTCCGTTGATAAAGAACACTGGTTCTAATTTTTCTACTGTAACTTCTTCAACTCTGAGATTATCATCAAATGAAAAAGTATCTTTGTCAAAATCACCGACTATTTGATAAACTTTATCTCCTACCTTTAAAGGTGTTTCTAAAAGTTTACCATTTTGCAGAAGTCCAATAATTTCTGATAATGCTTGCTCGTAGTGCCATAAACCTTGATATTTTTTTTGACCTATCGCTGTTTTTAAACATTCGAGCCATGTGATACTTTCTTTACAAGTCATATTTTTCCTCCTAATTTTTCTTTTTTACTTGAATCATCAACATAACACCAAGATTGTGGAGCTGCTTGAACACGGCACTCTTTGCCCGGACATTCTTCACAGCTTTTTGGTTTTGCAAATCCCAAATCAGAATATTCACATTCACGATTGTATTTTCTAAATTCAGTAATTCTCTTGGGCTTATCATAAAGCACCAAATCTGAAATATGCCAACCGTATAATGTTTTGCCTTTGCCATAATCAAGCAAATCTTTTTGAGTTAAACAAGCACTTTTACAATCATCAGGTGAAATAGAATAAAACGATTCACTATTTTTGTTATAAGTAGATTCGTTTAAACTATCGGAGATATACAAATATTCACTTATTCTGTCACAAGTGAATTCTCCGATAACTTTACCATTTAAAAAATTATCAGCAATATAACAATCATCATATACCATCATTTCAATACTATTACCATATTTGATTTTACCATCTGGCAATCTATACAATTTGTCATCATTAAGCACATGACATCCACAAATCGTCTGATGTTTTTTGCTTGCCTTTGTGCAATATATGAGACACTTAAACGGAACTTTAAGATTAGGTTTAGTTTTTCTCATTTCAATCTTTTTTTCTTCATTTGCAATAAAATTACACCACTTTGGCTTAACTGAAATCATTACCGCTTTATTTTCCATGATAAAAATACTTCCTTTCATTCAAATTGAATTTTAAACCTTTACCACACTTTGAGCAGTAATTTTCGCCTATTTGGACTTCAAATCCGCATTCAGGACAACTGCCAAAACATGCAGTATTTTCCGAGCCGCCGGTTTCTTCAGAATAAAGATTTATAACATCTGTCGGTGTTAATCTTTCAAAAGCACTTTGTACTATTGCACAAGCAATATCTTGTTTTTCAGTAAGTTTAGTACCATCTTTCTGAATAATATTGGTGACGATTTCTGATGCCTCTTCAAGAGACATTCTTTTTAATAAATTTTCAAGTTGCATTGTTTTTCTTCTCCTTTAGTAAATTCTGCAATTTCTCTCATTTTTTCTAAATCAAGAGATTGACCACATTGAGGACAATGAGTTAAATTAACATCTACATCATAAAGGCATTTTTGACATACCGGACATTCTGCATGATGGAAATAGATTTCATCAAAGTAATATATCTCTGGCTCTTGTGGTGTGTTAGTTGGTAGATTATATATCTCTACCAATTTTGGTTTATTACCGCAGTAATAACATCCGCCACATTCTGAAACTGCATTATCGACAGTTTCACGGTTTTTGAAAAAACAATGACCTTGATTACCTTTTTCATCTTGCATTTCCGTGCAATTATTTATACACATAAATTTATTGTTTTCCATAACAATTTCCTTTCTGTTTAGGCATAGCCTAATGTTGTACCTATAAATTCCCAATGAGAATTATTTAAACAATAACTAAATATTTCACCGGATAATGCTGATTCAGCAAAAACAAAGATTATACCGTTGCCGTTATATCCGTTTTTAACTGCCAAATCATAACAATCATTCAGCGTTAATGGCGTATCTGATTGTGTTGCATCAACACATTTGTTACCAAAAATAATTTTGCATAGACCTTCTTGAAGTTCAGTCTTGTCATCCACATTAGCATTAAATGATTCTGAATGAGTTGTAAGAGTGTGAACATCAACCGATAGTCCTAACTTTTTTAGTTCAGCACAACATTTTTGTAAAACAAAAGCAGGGATTCCTACCATTGCCACATTGTTATAAGGTACTTTTGCGCCTATTTCTTTGTAAACAATAGTTAAATCACATTGTTCAGAAACAATATGCGCAGCTCTTCCCCAGAATTCATAGAAATCGCCGATTTTTATAGCAATCAAAGAATTTGGTGAATATTTTTCATATTTAGAATACTCATTCCAAATATGTGTATTAATTTGGATTTGCTTAGTTTTATAATCCATAAAAATCCTTTCTATGCAAGGTGGCTAAAAGTCACCCTGCATTATTAATTATTAAATTACCATAAGAAGAAGTTGTTTACCGTTCACATTTTGTTTATTTGCATTAACATGTGAAATGACTTTTCCTGTCTCTTTATCGGCAATAAGTAAATGATTATTTACATTGTTACCGTAAATAACATACTTGTCATTTTGGAAAACAATGTGAGTTTGATCACTTTCTTTGTTAAGGGTATCAACGTTAACTTCACAATTTTTGTTATGAATATCAGTTGTTCCTTTAATTTCACTGATAATGTGCATTAAAAAGTCATTTACGTCTGATCCTTCACCTTCAGGTGTTTTATCAAAGATTTTTCCTTTGAAATTCATTTCTGCAAGATGGTCACAAACAAACTCTTTTGCCTTATCCCCTGCTTTATCATTGTCAAAGCAAAGAACAATACCGGTATAATTACCTTCTTCAATTGCTCTGAGAACACTTTTGGTCTTGTTTACTCCGTTTGTAGACAAATAATCAAAATGCTTATAATCTTTATTCTGCATTTCCAATAGAGTCATAAATGAAAGTAAATCAATAACTGCTTCACCTACAATAAGTGTTTTTGAATTATTGTTTACTTTCCAGCAATATGTGCAATCAGAACCTTCAATTTCAAATCTTCTTTTATGGCTTTCAACATTATTATCTGTTCTGCATCTCTGAGCATAAATCATTTTTCCCTTAACATAAGAAGCAAAAATTGCATTTCTCTTATATCGTTCCTGAAAAACATTACCTTTAAATGTAAGCCATTTGAGAACATTAATTGAAATTTTTCTTTTGCCACATAAATACTTTATTATGTACCTATTGTTTTCTTCAAAAGTCTTGAAACGGTTTTCTTTGTATGGTGCCTTAAACGGCTTTTTTTCAACTTTTCTTCGTACTGGAAGAGAAGTTATAGGCGTATTGCCTAAATACTTCCTTAGAACGTCACAAGCTTCTTTAAAGCTAATATGTTCAAAGTTACATACGAAGTCAATAATGTCACCTTGTTCATCACAGGAATTACGGAAATATTTGTTTTCTTCAACACTCACCATAATACTGTCATGTTCTTTAAAGGACCAATATCTTGAACGAGCCTTATATGGAGTAAGTCCATATACTGTTTCGCCGTAATCAAGAATCGGAATTCTTTTAAGAATTTGAAGGTCATCCTTGTATTTCTTTTTTGACATATCTTTGCTCCTTATAGCATTTTAATTTTTTCAACAAAGAATTTTGGATCGTGAGCAAAAAACTTAATTGCTGAACAATATTCCTTAAATGAAATATCAAACGGCGCATCAATTTTTGGCATTCTGTCATTATCAATACACCATTTAAGACTTGACATTAATTCATCCTTGTTCTTCATCTTTTGCTCTTTATCCTCTTTTGTAGGAAGAATCATATTAATGATTTCTGCGGTCATTCTTCCTTTATTATTTTGCCATTTAATAGGAAAAGGAATATTGAAAAAAGCCTTGATTTGTTCATCAGTAGCATTTTCAATTGAAAACGGAATCGTTTCCTTCTTCTTTGCAGGTCTTCCCCTCTTTGCTGTTGTCTTTGTTGTTTTTTCTTCAACAGGTGCAGCAGGTTTTTCTTGCTTTGAACTATTATTCTCAGGCTCTGCTTCATCGCTGTTGTCATCTTTTTGACGAGTTTGGTAAAGTGATAATCCGATACCAAAAAGTGCCAAATTCTTGACGAGACAGCGCATAATGGCAGTGTTTACATCCATTGATGTAAGGTTTCCTTTAGGAATATCCACACCATATTCATTAAGAATAGGACGGTGCATACGCCTTTTCGTGCCATCAAGCTCAACTTCTGTTTCAACCCAACAGTTACCCATATCATCACAATGATACAGATAACCGTTTTCGTCATGGATTACTTCGAAGGAACACTGCTCAGAGTTTTCCATGGCCATTTGCCAAGCCGTAGCCCAAGGTAATGTTATTAATCCTTCATTACCATAAGGTACTGTCTTGCCCTTTGTGTCAAGTTTTAATAATTTTTTGAATTCTGCCATTTTAATCTACCTCCTAATTAATAGCATAATTGTTTTTAAAATAGTGATTATAAAAATAATCTAATGTTGCGTAATTTGGTTCATCTTGATTTTTATTATCAGTGCAGAAATATAAAAGAAGTTCAGACGTGGGAATTGTTGAAATATCAACAATTTGACTTTCTGTAAAATCTTGTTTTTGAAAAAGTTTTTTTATTTTCTTTATAAATTTCTCTGCTTCTGATTTTGACTCAAAAGTATAAGCAAACGTATAGCACATATAATTTTTATAAATTACAGTGTTATCGTTTAATAACAGGATATATCTGTCAAAATGACCATTTTTCCAATTTATTGCCTTTTGCATTTCTCTAAATGAGTAGACGACATCATTTAAAGAAAATTGAATATGAGGATATAATTTGGAATTATAATCAGCCATTTTCTTTGCACTTTCGTAATCATCAAATAAAGTTGCGCCAAAATCTTTTTCTCCGGTTTGAAAGTTATTGTTAGTATCAAGTTCAAGTAAGTTGTGTCTGTAATCATCAAAGCCATCAGAAAAATGTTTCTTAACTTCAAATGTTTGCTTAACAGAGCATTTGTGAACACGGTCTACCTTAACGTAATAAACAATATCTCCTTTTGCATATTTTGGCTTAGGTTTATTAACCAAATTAAGCCAACTGTCTAATGTAATTTGCTCTTCCATAAAAACCTCCTATTTATATATCGTGAATTTTTTTAAAAAATCTCATTAATTTCAGAAATTTTTAGGTTTAAGCCTTACAATTTGTTCAAGATAAGATGAAAGTAACCAATCATAATGGTCCAAACCGGCTTTATAGAGTTTATATCCGTTCCAAGTACCATTAGTACCATTGATACCGTTCATAAACTTAACGCCAATACCGCCAGCATTAACAACATCATTTAGTGATTGGGTGAAATCTTCAATCATAACAAAATTGTTATTGATTTTAAGACCGTTTTTCTTTGCGTATTCCATTTTGTTTTGGCCATAGGGAACAAGAATTATCTTCTCAACAAACGGAAGATGTTTTTTACACCACTTAATCTTATCTTCTTTTGGATAAGGAACTTCGGTAAAATAAGCTGATACAACTACCGGTTCAATTAAACCTTCGTCAAACGAATACTTAATATTACTGATAAGACCTTCTTCCGGTTCAAGATTTGCATAATAGTCTTTTTCAAATAACGCATCAAAAGGAGTTCCAAGCTGCCATTTTGCAACTGTTCCATCCAAATCAATACCCAAGACTATCTTTTTTCTTAAACCTTTTTTAATACCACTCATAAGCAAATACCTCCTTTTAAATTTTATTTTTTTGCTTTTTTTAGGCATAAAAAAAGGCACTTCAACTCATAAAGAATTAAAGTGCTTAAAATAAACAATATTGAATTTAAAAAAAGCCAATAAATGTGCAAACACTTACTGACTTAATAAAATATATAATTAAATAATATTGATTACTATACACATAGTAACGCAATTAGAATTTAATGTCAAGGGTTTGCAGCAGGTTGCAAATTAAAAAAAGAGCACCACAAAAATGATGCTCTTTTTAGTAAGAATTAATTAAAATTAGTAATAAAAATCAATGTAAGCAGCAATTGTTTTGCCATTATCATCTTTTTTTACATAAACATGATAATCGCCATCGCCTTCACCGGATGAGGTGTAGAAGCCTTTGTAATTCCTGCCGTTTTTAACATAAGCACAATTATCAATAACTTTAAAATCATTATCGGTTTCATTACCAAAAGTCAAGTCACAAAAATGTGACCATTCATCATCTGTGAAATCAGGCTTGTTTTCAAAGAAACCTGCTAAACCTGCATCTACACAAATTGTACCAATACAATCAAAGCCGGTATACATTTGGCTGTGTAAATTTTCAATATCTTCAAGATTTTTGAAAATCTCAGCATTGTAGATTCCACACATAGAAACGCCAAATCTTTCGGTAGCATTATATACACATATATACTTTCCCGGCTTAATTGTTAAATTTTCATAGCAATAATCTTTACTATTATCATAGCAAGGATCAGTTACTTTGATATTTGGTCCAAATTTTAATGTTCCTGCACTTAACATATTTATACCTCCGTTGTCGTATTACCATTGATTACTTGAGTTACTCTGCAAGATTTTACGCACCAGCCTGTTTTGCTTGAAACAAAATCAACTATACCTTCATAATTATCTTCACAATATTGTTCAGCATAATCAAATTTAATTGGTTCAATCTCAACTTTGTCAGGCAAGTCACATTCATCATCTTCGTCAACGTCATAATCAATGTCAACCGCTTTAAAGATAACATCTTGTTTAGGTAATTTATCAACAAAGTCGGATAATTGCCTAATCATATCATCAATTTCTTTTGCATCCTCAACAAGTGTTTCTACATCAGGAACACCTGAAAGACCGCTATTTTTGGCTTCAAGAAGCATTGTAACATGTTCTTCTGTATCAAAGCATTCATAATATGAACCAAGGTCATCAATAATTTCTTGAATTTGTTCACACGGTAATTTGCTTGCATCAAAATCAATAGAAAAACTTATATCTTCGCCGGCAGGTGAACTTCCAGTAAATTCAAGATAGCTTTCTTTTAAATTTGAATAGTCTGCATATTTAGATACATACCATTCCAAATCATCGTTACTCTCAATTGCATCAATCAGCTCATCAACGGTAGCAATAGGCTTAATTTCTTTATCCTTATAGTCAAGAACCTCATCCTCATCAAAAGAGCAACTTTCTTCATTGATAGAGTCAGAATCGTTTACATATTCCAATTCAGCTACACTGATTCTATCAATATGTTCTTTTGCATACTCAATTGCATCTTCCAGAGACATATCAGCCGGTACTTCGATAGAACTATTATATGTAGCCATGCAACTACAAGTAACATTTAAAGTTTTAGTTTTCATAATAAAGAATCTCCTTAATTTTGTTTTTGCCACTTTAATACAGTGTCAACTTTTATACTTTTTTCAACAAGATATGTAAGCATTTCTTTAGCAGCTTGTTTACTTTCTTCTCCCCTATCGTATCTAAAAGGGTCTAAAAGAAAATAATATAACATACCTGCATATTTGTTACCTTTCAGATTAGGTAACTTGCTTGCCCCATATCTATTATGATTACGATACTGAAGTTCAATTGCATATAACATTGAATCAACAGGTGTTTTAATACCCAGTTGATTAATAAGGTCATACCAATCTTGGACCTCAGAATTAACATTGTTTCTTCTGATTTCCTCAATGTTGTAATCTTTCGGACAATATTTTTTCAAAATAAATACCTCCTTAAAAAGCAAAGAGCCAAATGTTATTGACAATTGACTCTTTGTTTTAATATTATTAAATTTCAATAATGTTTAAGCGTTTACCTTTTAAATTAAAATTTCTTCGGTGCTCACTTAAAGCTTTATTTTTGCTGTACCCCAAATATCTCATAGACATTCTACTTAATAAACCTTCTTGGTCATTTTCAGTAGTGATTCTATAACCGCCTTGAATTTTTGAAATGATACAATCAATCATAATTTTTTCCTTTCTTGGCTTTTTAGAATATTATCCTTGATATACTTTTCAGCAAAATCAATAAAGTCTTGAAATCCGCCAATTGAATATCCGCCGGGAATATCATAGTTTTCTTCAAGGAAGAAATCGTAACTGCTTTCCGGTGTTATTTTATATTCACCAGTATTCATATCATAGCTGAAATAATCTTTGCCATTAGGACTTTCTAAATAACCACTGTTATCGTCATATTTGCACCATATCCAACCTTCAGGAAGTGTTTTTGATTGAATTTTTCTCAATGTTATAAGAGGAACATCCTCAAAATAAGCAATCAATTCTGACAATTCATTTGTACAAAATTCTGTTGTATCAACATCATTTTGTGATGTAAAAACAACATAATCAACACCTTCATCCACATTATTCATAACAACCATAATTTCGTCAAAATCAATACTTTTGATGAACGGTTTAAAGTGAATAATTATATAAGGCGGTTTAAAATTATCTGCTGGTAAGACCTCTTTGAAATAAACATAAAAATTATCAAGAAAATAATCATCAGTTATGCTTTCAAGAAATTCGCCGATTTGAATATTGTATTCAGCCATTTCAGGAAGGTTGTACATCCAGTCCAACCAACCTGCTGCAATTAAACTTTTGCGAGTAACATTATCAGTAAACTCACCGTTTTTATATTTTGCAATCCACTCACGAAGAGTAATTTGCTTTTTTTCTTGCATTGCCATAATGCAATCCTCCTTAATAATAAATGGTTTCTAAATTGCTCCATTTATCTGCATAAAACCAATCGTCCGGTAAATTATCTTCTGCTATTTCCAAAATTGAAATATTTTCACCGGCAATATTTCTACAATTCTCAATATAAGAATTTACATCGTTAGATGAAACTTCATCTGGTACACAAAACGCTGCATCTGTTTCGTGACTATCAATGTCGTTTAATAATACAATTTTCATTATTTTTTCTCCTTAACCATTATGGCAAATAAACATAGAGAGTATGATTATTTTGATTTTTTTGCGTAACAATACCATTCCAAATAGTTTCATTATCACCGTCAAAATCAATTTCAACATATTGATCACGCTTTGTATTTTTGAAAACCTCAGAAACAACATTGCACAACCTAATTCTGTTGTTTTCTCTTTCATCGTACCCATCGAATTCTTTGCCTTGTGTTAAACGAACTTTATTATTTGGCATCACTAAATCCTCCTAATTAAATTATTACAAATATAGTATCGTTTTCTGTAACATGTTCAAATTTGCAAGATTTAACATTGCTCCAATCAATAGGTTCATCGTAATCAGGATTAGACAAAATATCATTCCAACTTCTATTTTCTTCCTCCTCACGAATATAAACATATTGATTTATTGCAACTTATTTCTGTTCTGGGGTTAATTCATCCCAAGTTAAATACTTTTTCATTAAAATCCTCCAAATTGAACTAATGTTTTTCAAGACTATATTTAATCTTGTTTTGTTTTAAAATGTTTTCAATGATATTGACGGTTTGTGTATCATCACCAATATCAATTACATCGTCAGTAACAAAATCTTCTTTATCAATATAAGAAGAAAGTAAATTCATTACTGACTGTCTGTTTTTTAAATCAATACAAATTAACATAATATTTACCTTTCCTTAAATTTCATCGTTTTGCTCATTGACAATATCAATGATTTTTTCAAAATCCTTTGGTAATGGTTTCCACACATAATTCATTAGATTAAGCTCAGTTAATGTATTACCGGTATCATCACCGACTATCTTTTTAGTGAGCTTATCACGATAATAAAACCAGTCACCCTTATAAATTAAATCTAAATGAAAAAAATTATTGTTATTGAATTTTAAGGAAATTGAATAATAAGCAAGCATTCCAAAAGGACCATACAACTTATAGTTGTTTGAATTTAAACCAAAGAACATTGCTAATAATCCTGCAAGTTCTTCAATATGTTTGTCCGGTCTTTTGGAATCAATAATCTTTTGCATTGATTTATTGATTGGTTCATCAAAACATTTTGCCAAAGGAGTAATCTTTTTAATAAACACTCTTGTACAAACATTTGAATCACCGTCAATGTTATTAAGGGTAACAAGTATTTTCTTTTGATATTTATTGACTTGATTTTCAAGAACCGTAGCAAGCGTATTAACTCGTACATTGTAATCTTCAATACCAAGTTCTTTACTATCGCCTGAAATAGATATTACCTGATTCTTTTTAAGTAACATGTTATTTATCCCTCCAAAGTGATTTCTTGTTGTTCTTTCAGTTCTCTTAATTTGCACTGAACCTTTTCTGATGAATCATAAAAAGCTTTCATAAATGCATTTAATTCCCAAAAGTAGCCATTGCATTTGTTAGATACAGGCTTAACAACAATAGAATCAAATCCTTGATTTCCATACCATTCCACTTTAGCAGTAAAATAGATGCCTTTTAATACTATCGTGCTTCTTGCCTGTGGATAACCATAGTAATAAGAAGTACATTTTGCCTCGATTTTATATTTGCTCATAGATTTAGCCTCCGTATTTTTCAAGTGTGCCAACAGTTACTTCACTTTCAGCCATAAAAGGTAAAATTTCCTCATACGATACATCAGGAAGTAATTCACACAAAGCAAAAAACCTTTCGTCCTTTGTATGAGTAAAATCATCTGAAGCAATTTTTGAAATAACTTTGAAAATCATATCTGCAAAAGGAGAGCATACAGCGCAAACATATTTTTGAAGTAAGTATTTTTGTAAAGCATTTACTCGAATGCCGTTTGTAAATTTGTAATCATCAATGTTAAGATAACCAAGACGATTATACAGTTCTCCTGACTTTAACTCAGGTTCACTTCCATCCAATGTTTTTTCTGCATCAGATATGAACCATTCTCTTGAATCAAAGTCACTACCGTTTAAATCAATGATTCCATTATTACAAAGGTCATTGATTATTTCATCAGCCTCATCACTACTGTCAGCTTTGACAATAACATTACGGCTGAGTTTTTCCTCAATTTTTACTTTATAAAACTTTGACATTTTATAATCCTCCTAAATTAATGAATTTCAATTTCGTAGCCAAGATTTTTAGCTTTTTCTTTTTCAATAACAATTTTCTTTTTAGTAGAATGTTTATCACATTCTACTGATAAAAGTCTTACATCATTATTAAAAGTCTGTTCCCATATTGACAAGCCATCATCAAGAAGGTCATCCAATTCATTAACTAAAAGTCTTGTGCCTGATTTACTTTTGAATTTCATATTTTTTCCTCCAATATTTTTTATCAAGCTATACTGTGTATAACTTAATTTTATTATTCTTGTTTGTATTCGTGCCCCATAACATAGTCATATAAAGGCTCTTTAGATGTATTAGCAACTTTTTCTATGTCAGCTATATCTATCCTTGGTGTATCAGGAATAGAACTTTCAAAATAGTCCTTATGATTAAGGCTTGATAAACTTACAAGTTTTCTTTCCACATCAATCTGTGTTACTGCATAAATTAATCTTCGCTCATAATCAGATAAGCACTTATCCGGCTTAATTTGGACCGTATCATAGAGTTTTACATCTTTAATATCCATAAAGTTACCCTTTCTTATTGTAATTATTTAAAAATTCACACCATACAGGGTGGAATTCATTGTAATTGTTTGCTTCATCAAAAACTGTATTAATAACATTAAAATCATTTTCTGATGAAACACCGTCTATTGTACAAAAAATATTAAATACAATATCTTGGCAACATACATTTAACAGTTCATTGCCTTTAAGAGTATCTTTCTTAACACTGTACCAATATTCAGCATCTGTAGTTGGATTGTATGTGAAATATTTCACATCATCCGGGCAAACGATAGTTTTAATTGTACCGTATGCTTTTTTAGCATAAGCAATCAAAACATCCAATTCGTTTGTTTCCTCGTTGTGTGAAGGTTGAATATCAAGCAAATACCGAAACAATTCATTCACATTCTTGAATTTTGGTACACTTAACTTAACTTTTATTGATTTCTTTCCGGTTTTATAACTCATAATGAAGTTATCCTTTCTTATATGTTGATTGTTAATAAACTAAAGCATAAACGCCATTACCCTTGTTAATGTAATCCGAACTATGTTCATAAACAGTAGCACGAATACGCTCACGGTAATGAGTATTTTTCTTAGCTTTAGGGTGTTCCTTTAACATATCGGCTATATCTGATAACTTAGCTTGACCACCCATATACTCAATAACAGAGCGTATAAGATGATTCCAAGTTAATCCAATATAATCTTTTTCTAATATGCTAAATTCATTATTTTTAACCCAGCTAACAGGTACTATGATAGGATTATCTTTGTGATAAACTAACATATACTCAGTTACAACAGGGATAAAAGGTTTCTTGTAGGTTCTTGTATCAGAAACGCAGTTAAATTGTCCCTTAACGATAAAGGACTCAAATTCGCCCATACGCATCAAATCTTTCTGCATTGAGTGAAAACCACCCCTGTCTCGTTCACGAATATCGCCTACAAGAATAGCCAAACGACCATCATTACGAAGTGCAGTAAAGAGTTTTCTTACGACAAGGTTCATTTTGTCACAAAATTCTTCATAACTATCGCAACGAGATAAATCGTCCGGATGTGGTTTACCCCACATATTGCCGCTGTATTTGATAATTGCATCATACGGTGGATGCCAAAAAATCAAATCTGCCGAATCTTCAACATCATCTTTTAGTGCATTCCAGTTACCTTTTCCCCTATTTGGGTTAGGATTAAGGTCATAAAGAACCGACTCAATACCATATTTATCTGCAACTGCACCGGAAGTACCGCTACCTGACATTGGATCAAGTAATTTAAAATTACTTATATCTTTGCCATAATATTTCTTTGTATCAAGAACATATTTTAAGATAGCTTCTATAACCTTTGGTGAACAGTTACCACGGTATTTGTTTGACCCTTCATTTCCTCGTTCCGGGAATGCCATAAATGATGTTAATTCTTTTCCAACTCTTCTTGTTAAGTCTTCTGTACCAAGTTGAGCAGCAATTATACGCCAATTTGGTCCAAATTCTTTTTCAAGAAGCTGTTGTGCTTTTTGAATTTCAGTCATAGTTACCTCCAAATTGTTTTTATAAACACAAACGATATGAAATCTGATAAATTGAATTTTCAGTTTCAAACATTACATAAAAATGTGCCTTATCGTTTCGTATAATATCAACAACCTTTGAGGTTTTAACAACCTGACAAGTTTGAGAGTTACAAAATACAACACATTGACCGACAACCGGTTCGTGTATGTATGATGCTTCAATAATAATAACTTTTTTCTTGTTAGGATTTAATTGTTCTGCCATGATAAAATTCCTCCTAAATTTGTATTTTGATTCATAAAACTACCTCCTGTCGTTATATATGACTAATAATTAACTGCTTCTTGACGATTGATAAAGAAATGAATGCCTTTAGAACATTCACTAAAACGATTATTGTCATATTTAGGTTCTTCAACTATTTGACCTGTTTTATACTGAAACGATGGGTCGTATGTACTATGAACAACATCAATATTAGCTTTAGAACCGTCTATGTTTTGAATTTCCAAAACTTTTGCCTTATTGCAACGACATTTTCTACTTGTGGCTGAACTTCTAAGAGCATCCGCTAAAATTTCAAGCTTTACAATGTAGTCTTTATCTGCATATACGGCTTTCTTAAAACCAATAAATGAACCTTCTTCCGGACAAGCCATTGGAATAATGTACATCATGTTTTTCGTGCCTGAAAGGTCTGCATTATTAAAGTTTGCACTACGAAGGTCTGCATCACTAATGTTTGCATAACAAAGCTTTGCATAATTAAGGTTTGCAAAACAAAGGTTTGCAAAGCAAAGGTTTGCATAATTAAGTTTTGCAAAACAAAAGTTTGCATTACGAAGGTTCGCACCACTAAGTTTTGCACCACCAATGTTTGCATGACTAAGATTTGCACCACCAATGTTTGCATGACTAAGATTTGCACAACGAAGGTCTGCATAACTAAGATTTGCATAATTAATATCTGCATTACTAAGGTTTGCATTACTAAGGTTTGCACGACTAAGGTTTGCATTACGAAGGTCTGCACCACTAAGGTTTGCACTACTAAAGTTTGCATAACTAAGGTCTTGATTAAAAAAATCGGCTTTCATACTTTCCCAATCATCAACATCTTTATTAAGCCAGTGTTGATGATTTTCTATAATTTTGTTTATTTCTTTTTGTGTTAATTTGTTTCCCATAATAACTACCTCCTGTTGTTTGCCCTTACAACCAAACACTTGATGAGCATAAATTTAATTTCAAGTGTTTATTAAAATGGAAAAAATATATAAAAAAACAGAAGTAAAAATATACTTCTGTAGAAAATAAAAAAACACCGATAAACTCTTAACTCGTGGTTAATAAATTTATCGGTGTGCTGTATAAAATTTATATAAAAAAACAGCAGTATCTCCAAGAGGATATACTACTGAATGTTACAAATATAAAATTAAAATATAATAATTACTATAATTATAGTAACGCAAATTTCATCACTTGTCAACTATATTACATAGATAGTTGATATTGATTTTTACTGTTATATTTAGTTTTTGTTTTTGATTTTCTTGGAAGTAATTTAGATGAACCGTCAAGCTTCAAATTATTTGGATTATGTGTTGACAATATCTTTTCTGCTTTAAAATTGTCTCTTTTTGAGCAATACAAACAATTACCACAGCAAGCATCATCCATACCTAAATCAATATAGGCTTTTTTTGAGGTATCTATGCCATAAGTTTCATAAATCATATCAACAAAATATCCTCGTTTGTCACTTTGGTCATCAAAATTTACAATTACGTCAAAACCCTCAGCAGTCACAATATTAATTAGACTAAAAATGAATCTTGCATATTCTTGACCGTCAATTAATTTAAAATCCACTTGTGTTTTATATGTAGGCTTTAATGCATCAATAATAACAGATTTACATTTGCCTTTTAATGCTTTACAAAGGCTTTTAATGGATTTTTGGTGAAATTCAACTGTATATTTGTCTGATAAGAATAATGGTGAATAATGCCAATATACCTTATCTGAGCCAACTTTGTCAGACAGTTTCCTTATTGCAAAAAGTATTTCTCTTTTTGTGCCGATGTTTTGTTCTATCGTTTCATCATAAGGGCTTAAATAAATATCATAAACGCACTTGTAATTAAGATATTGAAGTGAACTTACTTTGTTTAAAAGTGGAATCGGATTTCGAGTTTTAAATACAACACAATCCACATTTTGTGGTGTGAAGTCTACTGCTTTTTCAGTGCCGTTCTTAGCCGGTCTACTTATTCTACCGTTTGTTAAACGATTAAACACCCAATCTGAATAATTCAACATTAAATCGCATTTATTACTTACAAGAAGAACCATTTTCAACCTCTTTTTCTTTAAAATATTTATTTATGAGTATTGAATATATGTAGCTTAAATTGTTTTTATCAAGATTATTTTCTTCAAAATATTCGTTAATCATCTTATAAAACTTGTTTTCATTTTTTTCGTCTTTGGTTTTAGCTGTCATATATTCTTTTATATGTTTAGGACTTTCCAAACAATAATTTAAAGCGTTACCGAGTTTTAATACATTATAATTAAACATAACTAAACCGGTTTTCATAGTTTCACTATACTCAAAATTTGCTACAGGCTTATTGTTTAAACACAATAAGCCCTTATAAAAATTACCGTTATATCTATTGTCAATTTCAATATTTGAAACCGACATCTCATCAATTATTGACATACTCTCTCCTTAATCTATTACAACATTATCAGGATTTATAACGCCGTTAGCCAATACAATTTGTTTTACTTTTTCGTTAGGGCAATGAATAATAACAGTATTATTTATTTTAAATAAGTTTTTGTTATCTTTTGCTATAACAATATTTTCAGGCAGATAAATATCTTTCAACGAAGTTGCTCTGTAACACAATGGCTTGTCGTTATAAACAAAAAAAACGAATTTATCATTAGATTTGAATCTTAGCGTTTCAATAGAGTCTGAATATATATAATCCATAATTGTTTTAAAATTTTTGCCATAAGTTATGTTTTTAACAATACTGGATTTACTTAAAAATGGGGAAACAAATGTATTATTTGTAAATTTATCAGGAACATTAATATTAACAACATTTCCTAAATAAGATCGACCATTATCTGCATAATAACCAGTATAGCCATCAGGCACACCTTTACAATATTTAAAACTATCATTTTGCAAGAAATCAATATTATCTATTGTAGGTTTAGCCGTTCCATTGTTAAATCCTGCAAAACTTTCAATATTAACTGTATTAGCGATATTAATATTTTTCAAATTTTTAGCATCAGCAATTTCTAAAAACGGTGCAGATACATTTCCTTTGATTTCAAGGTCAGTAATTGGGAGTCCTGATATTACAAGACCGATTGGGAAATTGACATCTTCATCAATTATTAACTTGTTAATAGTATTAGAATTATTTGTTTTAAGCATATTGAACTCATCATGAACGTCATCATAGACATTTTCTGAGTATTCATCATAATCATCACAATTAGATAAGTACATAGCTATATAATCCCAAGACAAATCGTAATCAGCCCAATCAGAATTTTCAATAACATTACCCTTACCATTTAAAACACCGACACCCGAATCATATAATGTAAATTTAACATTATCATCTGCGGTTGCCGATAAGTCACCTACAATTAGAGGCTTACCATAATCAACATTGCTACCGGAATTACCTCCACTTGTATTACCACCACTGGAATTACCTCCACTGTTATTTAAGCCACCAGAGTCAGGTAAACCTTTTATTAAATTAGTTATAGAACTTTTGACAACACTATTATTATTTATGCTTAATCCTGCCGTAACACCGATAATAGATATAATTACAAGTGCTACTATAATAACTTTGCCAAACTCTTTAATTATATTTTTCATTTTTTATTCTCCCTATTTTTGATTCGTTATTAATTCAATGTTAGTTACAATGCCATTCTCAGCCGTTACTTTTAGTTCGTTATAATTTTTGTCTGTATATACCGAAAAGTGGTCACTCTTAAATTCTGCTTTAGGCATATTTTTTAATAAATAATCGAAATTATATCCTACTGAAATTGATTCAGTACCATTTAATACAGGGATTGAAGCAATAGCAGTGTTTGCTGACACACCAAGAATTTCACATTCGGTTGTTTTTTTAGCGCTGAGTTTTGAGTTGTAAAATAAAATTTTTATAGTCTGTCCGTTTATTGTGCCGGTAATCCAAGTTTCAGTTGTTCCGTCAACTTTATCTTTTGCGTTTGAATTATACATGAATTCAAATTCTGTTTGCTTTTTGAATTTATCAAAAGAACATGGAAAAGTGATTGTGTTTCCTGCAATAATTGCTTTATTGTAATTTTCGGTTTCAGATGAAACGATTTTTTCAGGACCCTTTGTTGTAGTTTCCTTAGTAGTGGTTTCATCTTCATCGGTTGTATCATCACTTTCTGTTGACATTGTTGGATCAACCTGAGTTACATACATATTGTTTTTTGTATTGCTTACAGTCTTGAATTTCTTTGAAGCAAAATTAACGACAAGTGTAAGTGCAATTCCGATTACAATGCCTATAAAAGAAAATTTAAGACAAGCTGATGCTTTTTTAGGTGTTTTTTTCTTTTTTGCTATGTAATAAATAATACCAACAAGTGGTATTAACATTGACAAAATACATAAACCACCACTTTGAACATCTATTTCTGATTCTTGTGTTTCTCGGACAATCGGTTCATCTTTCTTTTCATTTACTGTGCCGGCTTTCTTTTGTTCTTCAAGCAGTCGGACCATTTTTTCCATTTCGGTTTCTTGTTTGGATTCATTTGTTTCATTGTTATTCAAATTTTTATCGTCCATAATTTTTTCCTTTCAGTTAATAATTAATCTTCCGGTGATGGTATCGAACGTAAAAGTTCATATATATTTTCTTTTAAAGGGTTATCACCGGCTGTTATAGAAACAATTATTCCTATTAAAGAAATAACTGATAACACTACAAGTATTACTGTTCCTTGTTCTTGTACAATTTTTTTCACTTATATCCCCTCTTGTTTTTTATAAAATCATTTACATTTATAAATTAAAATGATAACTTAACAAGGATACCAAGAGTAAAGTTTTCATGTACTAATCTCCTTTCAGAAAGGAGAAACTTATGAAAAACTATTTAAGTATTGTTTTAATTTACTTACAAATTGCTGCTTTGATAATTAATACAATACAATCATTTTTAAAATAATTATTAATCTAAATATGATTGCAATGGTATAATCAAATTACACCATATTCTTCAAAAATAGCTCTTGGTATCTGTCCTATTACCAACTTAGCAAATTGTATATTTACACTCATTGCTAAATATGATAAACTAAATCTGGATACCAAGAGCATAATTTTCATGTACTTATCTCCTTTCAACTATTAAGAAAGGAATTATTTATTATGAAAGAATATTTAGAAGTAATCAGTAATTATTTAATGATAGCTACGATGATTATTACAATATTAAAATCAATATTGTAATTTAATGTGCCATATTCTTCAAAATAACTCTTGGTATCTATGAGATTTTTCAACCTCTATATTATTTATCGCGAATATTTCAAAAAAATTTAAAAATAATCGAAATATTCACAAAAAGTTAATTGTTTTTTGTTTGCACCGTAAAAATGAGTAACGGTGCTATTTTTGTGCTGTTTTTGTGCTATTTTTATGCAAATTTTGTGGCATCAACAAAAATTTTTGTTATACTTGATTTGTAATTTGTTCCGTCTTTGAATAGGTCTGCTACTGCTTGGTTTTCACAGTAGATTGTCAAGTTTGGTGCAATTGTATAAAAAGAATAAATATCAATACTTTTTCAATAAAATCTTCACAAAATACTATCATTCAAATTTATTATCGCGCATATAATTTTTAAATTAAAAAACAAAAAAGCCACAAGAAATAATCTTGTGGCTAAAATTTGCAAAAAAATAGAGCCAGATTAATCCGACTCTATCAAGTATATATCCGAAAACATATACCCCAATTAATTATATATTTTTCTTAACAAAATCAATATATCGTAAAAAACTTTAATAGAAAAAGCAATTCCAATAAGTAAAAAAATTGTTTTAAATGCCGTGCTGGGAATAATCTTACCCTTTGCAGTTTTGTAAGTTATTTGTTTCGGGAATAATGTCTTACATCTTCATAGTATTTTTCCAATTTACTAATAATATTTGACAAATTTCTGTCCTCGTCGGTGTTGAAAAGATATTGAGCAATAATTCTTGGAATTATAATAGTTGTCGAAAGAAGCTCAATAAGTGGCGGAAGCAATAATATAAATAGAATTGCATCTCTAAATATAATATATAAAATCAAGCAAACTATAAGTGATAATACAAATACCACATAAGACACAATAAATATTTGCCTAAATAAATCATAATATTCTTTTTTTCTTGGTTTATTATCGTCAAAGGATGACTCAACTCGATTTACATAATGGATAAGTAGTTTAGAAAAGCCTTTGTTTGCCTCGTTTAGATATTTGTTATCGTCTAAAGTTTCTTCATCTCTAATTCTTTCTGCATCAGAAAGGCACGACAAAGCTACACCAATTTCATCTTTTTTCATAAATTGTTAATTATCCTCTTAGTTCATATTCATACAATGTATTTTCTAACAAAAATCCGAATTTGGTTTCTATAAATCTTTTTGCTACAGCGGTTTTTGGTGCGCCAAAATATTTAGAAACATTATTTAATATTTCATTATTAGATAACTTTTCTTCACGTTGTTTATTAACATAATCAATAAAATCAGATGTTGGCATCATCAATTCGGCAGCAAATTTATTAGCTCTAACTTCAGAAGGATTGTCACCACTTTCATTAGTATCATAAGCACTATAAAAACTACTACGATTAGGACAATCAAAAATCCAATGAGCAATCTCATGAGCAATAGCAAATCTTTGATGTTCAACACTATCATACTTATTTACTGCCACTACCCTATTAGTATTAAATTGTTTTTTTATTTTATCATCAACAGCTATAAAAGCTGAAACATTCGGTTGTAAAGCTTTAGAAGAATAAAGAGTAAATCCCATTGATTTTAATATATTTTCAACCAAAACAGGATAATTGTAATTTCCAAGTCTGTCTAACAGTTTAGCTACGACCTCTTTAATATTATTATCTTCCTTATATGATTCATTAAGTGATTTAATAAAATCATTTGTTAAACCGTATCTAATTGTTTCAAGCATGATATCATTCCCTTCTAAACTAATATTACTTTTCTTCTATAATAATATTATATAGTGTATCCCAAAAAAATTCAACAAATATTTTTTGTATTTTCATTATCATCAGGTAGAATCATATCATGACTTTTCATTTTATCTATTTGCTCATAATAAGTATAAGGTCTTTTCAATTACATCATAATTCTCCTCCAAAAAAGTAAAAAGCCGAGTATAAAACTCGGCTGGTCCCCAATGTAAAAAACTTCGGGCAACTCTGTTATTTATATTATATGCCTTTTCTTACAAGAAATCAACAACTACGTACAGTAAATTATCAGTTGAAAATCAATATATATTATTTGACTTCTGATTTACAAAAAAATAACAAATTTATTTACAACAAAAAGAGACGACATAAGCCGTCTCTTTTGTGTTGTTATTTAGTCTTAACGCTCTTTACGCTGGACCAAGAAGAATAAACCTTTTTGCCCTTTACAGTTTTGTAAGTTCTTACTCTTACGTAATACTTTTTCTTAGCTTTAAGCTTCTTTACGGTTGTCTTAGTGGTTTTCTGCTTCTTAATTGTAACAGTCTTCTTGTTCTTTTTGAACTTTTTATCTGTTGCGACCTGTACTTGATAACCTTTTACACCGGATACTTTATTCCAAGTAACTGCCAATGCCTTCTTAGCAGCCTTTACCTTTTTGATTTTAGTCTTTTTTGGCTTTGACACTTTACGTGCCGTTGTTGTAGTAACAGTGTTTGTAGGGACCGATGTAGGCTGCGTAGGAGCAACTGTGTTGTTATTTGGTGTACTTGGTGTTACGCTTGGTTGAATAGGCTTAGTAGTCGGCTGTGACGGTTTTGTAGTCGGATTTGAAGGAACGGTAGGTGCTACATAATTTGGATTGTCAGCACCACAAATCAAACAATGAGGACTATTATTGCCAAAAGAATGTTCAAGCTTAGCAATCGTCAATGTTTTAGTTTTATTACAAATCAAGCAAGTATATGTAATCTTACCTTCCTTTGAGCAAGTAACCTTTGTGGAGATTACACCTTCATCCCATACATGAGAATCTGATTTAGGAATTACTGTCTGCTTAATTTCATAATCACAACCCTCTCTCATACACTTTTCACCGGCTGTTTTACCTTCACTGATGCATGTTGCTTCAACTGCCGGGAATTTTTTAATGTCATGACCGAGTGGATTAATAACATTCTGTTCTTTTATAATATTACCACATACTGAACAGTGAGAACCGTCTGTAAGACCGGCTGTTGTACAAGTAGCAGGATATCCTTTATCAATTACTTCAACGTGTTTTGTTTCATCAGGCTGTGTAAAATCACTCTTATATGTATCATTACATACTGAGCACTTATGAAGTGTATATCCTTGTTCAAAACAATTAGGCTCTACAACGGTAGTTACATAAGTATGAGAAACTTTTTTAATAGCACTACCTTTTTCAATCGTTTTACCACAAGCAGTACATACAGTATCACCTGTATATCCTTCTTCTGAGCAGGTAGCAGCCTTTTTATTCACATTGTATTTAAGAGTATGATTGTTTTCATTAACTGCCGTATAATCGCCCTTATATGAGTAATTACAGTTCTTACAAGTATAAATCGTATAACCTTGTTCTGTACAAGTCGGCTCAACTGTTTGTTTATCGTAATCGTGAGCTGACTTTTCAATTGTACTTCCTTTTGAAATTACTGCATTACATACTGAGCATACAGTATCACCGGTGTAGCCTTCCTTTGAGCAAGTAGCATCAACTTTATTGATTACTGTAGGTGTGTGTTCTGCAAGAGGAAGTTCATCAGTATATGTATCACCGCATCTTGAGCAAGTGTATGTTACATTACCCTTTTGTGTGCAAGTAGATTCATTTCTTGCTGTTTCAACATAATTATGTTCTGTTTCGGTAACTTTTTTATAATTACAGTTTTCATATTCTACTGAAATACAATTATTACCTGAATTGAAATATTTATTATTCCTTAACGAATACCTTAATGTGCTTGTCGGCTCTTTAAATGTAATTGTAATAGTTGTCTGATAAGTTCCGTGAATATCTTTTTCACTTACAGAATATTCTATATCGTTAGGGTTATCAACCTTAAGCTGAAATAGTTTTACTGCTTTTCCGGTGTCTGCTGAAAAGAATTGAAATCCGACATAATCAGAAATTACATACTTATTAATAATGATTTTTTCATCACTATTAATTTTTGAATTATCCGAACAAAATTGAAATGTAGCTTTAGTTGCTTTTATGTTATCAAACGAAACATCAAAATCAAAAACTGACGAATAAGGTTCTCCGTTTTCAATCGCTTTGTTTTCTTCATTTCCTTGTTCAATGGCTTTATTAATATATAATTTATACGTATTAGTTTTGTTTTTGCAAGTTGTTGTAGTTGTTTTACCATCATTTGAAACAACAGTAGATAAATTATGTCCTAAAGCAGGATCTTCGGTAATTCCTAATTTTTCACCACACTCAATACAAAAATTATCATTATCGTTATATGAATTGCCCTTACTATCAGTTAAAGTAATCTTACTGCTTTCAGTACAACTGTTTGGTGTAATATTAATTAAAGAAAGCTTTCCAAATTCATCCCTTGCTGTTGAAGGTGTGTGTATACTTGTTGGTGGAATGGTTTTTCCGGGTGTAGTAAAAGATGATCTACATACAGTACAAGTCCGTGTGACACTTGCTTCATGACCTTCCTTGACACAAGTTGGTGCAAGATAATCATCGTTGGTTTTAGAAGTTAAGCTGTGTTTATCATAGCTCATAATTATTTCAGGATCCTCAAATCCACAATCACCACAAACCCAATAATATGCTTCATATCCATTTTTATTATTGCAACGATTATTTATAACTCCATAAACAGATTCGTAAGTTACGTTTGTATTAGGATCAGTATCTACAATATCATCATAATACCTTTTAATACGAGCAGAAGTTTCTTGGGGATTGCTAAAATTAAGATATACTTTTTTTATATAAGTATGTTCGCTTTTTTCTTCAGACTCAGTAATAGTTCCACACTTTTTGCATTTCTCAGTATGCTTAAGTCTACAATAGTGTTTACCGTCTATTTTGATATCGCCCATGTATTCAGACGATAGAGTTTCCCACTCATGTTGGCAATTTTCAGCCGCCAAAGCATTAATAGGTGTTATTGACAAAATCATTAAAGTAGCCAATGTGACTGCTAAAAATTTCTTCAATGTTTTCATAAGTTTTATCTCCTTTTCTATACTTAAATTATACCGCACGGAGTACATAGTGTCAATGTTGATATGAATAAGTTCGCATATGTTTTACAATTAAATAGTAAAAGAAAACAGCAGCAGAAATCCTGCTGCTGTTTCTATTTTTCTTTCTGAATGAATGTAAAACTCAGGCTATTTCCGATTTACTTAATGATTAACTATATATGTATTGTAAACGCTTTCAAGCATTTTATCATCACAATAGCTATCAATTCCGTTATTATCAGTATAATTACTGATAAATTTCTTCATGTCCTTAATTTCCTTTTCAGAAACAGTAAAATCATATTGTGGTTTAAGAGATGATTTTGCTTCACTGTTAAAATTAAGAATTTCTCTTAATTCATCACGTAAAGTTTGGTTGTTTCTCCACTTACTTCCTTCTTTTAAGCCACCGTCCTCATAAGGTACGAGTTCTTTTTTGCTGTTTTCAAAGTATTTTGCACTAATGAAGCGGATTTCTTTACCGTTATCTTTTTGTTCACTTACCCAAAAAGTAATAGCTTCTGCGTGCATCTTAGGAGAATTAACAGTTACTTCCCTATTTTCACCATCTTCGGTCCATTTATATGAATCGTTGTGTTCATCATCCCAATAATAAATGTTATAAGTACAAGGTATCTTATAGAATTCATTATTAGCAGCATCCACATAGACTTCGCCATTTTTCTTCAAATAATTTTCATCAATAGAATTTATTTGTTTAACAAATTCATCAATTGAAGTATAGGTTTTACCGGCAATAGTGCCACTTTCAAATTCAAGTCCTGCACCGTTCTCGTTATCAACAGTTAAACCTTTGATATGAGATTTTAAAGCTTTGTCAAATTCATTTTGATTTGAATAATTCTTTAAAGCAGTTACATTTTTCATTTCAGTACCATTTTGGGTATTTGAAGCAGTGAATTTTGTTGTTTGATTAAGAATAGTTGAAAAATCAAGTTTTTGTGCTTCATCTAACGTATAGGTCTTATCATTATTTTCCATTTCAGGTAAACCAACCCAGTTGAGATAAAGAGTATAATGATTTTCAGAATTCTTTTCAGCATTCTTTTCCAAAAATGCTTTTAAGAGCTTATTCGCATAAAGTATATCTGAATACTTATAACTATGAGCAAAGTCTCCATCGTAGTCTTTGAGGGAATATGAAGGTACATTTTCAAGATCAATCCAATCCCAATCAATAGATTGGTCTGATTTTATATAGATTAAATGCTTATTATTGGTCAAGTCTTGTGACGAACCCCAACCTATTGCTTGATACTTAGATACATCACATTTTGAATCATCAGAAGTGTTAATCAAATCACCGTTTTCATTTAATTCATCCGGATCAACAGATGATGATTCCGAAGAAAACATATCTCGAATTGTAATAGGTTTGAACACCGTTATATAATCAAGACTTAACATATTAGCTGCACTTAAAGTAAATTGACCATCAGTAATTTTTACATTATTGCCAAAATCTCCGTCACTTAATATTTCTTTAATTGAACAACCGTTTGTAAAATTATTTGACGGTAAATTCATATCAAATGTAACTTTTGGCGCATCTGATACAGTAATCATAGCATAGTAATAAGAATCGCCGAAATTGTTTTCAATATTAGTTTGAGAATTACTGTTGTATAAATTACCAATAGTGTTATAAAAGCCTCTGCCTAAATCAATAGTTATATTATTTTTTCCACTGATAGCAGTATTATTAGCTTCAAGACTATAATCATAACCTTTACGAGCTAATTCTCTTACAAAGGAATATACATTGCTGTTAACTTGATGATTAACAAAATCCTTATTATAAAACTCATATGACTTTTGAAATTCATATCCGGTTTTTACTTTATGTCTTTTATAACCAACAGTGCTATCACAGTAATAATCGTAAATAATATCCGATTTCTGTAAATACGTTTTATAGTTAGCATAAAACAGCAAATCATTAATATGTTCCTTAAAGAAAGTTTTATCTTCATCTTTTACATTAAATATCTTACAGAAAATATCTAATGCATCAGATTCAGAAATATTAGGGTTTTTAAGCTTTGTTAAGAAACTATTTCTTCCTGTACCGGAATGTTGTTCAATATAGTAATACAGCATAGTCGGAGTATAATATTTTACATCAACACTATAGTCATCATAAGACCAATTAGTATTTAATTTAAGGTCATTATATAATGAACGTACATCGCCATTTTTTCTTGTACTTATAGCCTTTTGTTCTGATCTGAACATATTGGAAAGTAACATATTACTTTCATACTCTTCATTATTAATATTATTTGTAATAGATTTATCAGTAATTGGTTTATACGAAAACTTACTATCATCGTATCCTTTTACATTTGAATCTGAATAATTGAAATTTTGTGTAAATGTATAATCAGACTCTTTATGTGTAATACCATCATCTTTTAATTTTTTTTCATAATATTTTGTAACTTTGTTACCAAATATAGATTCAGCCTCAATCTTAAATTTCTCTACAGAAGGTGTTAAACTTTTATCATTTATTCTTAATTTGGCATTTGACGATGAAGAATTATTATCGATATCAAAAACAAGTGTTTCATTGTATTTTTTATCTTCTTTTTTTACATACAAATCAAATGCATGCTTATTAATATCATACTTGTAACTCCAAGATGTAGAACTTGGTATTGTTAAATTACCACAAGTAACATTGTTTACACTTACTTCAGTCTGAATCTTATCTTTTTTATTCAAATCATCTCTTGTAAACGATGTTACTTTTGTATAAGTATTACCTTGAAATACAGTATAATTACCTTTGGAATCAAGATCGGCAGTCAATTCTTGGTTTGAATATGAATCTATGGGTTTAACATCAGTTGATTCATCCTTATCATAATACAAATCAAATGAAGAAGTATTAAAATCATTACCGTTTTCAAATAATTTGTCTTGATAATGAACATTAATAGTTGTAGGTGGAACAGTTTCCTTAACAGTAACTTTCACTAACAAATTACCGCTGATTAAGTCACTGAAACAGTTTTTAACGGTAATGTTATTAGGAAAGTTTTCCTTACCCACGTTGTAGTTTTCACTTAAATCATTAGAAATATCATTAAAGTCTTTAGCAAAAACATTTAATTGAACAGCTTTACTTTTTGAAACATCAATTAACTCCCAATTATTGTTTTCATAATTACCGGAAGTATAAAGAGCAATATCAAAAAATCTTGACTTGTTACTGTCATTATCATCTGCATTATTCAGTTTTCCGAGTTTTTCAAAATAACTTACTATCCAATTATTTCCAAAGTAATCGTTTGGTTTTTCTTCTTCACTTGTAGGAACACTTATAGAATTTGTATATCCATCTTCATTTGTTTCAAGAGAAATATAATCAACCTTACTTCCGGTGTCGTTATATGGATTAAAAGTTGATAATTGTTCCAACGTATTACTAAATACATCTTCATAAGTATTGGTTAAGTTTTTGTCTCTAAAGTTTATAACAGAATCTTTGTACCAATTATTATGAATATAAGCATTAGCGCTCTTTGATAACTTGCCGATTTCTTCTTCATTTACAAGTGTATCAACTTCACTATTAGGTAAAGGATTACCGTCTTCATCAACAAACTGATATCTTACTTTAGAAGCGTTATCAGCATAGAAAACAATATTTAAAGTTTTATCGTTTGTCGTTGTAAACTCACTAATATCTGCGAGGAAATAATCACATTTACCGTTAGCATCAGAAATAGTTGCATTTACAGTAAGCTCGTCTTCGAGAAGTCGAGCAAGCTCGGTATCATCTTTTGCATTGTATTTCAATTGATAGTACGAATAAAACTTAGCATCAATTTCGGAACAAGAATGTTCCTTCTTTTCGCTCTCAGGTAAAGCAGCAGGTGTACTTAATGTAATTTTTGAAGTATCTATTCCATCCCAATCATAATTTGCATTATCATCTTTATCCATATAGAACAAAGAACCTTGTAAATTACTCTTGTTTTTTGAATTGTTGTAATAACCGTAAAGATTATTTTCATTTTCTGATAAAACAATTACATTGACAGTTGTATTTATCGGCGTTTCAACATCTTCTTTTTGATAGAACAAATAAATTGTTTCATTTTGAGAAAAAGTATGACTGTCGAATCCACTTAAATTCATAATATCTTTGTAACTTGAAGCATCATTAAGTGAATAGCCTTTAATTGAATACTTATATGATATTTTGCTACCATCAAAAATACAATCTGAGTTAGTGATAGATTTTTCAAATTGTTCATGTAAATTAAATTCGGTATTAACATTTACTGTTTTACTTGTAGTATTAGTAAGCGTATATTTTTTAGAATACGAATCAATTACAGCAAGCGAAGAAATAGTGTTACCATTCTTACTAAAATCATCATAATCCACAAGAACAACATCAAGATTTAAAGCGGAAACTTGTGTTTTTTTATAAAACAAATAAATTGTTTCATTTTTTGAGACTTTGTGATTTGTAAAATAATCGGAAGACAATTTACTTGTTGACAAATCATTAAGTGATGTTATTTTATTGCCGTTAGCACTTGAATAATAATAGCCATTATATTTGTACTGATTTGTCACATTATTATCACCGGTTATCTCATAATCCGTAGAAATGCTCAAATCTTTAATCAAATTATATGATTTACCATTGTATACTGTCATTGATGCATCCGTTTGGAATAAAGCACTTGAATCGTCAAGTTTATATCCGTTGCTTACAAATTTATCAATATCAACAAATTTAACGTTTAAATTCAGTGCTGCCTTTTTCTCATAGAATACATAAATTGTTTCGTTTGAAAGAATTTTGTGTGATTTAAAGAAATCATCATTTAATGATTTAGAATTGTTCAAATCATCAGTCGATACAATTGATTTGTTTTCATCATAAGTATCCGGATTATACAAAACATTGTTCGTATAATACTTTTGTGAGAATACATAAGAGTTAGTATCGTCAATTGGAATAGTATTTGTAATGCCGAACTGATTAACAAGGTCTATCGTCTTCAATTTAGAAGAGACACTTGAACGATTGTCAATTGACTTTGTGCTTTCTTTTAGAGAAGTCAATTTATCAAAAGAGAAGCCATTGTTTACAAATTCAGATAAATCCACACATTTTACAGTTACATTAACTTTTGAATTCTTTTGGTACAAAAGATATATCGTTTCGTTTTTAGTAACTTTATGATTTGTAAAATAAACGTCAGTATAAAAGCTTGTTGAATCATGCATTGCATCAGTATAATATTTGCCTTTGTATTTATAAATTTTCCCATCACTATGCGTATATGTATTTTTCAAGCCAAGCATTTCAGAAATATTAATAACTGCATTTTGAAAAGATTTGTCTGCATCTTCAAAAGTTCTAAAAGTTGCTTTTGAATATAGTTTGTTAGCATTTTTGCTGCTTGAATCAATAGTGTCAGCATTCGTATAAATATTAGCTTTAATAGTGTTATATTTCTTTAATTCATTTACTTTTGAAATAACACCATTATTGTTAATAAAATCATCTAAATCGACAATTTTAACATCTATATTTACCTTTTGATTAACAATATATACTGCATAGTAAGTCTTGTTTTCTGTTAAGGCAACAGACTTGTTTTTTATATCATCAAGAGACAAATAATTATCATAATGCCATTTTGTTTCCTTAACGATAGGATTACCGGTATTATCATATACGATATTGCCGTTACTGTCAGTTTTATATACTACTGAATCAATAATCTTTTCAGCCCAACCGACAAACATAACCGGATTATCTTCATTTATGAATTCTTTGTGATTATGTTCGTCCGGTAAAGATATCTTTTCTGCTTTAAACGGATTTACTTCTTGTTTCTTATACTGTGCAACGATTGAATTTGAATCAAGTTTTGTGCTGTCATAGTCAGTAAGATTTGTTTTGTTATAAAAATCTACTGCTTCTTTAGCATCACAAACAAATGTTAAATCAGCATATAATTTGTAGCCGCCGTACAAAATAGTGTTTTCATTTATTCTGATTTTTCCACCGTTTTTAAAAGAATTTGTGTCCTTTTTGTTTTTTAATGTTGCAGATGAATAATAGCATCCGTCATTTTCTATTGATGAATATTTTTCACTTTTGGAATGGCATTTTTCAAAGTGCTCTTTCCAAACTTCATCAGAAGGCAATGAAATATCACTGTCGGTTCTTACATTATCTTTTAACATAATATTTTGACCGCAATATGCACAATAAACACTAATGCTGTATTTATTTGTAACATTATATTGTTTTACAAAAGTAGTATCATAATAAACATTTGTTTGCTTTACACCGATTTCACCATCATGTCCTGTTCCAAGGTTGTTACTACCATTGAACCAACCAATTTCGTCATAATCAACAGAAGAAGTGTTAGAATGTGAATGTGACGGAACGTTCTTTGGTGTATCTCCCTTGTGAACAATTTCTGAGCTTAAATATTCTGAATTAATGTTACACATATAATTTACATTACATACATAAGTCATTAATTTGAGATATTTAGTATGAGCCGTTACATAACGACCACAGTTTACGTAATCTCTTTCAGCCGTCTTTAAAAATGCGGCTGTGTTATAGTCGTTGTTTGAAACGTTTTCTTTCCAAACAAGACGATATTGGCAATTTTTAATTGCATTAGTTTTAGAATTATTTTTAATAACTAACGATACATTTTTGCCGGAATTAGTAACATTATATTCATTGCTACTTAAATTAGTCCAATTAGAACCATCATACATATATTGTACTTTAAGATTTTCTAATGAATATTGACCATTTGCACTGCCGATTGATGAATTATCAAGCTTAAATTCAAAGAGATATCCGTTATAGACATCATCCCAGTTAGCCTCATAACATATTGCATTACCGGATGTCATTGAAAAAAGATTAGGTGTACGGCTGTAATTTTCAGCATAATTTGCAATAGCGTTGTTGGTAGTAAAAGCCAAATTTGTAACTTTTTTATCATAATTGGCGCAATCATTAAGTATTTGTTCATAATAATCTTTGCGGCCCTTAAAACATTTATCATATTGTGTATAATACCAATCGTGCCAATAAAAAACATAAGACTTATTATTTTCAGTTACATGGTAAGAAGCTTTGATTTCAGGTGTACGTTTAGCAAATTTGTTTTTTGCGTTAGCAAGATAATTTACATTATTAGTACCACTATACTGACCGTCATTGCCCCATCCTGTTCTTTTACCTTCTTCAATTTCCCAAATAATTGCCTGAGTTGCCATAAAATAGCAATTCTCATTTATGGAATTATTTTTAAATTGAGGTAAGCCATAATATAATACCTTTCTTATCATATCGGACTTTTTAGAAGATAAATAGCTTGCTTTCTTCTTTAATGTTTCTGAATCATCAGCCGCAATATAGTCTTTAACTGTTACTATTTTGCTTTCATCAGAACTTGTATAACCGTTATTTCTTGAAAGTCTGTAGATAGGTACATATTTTGACTTTGGGTTTTCTTTGTCTCCGCTACCGTCTGTTATGTATTTTTTTAGCATATGAGTAAAGTCATTTGTATCATTTACACCTTTTGCAAATGAACGATTATACGTCGAGATTTGTGACGAACCGTACAAATTTTGCCAACTCAAACCATATTTTCTACCTTTTACAACATCAATTTGTCCTGAGCCGGTGTTTGCAAAAGCAACCTTTGCAAAGTCTGCTACACCACTTAAATTTGCACATGTCATCACTAATACTATTGTTAGAAAGGCTGCAATAGTACGTTTGAATATGAGATTAATAGATTTTTTCATAAGTCTATCCACTCCTAACATTTTTTAGTCCATTGGACTTTTGCTAACATAAGTGCTTCTGCACTTACAGTAACACTTCTTCTATATAATTTATCGCGCATATTTTTTAAAAATTTAGAAATGAATAAAAAATAAGGATGACCGGTAAAAGTCATCCTTTAAAAGTATAAAAAAGCAACCGATACTGTTTTTTTACATAAAAAAAGAAGAAGATATTTCTACCTTCTTCTCAAACAATTTTGATAGGCTTTGTAACCTCTATTAAAACGATTTTGGTAGGCTTCGTATCCTCTAAATAAGAATTACTTCTTATTTCATCTTTATTTAGTCTTAACACTCTTAGCACTGGACCAAGAAGAATAAACCTTTTTGCCGTTTACAGTTTTGTAAGTTCTTACTCTTACGTAATACTTTTTCTTAGCTTTAAGCTTCTTTACGGTTGTCTTAGTAGTTTTTTGCTTCTTGATTGTAACAGTCTTCTTGTTCTTTTTGAACTTTTTATCTGTTGCAACCTGTACTTGATAACCTTTTACACCGGATACTTTCTTCCAAGTAACTGCTAATGCTTTCTTAGCAGCCTTTACCTTTTTGATTTTAGTTTTTTTAGGCTTTGATACCTTTACTACAGCTCTTGTTGGAGCCTGTGTAGGCGCAGGAACAGGTGTTGTTGTAGCAGGAGCATTTGGTATTACACTTGGCTGAATCGGTGTCTGTGGTGGCTGTGAAGGAGCAGCAGGCTTTGTAGTATGTTCAGTTGGCTTTGTTGGTGCTACATAATTTGGATTAGCAGCGCCGCATACTGAACAATTAGGAAGATTATTACCAAACGAATGATTTGTTTTACCGATTGATTCAATCATAGTTTCATTGCAATTAACACAATGATAAACCTTTTTACCTTCCTTTGTACAAGTCGGTTTAACGGTAACAGTACCGTTATCCCATTTATGGTCAAGTGCAGGAACAACCTTTTGTTCTACCAATACAGTTTTACATACAGAGCATACTGAACCCTCAGTTAGTCCGGTAGAAGAACAAGTAGCAGGTACAGCAGCAATTGTGGTAGGCTTATGTCCTGTAGCCTTAATAACCTTTTGAGCAGAAATAACTTTATTACATACCGAGCAATGAGTACCGGCAGTGTATCCGTCAGTAGTACAAGTAGCAGGAACTGCCTTGTCAACTACAACTGTGTGTTTGTTATTTGGTGCAACAATATTTGTTTTGTATGAATCACCGCAATTTGAGCAAGTATAAAGGTCATATCCCTCAGATACACACGTTGCAGATACAGTTGTAAGAACATAGCTGTGATTTTTAGGATTTGTTTCACTACCCTTTTCAATTACTTTGTTACAAACAGTACAAACTGTATCACCGGTGTAGCCCTTTTCGGTACATGTTGCTTCCTTTTTGTTTACGCCATATTTAGGAACGTGCTTACCGTTAGGTTCTACATAATTTGTTTTATACGAATAGCCGCAATAAATACAAGTGTATTCATCATAACCCTGAGAAGTACAATTAGCACTTACGGTTGTGATTTTATACGTGTGGTCCTTTTTAGGAACTGGTGTTCCCTTTTTAAGTGTTTTACCACATACACTACAAACAGTATCACCTGTATAGCCTTCCTCAGCACACGTAGAATCCTTTTTATTTTGAATTATAGCAGTATGTTCTGCTAATGGTAAAGTATCATATTTCTTAGCACCACAGTGCTTACAAGTATACTCTACTGTACCCTCTTTGATACAAGAAGCAGGTGTTCTGTTACTTTCCTGATAAAAATGATCTAACTCTTTAGTAGTTTCATAATTACAATTATCGTATGTAAATTTGATATAGCAGTTTGAACCAAACATATCCGAAAATGCACCATTGGTTCTTATTTCGTAAAATCTTCCGTTAAGATAAGAGTAACTATAACCATATCCTTTATATACTGAATTAGCCTTAACACTGAGGGTAATGGTTACACCCTCAATTTTTGCTTCAGCCGGTAATACATCCGTCTTATCATTTACATTGGTAAGAGTTGCTACTTTCGTTTTGTCGTTATAACAGAAATTATATGTCTTTACTTCATTTGTTTCATCATCTTTAATTGTAAAATAAAGAGATGTGCCATAATTGCTTACACCGTCACTGATACCTTTAGCAAGGAGTTTCATTGTAATAGTCGGTGTTTGACCGTTTTGATTATCACAATTAAATTCCCAAAATCTACGGTCTTGAGTTTTATTCCACTTTAAATCGTCTACACCGTCATAATCACTGGAAGACAAGCAATTCATAAGATTATTTTTAATATCATCGGTTGTTAATGTAATTTCATTAGAAGTATTATCACAATAAGTTCTTTCTAATGTGCCATTATCAACAACCTCAGTCTTAATATTATGATTAAGCTTGTTCAATGAAACACCTTTAAAAGACTTCGACTTAAAATCATAATCCGTTGCGTTTCCGTCATAAATGTTAATTTTGCCGTCAGAAGTACATGTATTTGGTGTAACGTCAACATAAGTTTTAAACTGATGATTGTCACAATATTTTACAAGACAAAATCTTTCACCACAATCCTTACATACAAATTCAATTACGGTATCTTTATCACAAGTATAATTTTTGATTGTCCTCTTGTAATAATTATGAGAAGTTTTGGTGTTCTTTATAACTTTACCGGTTTCAATTACACGGTTTTCCGTGAAATTAACAGTCTTATTGGTTGGGTTATCAAACTGGTCAACCTGAGTTTCTGTTGTGATAAGTTTAACTGCTTTATCACCGGTATTACCGTTAAGGATACAATCCTTAATAGGACGTGCATTTTCTGTTATAACATCATTGTCAGTATAATATGCTGTTCTATTGGTAAAATAGCCTGTCATATAGCCATTGACACTACTTTTACTGGTTTGAGTAAATTTCTCGTCAATGTTTTCATATTTAAGATTACAATTATCATCAGAAATTAAATTATTTGAAGATGTATTTGATTTTTTTATTTGAGTTTTACTAATTGCATATGGAGATGAATGTGTGTGATAACGAACATCTCCAACAAGGCCTATAGTATCAATACCAACTAACGTAAGATTATCCATAAAGTCAAGAACAAACTGCTTTTGACTTTTAAAATCGTTCCATGCTTCCTCATCTACAATGTGTAATGTAGCATATGGTGCTGAATTTGTCATTTCAATATAATAATTATTTGAATCTCCACCAACCCAAGTTTTTTCATCTACACGTCCATAAACTTTAGCTGACATAAGCCTTGCATTAATAGTATTAGAACAGTCTGCATAGTAATATTTACCGTTAATTTTTATTACATTCCATTCATGACCTATACTACCCATTATATAGCTTTCAATTCCTGCTATGTTACAAAAATAATTTACTAAACTTGTAAAGCCAGAACAGATACCGTCTTTGTTGATAAGCATAGCCGTTGCAACATTTTGATAATTATCACCGTTGTAACTAATATTATTACCAATCCAAGAAACAATAGAAGTAGCCTTTGCATAATCAGACTTATCATAAAGGTTCATTTCATCAAAAGCTCTGTTAATTGTTTTATAATATTCGTTAATTTGTTCGGTTGTATAGTCATGTGTAACTTCCAAACGAAGTAAGTGACAAGTTCTATACATTTCAGTATTTAATCCAAGCCAGTGAGCTTTGATTTTATACGGACCGGAATATCCACTATGGTCATCCATATATAAAAACGATTCTTCTAATTTTCCGTCTTTGCCGTAAGGAGAAGTTTGTAAAGGAGATTTCAAATAGCAAACAAGTCCATCAATAAGCTCTGGTGTATTATTTAATCTAAGATTAAGTGATTTTATATAGTTTTTTAAATCATATCCATCCTCAAATACAGCAACTTTATTATAATCAATTTCATCTGTATCAGAATTATAAACATATTTTTCAAAATCATTTGTATTGGTTGTATCTGCCATTGCTGAAACCGGTACAATTACAGTTGAAAATATCAATGCAAAAGCAAGTAAAAAACTCAACGTTTTCTTCATAATTTTTCGTTCCTTTCTATACTTAAATTATACCGCACGGAGTACATAGTGTCAATGTTGATATGAATAAGTTCGCATATGTTTTACAATTAAAAAAGAAAGAAAAAGCAGCAGAATTCCTGCTGCTTTTTAAGGTCTATTGTTCATTTTTATTTGACTTTTCACTTTTTTTAACATGAATTTTACTTGATTGTTTTGAAGAATTTAATTCATCAATATGTTCTTGGCAAGGTCTTGTAAAAATAAGTAACAAAATTATGATTAACACAGGAATTGACATTGAAATAAAAACATTCATAAACGAAATTCCATTTGAAGTAAAGCCTATATTTATATGGTTATTGGTTAATAAATAAAGATTAAATAAAAACAACATAAATAAACCAAGAATCACATTTGACCAAAAAGCAAATTTATAATTATGAGCAATCGGACAAATCAATTTTTTTAAACTGTTTTTTGAACAGCAAAAATTGCAATAATCTGTATTATGTATCGGTTTGCCTGTTAATTTTGATAAATAGTAAAATAAAGATAGCAAAGCATCATATAAAATAATACTAATCATTCCAATAAACATTAAGGATTTTATTGGGTTTGCCATTAGCAATTCTTTAGTAACAAGTCCGGTGAATGACACACCAGCAATTAAAACTGTTACAATTGCAACAAATATACCTAAAATAGTAATATAATTTTCTGTTGCTTTTTGTTCTTGATGCTTTAACTTTTCATTTTGTTTTTTGTACGATTTTTTCTGTAATTTAATTTGATTATCGAGAGTATTGTATTGTTTTTCAATTTCAGTGATCTTTTGAGCAGAATTATTGGCAATTTCATCAATATAGCCATTAACATCAGTGATTTTTTTATTTACTTCATTTAAGTTTTTTAAATTTTGAGATACAGCATCATCGGTATATACATTTGTTAAAGAACTTGCATGAGAAAGCATTTCACACTTTATGTCAATGTATTTTAATGTTTCCAATACCCAAGGAATATTATCCAAGTCAAAAGTTTCTTCTGTCATTGAAATATCTGAATATTCACTTGGTTTTGTTGTACCAGTCTGGTTTGAAGGCTGTGTATCATTTGAAGGATTCGCAGGTTTATCTGGCTCTTTTATATTATTTTCAGCAAGTGTATTTGAATAATCTTTTAGCAACTTGTAATAATCAACAGACAATTTGCATTCAAATTCATCTATGCAAAGTGAATTGTTACATTTTAGTTTGTTTATTATTAATTCATCTAATAGATATATGTAATGAAAAGAAAAAATATCTTCACCACTTGATATTTTCTGTACTTCACTATAATTTTCAAAAAGTCGTTTACAAAATGTTTTATCATTGTCATTTAAAACCGAAAAGACTCTGTTTTCTTCACTGATTATATCTATAAAACTTTGTAAATATTTATTATCAATCCTACTCATAAGTTCTTTTCCAATTTTAGTTACTTTGTTGATTCCAATTCCTTAAAGAATGAAAATACATTTAAGCCATTAAAATTTTTCACTTTTTCTTTTCCATCGGTAGCTAATTTTTCAAAATCTTTTGAAGATATTTTCTTACCTATTTCCTCTTTCATTGTATCTGTTTTAATCGTATCAAGGAATTGTCCTAACACAAGCGGATTAGAATTAGCAAAGTTTTTAAACAATACAAATAGTTTCTTTTTGTTTTCATTTGTTATTAGGCTGTTATTGAAACATCCTGAATTTTCTATATATAAATATTTTTCCTCAAAGGTAAAATCAACTTCTTTATCAGAACAGTCATTATTAACAAATTTTTCTGTATGTATAGCTAAATTAGGAATTTTAAATCCGCAAGGACATATTTCGATTTGATAATTCAGATTGAAAAAATCTATGTAATTATAAGCTTGAGCAATTTGTAAAATCAAAATCATCTTATGAATTTTAATTTCCGGACAATTAAAAGTTATGCCATTCTTATCTTTAAAATATGAAAATAAATCCACAACATAGTTGGCATATAATGATACCTTGTCAATATCGCTTGTTTTCTTTACATAATATTTTGATTCGTCAATATTATTGCTTTTTTGTGATGCTCTATTTTGGCGTTCATTAAGCAGAGCACATAATTCATCAACAGTTAAATTAGTGCTGTCAAAGATATTAAATAATTGCTTGTATAACTTCTCAAAATCGTCATTTTTATTATCTTTCAATAAATCATTATTAATTTTTGCTATTGGGTTATTCAATTTAATTCTCCTGTTTTTGCTATCATCGTGTGTAAATATATATACCTTTACATCCATAATTTACCATAAACCTTTCCAAAATACAATATTTTTTACGTTTTTTCTACATTATTCGACAATTGTTGTATATTTGTCTATCAACATTATAATTGTAATCATACAATTTATTTGTCAAAAAAGGAGATGCCATCTTGACATCTCCTTGCTCTTACTCAAATACAGCATAGTAAACCGTATCTTCGGTTACTCTTTCTTTTCCGTCTTCAAATTCAACAAGTTCATTTGTTTCTTTATTTTTGGTCCAACCTTTAAAATCATGAAAGCCATTAGGAATCAGATAATCAGCATTATCTACATAAATGTATTCATTTGGTGCCGAAACGCTATCCCCTGCCGTTGCTCTTATTTTTTTCACAACTTTATCCTTATCCCAATAGAACGTAACAGTAATATTATTCTTTTTATATACATCACTTGAACCAAAGTCCAAAATCATTGTTCTGTCAGCTTTAATTGACTTTTTTATTTTAAACATACCTTTGTATTTTTCTGTAGCGTTTACACGAAATACGCCGTTAGAGAGGTCAATTTTAACGACTTTTACATTGATTTCAGAATCGCTATCAATTAAATTCATTAAATTTGCCGTAAATTCAGATACAAATCTATTTTCATTTTCTTGATTTGATTCAACCGTTGTATCCATAAAGAATTTATCCATAGTTTGATATGTTGCTGTATTAATATTTTCTTCCAATTCATTAGTCCTTGTTATGTTTGTAACAACACTGAGAATACCACATAAGGATAATATCATTATAATAACAAGTCCAACCGAAATAATTGCGTTTTTCAATTTAAGTTACCCCCTATTAAGTATTTGATGTTGTACTTTCATCCGGAATATAATCGGCAAAAGCTTTATCACTATCTGAATATGATACATTATTATTTTTATTACCATAATCAGATAGCAAGTCGGCAAAGAAACCGCCCATAGCAAATGTACCAATCATTATTAGTGCTACCAAAATAGCAATAATTGTTTTACCAGATTCACTAAAAATTATTTTCAAAGCAAATCACTCCTTATGTAACAGAATTAAAGACTGAGGCAAGTGCTTCGTTGAGCAAACCGTTTTTTGAAAAAAGTGAGAATACAATTCCCAATACGGCAAAACCTCCGATAATCTGTAATATGAAATCTCCGTATTCTTCAAATATATCTTTCAAAAACAATCCCCCCTACAATTGAGTCACTAATTTAAAAAGCAAGCCGATTAATCCCCCGATAAAGATAGTAAAAACAACAGCAAGTCCATATTCTTCAATAATTAAACGCATTGCTTTACCTCCTTATCGGGCATATCCTTCAATTTTTTGATTATTTGATATATTTAAAAATCTGAAGGAATATTTGTATTCAAGAACAACTTTAGCTGTACCGCCGGTTGTTTTAGTGACTGTGAGTTTGTACTTATTTTTCTTGGCATCATTTTGTAACGCTTCAATAACTTTGTCGTTAGCATCACTGTTTTCGATTTCGGTAACAGCAGTGCTATAAAAATTTCTTGCGTTTTGAATATCAACACTCATTGAAATAACACCAATTGACACAACAAAAGCAATAATGATAAAAATGATTGAAGTATAAGATTTGATAACACTACTCATAGTTGTTTACCTCACATTAATTATTCATATATGACATCAATCCCATTACAAGGACTGTCATATCAAGGAGAGCTTTGAATATACATATAAGCATAGGCATCATTTGATATGCCGAATAGCTTGCTATGGTATCTTCATTTGCCGTTCTTTCTGCCTTATCCATAAGAATATTTTGTTTATCAATAAGGTCGTTAATTTGCTCTCCACCGGCATCGTCACCTGTTTCGGTTATTGAATAAAGCATACACATAGCACCCTGAATTTCAGGAAAGTCAAAATCCGATAAAAAGTTTTGGTATGGCTTAATACTGTTAGGCTCTTTGTAGAAATCTTTAACAAGTTTTGTAAGATCAGGTCTTAATACTGCAGGTGCAGTATTAACACTCTTAGCAATAGCCACCTGAACATTATCTTGTTGCATAAGAAGTGCAACGTTCATAAGCCATTCAGGGAACGCTTTTGTAATTTCTTTGTTTGTTACTTTCTTTGCTGTTGAATGAGCAATAAGAGGTGCACAAATAAAGAAAATTGTCAGTGCAGCACCAAGAATAATCGTAATTTTAATTCCTCTTGAAATACCAAGGACAATCAGTAATATACCAATTATAGAAAACAATAAGCTTGATTTCATTTCAGAAACAAAGTCAAAATCTTTTGCATTAAAGTAGTTTCTTAATACCTGATAATCACTGTATTTAGTATTTTTAGCCAACCAGCTCTGAGATAATTTGTTTATAGCCATTACATACATACCCATACTTGCAATAATTGCAACGGTTGATGTAATTTGAACAAGATTATTGTGAATAATATCAAGTTCAGCCATTTGTCCTGTTCCAAGGATATAAAGAAGGAATACACAAAGTCCAACTGAGCATATAATTGAAATAGCAATATTTCTTCTTACAGTTGTCTTTTCTTTCTGGAACGAATGGTTTCTTTCATCCCACATATTTCTTTCTTTAAGAAGTAAATCAACCGGTCTACGAACATCACCACCGTTATTTTCAACAGCAATAAGGAAGTTGTGAACATTAACCATTCTTTCATTATGTTCATATTCATCCTCAATGATTGATAAAGCTTCTTTTGAAACATCACCGACAGAGTTGGAAAATTTAATATGATTTATTGCCTTTGCAATACAGTCACCCATTTTACCTTTGTCTTTTTCATATGACGTATATGTATCTTCAAGTGCATCAAGGATTTTTTCCTTACGTCTGAAAGAATATAAGAGAGTTTCAATATAATTTGCTACGTCATAAAATCGTTTACCTTCATACATTCCTTTTACAGAAGTAAGAATTATTGACGGTGTAAAGATAATTGCGGCAAGGACAATGACTCCGATAAGATAGAATTTGAGTTTAAATACCATACCGACTGCAACAGCAAGAATAACTGCAATAAGGTAATGCATAAGAATTTTCTTAAACGAATAATGATATCCGTATTTATTTACTTCCATCTGCAATTGATTGTAATCAAGCATTTTAAAAACATTTACTTTTTTCTTTTTTGGTAATGTTTTTATATTAGGATCAACGCCGTATTTAAGATACTTTTCTCTTTTGTTGAAATCTTTTTTAACCTTTGTTTCTTTTTCAGCTTCACGTTTTTCAACAACTTTATTCTTTTGAGCAATCTGTTCGTTCTTCTTACGGATTTTATCCTGCTCTCTTGCATATTCTCTTTGCAATTGCTTTAATTTTTTCTGTTCGGCTTTTTCAAGACGTTCCTCTTGTTTCATCTTTTCAATTTTTGCTTTTAAAGCTTTTGCTTTTTCGATTTCCGCAATTTGGTCATCACAATCTTTGATTTTAGTTTCAAGACGTTCCTTTTTCTTTTCGATTTTTTCACGTTTATCCATTAATCTTTTTCTCCCTTCAAAATTTCGTTTAATCCCGAATAAGGATCAGTTATATCTACAAAGCTTAACCGCTTTAAAATATAGTCAGGAATTTTTGGTTTTTCTCCATTGTTGTTAATCATCTGTCCGTTTTCAACCATCATCACAATATTGTTTTTACCATTACTTCTATCAAAAAAGCAAACTTGATCAATATAACGATATGTATTGCCGTTTTCATCCTTCTTTTTACGAAGTAGTATTCCAATATTTACGAAAGAAAAAATATCATTTTCAAGTCTTTCGGCATCTCTGCTATCTCCCATCATGTTTTGAATACGGTCTGGGATTTTTCTTACATCATCAGTATGAAGTGTAGTAAAACCTGATACACCGGTTGACCAACATTCAAGAAGATATTTAACTTCTGTTGAACGTGCCTCAGAAAGCATAATCCATTGAGGGTTTTGACGAAGGCAAGCCTTAATAGCTGTACTGTATGTAAACATAGGCTCAAATACTTTCAATTCAACACAATCCTTGCCGGGATTAATTTCTCTGTAGTGTAATTCAGGGTTATCTTCGATTGTAATAACTCTATCCTCAGCATTAATAAATTGGGAAAAGAATTTTGCACATTCTGTTTTACCTACACCCGGTTCACCACAAAAGACAAAATTCATTTTTGCCTTAACGCAATTGGTTAGCAAACACAAAATATCTTCTGTAAAATATTTTTGCTCTAATGCTTTTTTAGGTGTAATTCTCATTACAGGTGGTGTTTTTCTTATGCATATTGATATACCGGATACTGCCGCAGATGAATGAACGCACGATATACGAAGATTTCCTGTTTCTGCTTCAAGTAACGGTTTTTGTTTATTAAATTGCCTACTTTGCTTATTACCAACTCTGTGTACGAATTGCTTTACAAATAAACTGTTTGAATCCTGCTGCTCTGTATTTCCAAATTCAAGTGCATCCTGTGTTTCTAACCATTCATCACATTTTTGTTTAAATGTTTCCGGTTCAACTCGATATTTACCCTTGTTTAAATCAGTAATCCACAAATCGTGACCGTCCATATTCAAGTTAATATCTGTGACATTTTCATCTGCAACATAACTCCATACCGGTCCGAAATCTTTAGGCTCTAAATCCCAATCGCCAAGATTTTCTCTTTTAGATAAATAATCCTTTTGCATCTCATTTATAATCTGAGATTCCGTTTTCTCTTTCTTTTCTTCTATCAGAGTAACGATTTCTGTATTTTCTATATTCTCTAAATCATTATTTTTCTTACTAAAAATTCCCATATAAATTCACCCACAAAAATCATTTTCAAAGAAAAAGCCACACCTCGTCCATCAAGAAACAAGGTGTGGCACGTGTCTGTTCAAGACTTAAAACCTTTTCAAATCAATTTAATTAAGCTGCTGCGTCAAACTTAACCTGATTGAAGAAGCTTGTTACAAGATCCTTGAACTTGCCCTTAATCTGGTCATCGCCAAGGATAAATGTTACGATAGCAATAAGAGCAACGATAGCAATTGCAACGATGATTACTGTACCGTATTCCTCGAAAATAGTTTTCATGTACTATATGTTCTCCTTTCATTAGATTTCCAATGCGGAAAGTAGTATTTTGTTTAGATGCATTGAATAGATATATGTTCAAGCCTGATATCATCAAAAAAGTGAATTATTTTTGCCCGAAGAGTAAATAACAATGTTTGTATAAGCCCTTTAATTCAAGTATTTTTATGTAATATTCAGACTAAAACAATCATAATAACGGCTTATCCAGCCTTTTGAACAGCTCGATTATTAGTGCTGTCACTTAAGATATCGCGCAAGAAAATTTTTTTTCATAAAATCAAATACAAATCCTCAAAATATACACTCAAAGCAGGTTCTATTTGATTTTTTATAATTTTCAATACGATATTTACGCCAGTGCGGTTTAACCTCACCATTTTCTATATCGCGCAATTTTTTTATTTTCAGAAAGGTTATAATCAAGCTCCAAATTTCTAATATCAAATGAGTGTTATTCACCTTTCACTTTATATATCGCGCAACTTTTTAAAATTTTTGAATATTAAATTTTTTCATTTTTTGTGTTTTTTGACACTTCTCAAAATGAGAGCCGTCAAACTTGCAATAAATGTAATTGAACATACAATCAGCAAAATTATGTTTCCTGTAAGTGTCATAACATTCCTCCTAACTGCTTCGTTCAATATATATATCGCGCAAGTTTTTTATTTTTAGAAAAATAAAAAAGCACCATAGAAAATCAAAATTCTATGGTGCTTTTTAGATTTACAAAAAAGTCTATTTAGTTTTTACATTTTTTACACTTGACCAAGCCGAGTAAACCTTTTTTCCATTTATGGTCTTGTAAGTTCTTACTCTTACGTAATACTTTTTCTTAGCTTTAAGTTTCTTTACGGTTGTCTTAGTAGTTTTTTGCTTCTTGATTGTAACAGTTTTCTTGTTCTTTTTGAACTTTTTGTCTGTTGCAGCCTGTACTTGATAACCTTTTACGCCGGATACTTTATTCCAAGTAACTGCCAATGCCTTCTTAGCAGCCTTTACCTTTTTAATTTTAGTCTTTTTTGGCTTTGATACCTTACTTGCTGTTATTGGAGTAACAGTGCTTGTAGGAGCCTGTGTAGGCTGTGAAGGAGATGTCGGTAACGGTTTAAATTCGGTATATGAATAATTGCAACGCTTGCAGGTGTAGTCTGTATATCCGTCATTAACGACACTTGTAATGTCATGTGTATGTGGAGAAACAGTTAGTGTAATTGCTGTTTCGGCATAGTCCTTTGAATTGTACTCTTGAGTACCAATTGGTGAGTAAAAGACATTGATTATATATGACTTTCCTTGTTCCAAATAGGCAATTGATTTTACATCATTAAAATACGGATTAAATAAGCCCCCACTTGACGATGCATTGACGCCATATTCATCTGTTATATCAATATAAGCACTTGGGTCATTATTATCAATTCTTGTCTTGTAACCTGTTAAGGTAAATTCATAATAATTAGTGGTCGGAGCAGTAAACTTATAGTAAACAGTATCTTCCGAGATGTCATCATAATTACCAATATCACCATATTTCAAGGTCACAGTTTTACTCTCATTTAGTGAAATTGAAGTAGCCGACTGAACAGAATTAATTGGTTCGGCAAGTGCAGTAGTGCCAACTCCAATAGCTGACATTGCCATAATAGAAGCAATACCAACCGATAATACTTTCTTAGCTAAACTCATAATTATTCCCCCTTGATAATTTTATCAATATGTTTGTTTGAATTGTCGATGCTTTTATCACAATGCTTTATGATTTCATCGAGTTCACTGATACGATTAATAATTTTTGTTCTTTCTTCTTTAGCCTGACGTTTAACTCTTTGAATAATCATTTTACCCAATCGTTCATTAACAATGGCCTTTCCTTTTTCTACATCCCACTTGTCTTCGGGGCAGCACTTTGCCTTTGCTTCAAAAATAGTAAAGTCATAGGAATTTTTAAGATTTTCATAACAGAAATCTTCGTCAACCTCGTCAACTAATTGAGCAACATCAAATAATTCTTTATCATCCGGCATAATCAACTTACCAACGATTGTTCTCTTTTCTTCATTTACGAAGAAGTTTGGTTTTGCAATTTTTAGCATAATTTTTATCTCCTTTTTTTAAAAAATAGTGTAATATAATACAGTTCCAAAGTTTTTTATTGTTGCAACTATCTCAGACCTTTTAGAGTAGTGTAGTTATATATGGTTCTAAAACCGTGCCGCCGAAATCAACATAAGCCTCGTCCTTTTAGAGTAGTGTAGTTATATATGGTTCTAAAACCTCAAATTATTACGACTACATAATCTTATCAAACAGCTCTATTAAGTTCTGACGAATGCAAACCAACTAACTGCTTAATCTCGATTATTTCATTACTACCAAGCACAAAAATGCGTTTACCGGTAGTTTCAGGTAGCTAAGTCTACCCATATATACTAAATAGGCTTAACGATAAGTCTATCTGTATTAATATCTAATACCTTAACGGCATCTTGTTCCTCACAATTATATTTAATTCTCGACTGTTCGGATATTTGCCAATATCTACCTGAGAGGAATAAATATAAGTTGCCATCTTCTAATTCATGGATAACACCCACCTTTCCTTTTTGCATATCCGCAAATTTATGCAATTCTTTTTCTTGTTTCTTTTTATTTATCCTATTTTCTATTGGTTTCATAATAGCTGAAACAATGAATGGTCCAAAATATATCACCAAACAAATTATTCCTGTGTTTTCTGTAAATAGGCTAACAATTGAACATATTAGCAATCCAATTGATGCTTCAACATACGCAAATTTTCTTGATAATAATGCCATTAGCAAATATACAGGAACACCAATAAAAAATATTACTGCTGTATCTAAATGCATTTATTTTTTCCTCTTTTAAATGAAATTTACTACTCTTTGTCTTGCATTTCTCAAAACAAACAACGTTAAGAGTAGTGTAATTTACTACAGTACAAAAACAAGAAAACCGTGCCTAAAACTGTAGCTGTCCTTTTAGAGTAGTGTAATTTACTACAGTACCAAAACAAAGACCACCGTGGAAGCAATTCTGCGGCGCTTTTAGAGTAGTGTAATTTACTACAGTACAAAAACCTCAAATTAATTACACTATATAATCTTGTTAAGCAGCTCTATTGAGTTCTGACAAATGCAAACCAACTAACTGCTTAACCTTGATTATTTCATTACTACCAAACACAAAAATGTGTTTACCAGTAGCATCAGGCTGCTAATTCAGCCCTATTAAGTGGTGTGTCATAAGGGAATTGAACCCTTGACCTGCAAATTAAAAGTCTGTTGCTCTACCTACTGAGCTAATGACACATATGGTGGACCGTATAGGATTTGAACCCATGGTTTACCGGTTATGAGCCGGTTGCTTTACCTACTAAGCTAACGGTCCGTTTGGCTCTCCATATTGGATTTGAACCAATGACATATAGATTAACAGTCTACCGTTCTACCTTCTGAACTAATGGAGAATATTTTGGAGCAGATAACGAGGTTTGAACTCGCACACCAACTGTGGAAGAGTTGTATGCTACCGATTACATCATATCTGCGTATTTAATAATCGTGATACGGCAGATGTGCACTGTTCTGCCGTATCCATTTACTTTCAACCAATAGATCTCTTTACTTCCCGAATTGTGGGAGAAATACTGTCTATCAGCGTGTTAATACGGTGATTAAATTCAGTAAAGTAATATGTACACTTTTGCTTAACTTCCTTTAAATCATTAGAAAAACTACGGAAAGGTCAGCAACCCTTCCAATACAAAAAGTCCTAACTTTTTTGATACTGTCTGTAAGGTTATTGATTCAGTGCATTCCAGCACACGGCAAAAACCAGCCAAGAAATATCTTATACCGTTGTGAAACTTCTTAGACCTTTCACTTGGGCCCTGCAGTGGTGCTGATGGTGAGAGTCGAACTCACACGATGTTTCCACCAAGAGATTTTAAGTCTCTTCTGTCTGCCATTCCATCACATCAGCATATCTTATTGGCAATGGTAAGATTTGAACTTACATCCAAAAGTCGAAGGAGGATCAAAAAAACAACTTTTGTGTTTTACCGTTAAACTACATTGTCACATTCCCGGATAATGTTTAATCAGCGTATCCGGGGATGCTGTATTTGTACTTAATTACTTATTGCGCTTACTCTTAATGCCTCTTACAATAAGAGCAATAATGCAAGCAACAAGAATTACAGCACAAATAATAACCATAACCATATTGAATGACATATATTTTTTCCTCCTAAATTATTTTTTATATAAAACACACCAAATGGTGTAATTAGAGTAGTGTAATTTACTACAGTACCAAAACATGGATTTTTCAGACACTCCCAATATATTTCTTTTAGAGTAGTGTAATCTACTACAGTACCAAAACCTCAAATTAATTACACTGTATAATCTTGTCAAACAGCTCTATTAAGTTCTGACAAACGCAAACCAACTAACTGCTTAACCTTAATTATTTCATTACTACCAAACACAAAAATGCGTTTACCGGTAGTTTTAGGTAGCTAAGTCTACCTATATCAACATTGCTGTCATGCAATATTTTTCTTTTTTGTTTTTCTTGCTGACTTTCTTTTTTCTTTTGCCTGACTGCAAGTAACCATATTTACCTGTTCAGGTGCAACAACATTAAACTTTTCAAGTTCGGCAGAATGTTGTTTTAAAAAGTCATCATAAAGTTTGTTGCTTTTTTCTATATCATTAAGTGTCAATAGATTAAAAGCCGTATGAGCATCTCTTTGAAGAACATTACCATCACTCATACCAAACCACCTGTTAGAAACAGGCATATCATAGAACTTACCGTCTATATGATTGAATTCTGTTGCTTGACATTCCTTTTTAGTAATGATATTTACTTTACCACCGTGGCTGATGACTTTTCTTTTAAGAATTTCAACGAACTGTGAAGGTGATGCTTCTTTAATATGTAAACCAGCCTTTTTCTTTTCATCGGCGCTGTCACCGACTTTTTGTTTACTCATTTGAGTTCTCTTGAAATCATTCTTTTGAATATTGATTTCATTGAAATACAGCAATAATTCATTCACAAGGTTTTCGTCATAAAGCTTACGCTTTCTGGCATTAATACCTTCCAAATAAGCTTTTCTTTGACTTAGTTTTCTGTAATGCTTTGAAAATCTCCAACGGAGCTTTGACTTGATGATTTTGTCTGGGTTATCAGGGTCAGGCGTTTCGTAAAAGCTCTTTGCCCTACCCTTTTCATCAAAATTATTTGGATTAGTAGCACGCTTACTTCTATCCATTGCTCTTTCAATTTGTTTTATTTCATTATCAAACTCATAAGCATCAGGTGGAACTAAAGAAACTCTTTTTAATGTGTTCTCAGTGCAAATCCAACATTCATTTAAACTTATACCTACACCTGCTACACCAGTGCCAAGTGGATGTTTGACACAATTATCTTTGTCTTTCCTTAACACAGGTTCACCTGTTATAGTAAACTGAACCGAATAGCTGTATTTTGTATTCTTCCAAATCCTTTTAATTCGGATAACATTAACATTTTCTTTGTTAAATACTTCCTTTTCGTATTGGGTTCTTGGTATTTTATATTTAATTATTTTGCCTACAGAAGGAATAACAAAAGCATTGTTACCTTTGAAAGAATTACCAACTGGGAATGCAATAGAGCTGACTGATTTTTTATTAAAAAAGCTTTTAAAATGGACTGCACCGTTTTCCTTGAACTTTTTATCAAATGCTGACCAAATCGGTGCAGCAATAGAATATTTTCTCACTAATGAAGAGACAAAACATTTTCTTTTTACATTTCCGTTTTCATCGAGAATAGGAATTTTGTTACCATTTTTATCTCTTGCAAGCTTACCATTCTTTGTTTTGTAACAAGGTTTTGTGAAATAATCAATTTTGTCAAATATAGCTACATCGGATTTAAAACTTAAATCACTAAACCTGTATTCTTTCAAAAGTTCATAAATTTGCTTTTGATATTTTGATTTTTCTTTTTTCAAAGAAGAAATATCTTTTTTCAATTCTGCAATTTCATTCTTGTATGAAGTGATTTCACATTTAGATATTTCACCTTCATCAATAACTTTTTGACGGTTTATAATTTGTCTGTAAAAATTAGAAATAGCTTTATCAATATTATCAATTTGAATTTTTAATTCTTGATAATTTGTTTCTCTTACCATTTTGTTATATTTTTTTAGCTGATAAGAAATAAAATAATTTTGCATTTTTCTTACAAATTCAAAATACTTATCAAGATAAATTTTATCATCAGCATTAATTTCTAAGCCCATTGATAAAATATATTGATTCTTTTTTTCTTTTTCCGGCACAGTAATTCCTCCTTTTTACCGCCTTACATTATATAAATCGCGAATATTTCAAAAAAATTTGTGATTTTTCTCAGTGTTTACAAAACATTAACAATTTCAGGCAGTTTGGAGGAGCACAACCTTGGCAATAACCTTATTAGCTATTTCCTTTTCTCTATCTTCACTCAATTTTGTAGGTCTTTCCATTTGTTTAACTTCACCGAAAATCATTTTTTCCGCAAAAAAACGAGCAAAAAGAGCCTCATGAAATTTTTTGTATTGTCCTAAATAAACAGAATTTTTCTTGTAACAGATACTCACAATATAATAATTATTACGAAAAGCTATGCCTTTAAAAAATTCACAATCATTTGCATTTGTTCTATTTTTTAAGTTTTCTTTATATGTAATAATTCTTAAATTTGATTTTTTATTGTTAAAAGGATTGTGGTCTATATGGTCCACAACTACTGAGCTTTTTCTGTCATTGACATCGTAATCTTCGGCAATACCCATAATGTATCTACTAAGTTGTCTTTGCCCCCTACATTTTCCATCCTCAGCCGGATGGTCGTAGATTACTCTGCCGTTATAAATACGACATTTAACCATAAGGACTTTTGACAAATCTTCAGTATCAATATAGAATTTACCATTGATGTTTCCATTTACATCTTGTGTGTAAACTATTGTTGTTTCTTTATCAACAATTTTGAACTTATTAAAGCTTGATCCCATTGCTTTTTTCTCCTTACATTATATAATCGCAAATATTTCAGAAAAATTTGAAAAAATCGTCAATATTCGCAAAAAGTTCGCAGAATGAAGAAAAAACACAATAAAAAAAGGCAGTAATATAAATTACTGCCCTCAAAACTATATTAGAGTAACCATCTTACAGCCGATTCAAATGCGGCAGCAGCTTTTTGACCAAAATCATCATTAGAGTTTGAATGTTGATATTCATCCAAAACTATACTTAAAACCTTAGCCTTTTGTTTATCCGACATTTTTTCGATTTGTTCAATAATTTCATTTTTTTCCATAGTAACAATCTCCTTATTTTTTGTAATCAATGTTTGTTATAAGTTCATTTTCACGTTTTTCTCTTGCAACAACGACAAAGCGCTGACCTTTAACCTGATAAGAGCAAGTGTATAGCTCCATATAGTTGTCATATTCATCAAATATAACATCTGAAGTATAAATAAATTTATTTTTAAGCTTATCAAGTTGTTTCGTTTTGTTTTCAATAGAATTAACACTATTGCTATCAAGAGCATTACGTAATTGTTCACTGGTTTGTGCAAACTCAGTGCCGTTTGTATAATAAGCACCAACAACAATCCATTCTGATTTTCCGGATGAAGTTTCATAAGTAATCATGGAATTGCTTTTTGCTTTATTAGGATTTTTGTATAAATCATGCAAAGTTCCAAATTGTGCATTATCTCTCATATTATGACCGTAAATGATTTTCAAATGAGATTTATCATTACATTGGTAGTCAAGAAATGCATTTCCGTAAAAACTATAATTTTTATAAAAATTATGTTTAAGATAAAATGTATTGTTTTTAGTTTGTGTAACCGGTGTATCAATATATGTATTAGGAATTGAAAGCCATCCTTTTACATCTGAATTAATTTTCTTTAAAGATTTAAAATTCAGCTTTTTCTTTGAAATAGACTTTTTATCTTCGTCAGTAGTTTTATCCTTAATTTGAGAAATTGTTGTGTTGTAATCATTTAACAGATTATGTTTGTATACCAAATAACTTCCACTTACTATACCTATTAATATAGATATAATGAGTATCACTATTGCAATTTTAAACTTTTTGCTTTTCATATTGCGCCAAAACCTCTTTTTTTCTTATGTAAATAGACATTATCATGATTTTTGATATAGCTGAACAAATCATTAATGGAAAAAGATTTATTTTGGTTATGATATTCTTGTTTATGCTTTTCAGCATTTGGCTCAATACGAGAATTTTTATGGTAAAGCTCAATTTTGTTTGCATCAAGGTCAAACTTCCAACCGGAGAATGGTGTAAACACAAAAAACGTGTAACCAAAAAAGAAATAATTCCATCTTTCTTTGTCGCACAAACAGATAATATTATCTACTGCAATATCTAAATTATTTTTTTCGAGTTCAGTCAAAATATCACCTCATCATGGAACAATGGAAAAAGAAAGCATATTAGCAACAAAATATATAATAGAATATAGATTCCAAAAGAAATCCAACTGCAAATAATTCCTGCTTTTGCATATTTTCTTCCTTGAGTAGAAGTAATTGGCTTATTCTTATATAAGTAACCTGTAATAAGACCGGGTACTGCTAAAAGTACAAAAAAGAGCGATAGAATACCACATACCAATGAAGTGATTGACAAGCCGTCATTAGATGTATTTTCATTGTCCGAAACAGAACATGTGCTTTGTGAGTTGTTATTAACAGCACTTCCTTTTACTTCGACATATTGATCATTATTGATGTCCCTATTTTGTTGAGGTGGAGAATAGTAGACGTTACCTTGATTTTCATTATTTACGCTGTTTTGGCTGTTAATTTGAGCATTTTTTTCAACATCCATTATGTTTTTCCTCCTTTCTTATCAAGCTGTTAAATTAAATAAATTTATGTCATCAGAATCATTTGAAAAAGTCAATTGACTCTGAGAATCAACATCAAATAAAGGCTTTTTGGCAATTTCACGATATACGCTTTCTTTACCTTTAAATAGCTGTCCTAATATGGCAACAAGGCAATTGACAACAATACAATTACCTCCCTGTTTATATAATTGTGTATCAGGAACAAATTCAGATGCATTTTCTACATCTTTATCCTCAAAACCAAACAATCTCCATACTTCTTTTGGTGTAAGAGTTCTCAACTGTTTGTTTTCAAAAATAAGATTATCTTTTTGTACTGTTGTAATTGTATTACAGCAATTGGTTTTATTTTTTTCAAGCCGTTGTTCAGTAGAAGCACCGGGTGTTTGATTTAGGCTATCAGAATTTCTTCCTCTCATAGCGACAATACATTTTAAGTTAGCCTTTGCAGCTCTAAGTGTCGGGCACACATTAGGAAAAAATCTTACCTCACTGTTATCAAAGCCGTATGTATCATCAATGATAGTTGCACTGGGGCACTCTTTTTCCATCTTTTTTATAAGTGGTAATGCCGTTTCTTCTTTTACATAGTATTTTTTATCAACTTTATCTTTGAGAAATTCTTTTACTGAATAGTTTAAATCACAAGCTTGTGGAAATTCATAATAAGCATTTTCATCAAGAATAGATAACATAAAACATCTTTTTCTTGTTTGTGGAATACCATAATTTTTAGCATCCATATCTGTGTAAAAGTTTTTGTATCCTATAGAGCGGAGAAATGAAGTCCATTCAAAAAACAATGGAGCATTTTTTCCGTTATGGCATTCTCTTACATTCTCCATCAATAGAATTTGAGGTTTGTTATCACCACATTCTTTCAAAAGTCTTTCGACTTCCCATAATAGACTTGAACGAGTACCACTGTTTCTTTCCATACCTTCTTTCTTGCCGGCAATCGAAATATCAGTACAGGGATATGAATAAGTCATTATATATTCATATTTATCTTTATCTTTTATTTCCAAGTCGGATGCGGTAAGATTTTGAATATCTGATGTTTTAAAATTTGTATTATGAACTGCGTTATAGCTTTTCATAGCATAATCATCAAATTCACAAACTTTCCAATGTTCAAAATCAACACCAAGTAATTCAAGTGCTTTAGCTTGACTTCCAATACCTGCAAAAAGCTCAATTAGTCTTACCGGTTTTGCGATTTTATACTCCACTTAATTCCACCCTTCCTATTAAAACTCAGACTTTTTTCAGTCGTTCTATATTATTAATCGCGAATATTTCAAAAAAATTTGCTGTTTTTGCCAAAATTCGCAAAATGTTAATAAAAAAGCCCCCGGTGCCGAAGCAATCCGGAGGACGAACTGGTTATTTTTTGCCGATTTTAGCTACACCTTTTTTAGACCAATTAGAATAATACTTAGTTTTACCAATCTTTTTGTATGTTCTTATTTGGATATAGTATTTCTTTTTCTTTTTTAGTTTAGAAATTTTTTTAGAAGACGTAGATTTTTTAGATATTGTAATTGTTTTTGAAGACTTCATATTAGATTTAGTTGAATACCTAATTTGATAGCCTGTGACTTGTTTTTTCTGCTTTTTCCATTTAACGGTAACTGTCTTTCCTTTGACCGAAAGTCTTGAAATATTGATGCTTGCTGGTACAATTTTAAATGTTTTTGTAATAGTACCGGAATAATTACCTTTTAAAGTGATAATCACTGTACCTTTACCCACATTTTTATTATTTTTATATGTAACATCATAGTAACCTGATGAAATTTTATTACCGTTTGTATTATAAACAGTTACATACGGTGTTCTTGAATTACCGTCATATACAAATTTCGTTTTAGTTAAAGAAACATTTCTTATTCGGGGTATTACGGTAGTTGATATTGTTTCACCACATACCTTACACTTTTTAACTATTGCACCGTTAGTGCTTGTACTTGCCGGTATTATATTTTCAACTGTTGAATGTGAAGTATGTTTTGTAAATGAAACTGTTATAGTTTTCCCTGCATTTTTATTAGCAGCATATTGAACATTAATTACACCATAGTTGTTTCCCTGCTCTAACCGCATAATACTTTTAAGTACACCGTTTGAATTAGCTGAATTTACATTTATAATTCCGTTGTTTGTAATATATGATGCATTGTTTGCAAAAGGAGTATTATTAATAAACATAGAGCAACTGTAATCTGGAGTTGCCGGATAATATCCCGATATTCTTACTTCATAATATCCTGCATCTGCTGAATTAATTTTAAAATAAGAAAGTGAATTATCATTTGTAATTGTATATTTGTATGTTTTTGATTTTGAAAAATCAACTACTGTAGCATTATCCCAATCATAAATTGGATTATTAATATTTGCAGTTGTTCTAATTGTAAATTCAGAGGTCATTGAACCCTCATAATATTTTCCCTTGAAATTAACTGTTACTGTTGCATTACCGGGATGAACATTATTATTGTAAACAACTTCATAATTAGATTTACTAATAGCATTACCTTTTGCATCATATACAGTTACATCAGGTTTTATCTCATTACCTGTATACGGTGTAGAATTGGTTGATAGATGAATTGATGAAGGTCTTAAAATCACTTTATTATCTTCAAGAATAGCACCACAAGCATTACATCTAATACCATAAGAGCCATTTGTATTTGGAGTTGCCTTTATAACTTGATATGAGCCTTTGTCATGATTTATACATTCAACGTTATAGCCAAGAGATTTGAAATAATTAAACGAATATCCATTTGAATAACAATGAAATACACAATTTCGATTAATTTTGCTAAATGCGTTATTACCTATTGCATCGAGGTTTGATTTTACAGTAACATCAGAAAGTGAAGAGCAATAAGCAAATGCACTTTCGCCGATTGTATTAACAGTCTCAGGCAATTCAACATTTTGAATTTTGGAACAATTGTAAAAAGCATTTGCACCTATTGTCTCACAATTATTTGATAATTTTAATGTTTCAATATTCTTGCAACCTGAAAATGCACTTGAACCGATTGTTTTAACAGTATCAGGAATATCAATATTTTTGAGTGATTGACAATTATAAAATGCCGATGCCGAAATTGACTTAACAGTTTTAGGAATTGTTATAGCTTCAAGTGAAGTACAACCACTAAATAATCCTGACGGTATCGAAGTGAGTTTTGTTGGCAACTGGCAAGTTTTAAGATTTGTACATCCTTTAAAAGCTTCATTGTCAAGTATATAAACATTTTCCGGAACGATAATATTTAAGAGTGATTTGCAATCAGTAAATGCATTGCTGTTAATTACGTAAATATTATTTGGAATTGTTAACGAAGTTAGACTTGAACAACTTTTAAATACTGACTTAGATAAACTTCCAAGATTCGTTGAAATATGAATATTTCTAACATTCTTACATCCGTTAAATGCGGCCACGCCTACTTTTTCAACAGTATTAGGCATATTTATACTTTTAATTGTTTTACAATTTTCAAATGCATTATTGCCTATTTCTGTTAATGTTTTTGACAATTTTAAATCAGTTGCATTAATACAACCATAAAAACATTTTTCCGGCACTACGCTTACACTGTCAGGAATCGTTATATTAGTAAGTGAAGAACAATTATAAAAAGCATATGTTCCCAATGTTGTAACCGAATCAGGTATACTAAAGTTAGATAAAGAGATACAATTATAAAATGCGTATGATAAAATTTGTGTTAGTGTTGTATTTGATTCAAAATTCATATTTGATAAATTGGTGCAACCATAAAATGCATATTTATCAATACATTCTACTTTTGCCGGAATTGTAATGTCTGTTAATCGTGAGCATCCATAAAACGTACTGTCATTAATTTGTGTAATGTTTTTTGATAATTTAACATAAGACAAATTAGCACAGTTTTTAAAGGCTCTTGAACCAATATCGGTAACAGTATCAGGCATTGTAATACTTATAACATTATTAACATCGTCTTTATCCAAAAAATTTGAAGGTATTGTTTCGACTCCGGTTTTAATATTTAGTCTACCTGACACCATAGTGTAGATTTTTTCTGTACTTTCTTCCGCAAATGCAGTTCCGCTTATAACAACAGTGCTAAGCATAACTGCCATTGCAAGTACAATTGACAATATTTTTTCAATATAAATCATCCTTTCTAAATATTTTTGTATGAAAATAAGGCAAACAATAATGTTTACCTTATTTTCTAAACAATGTTTCTTTGCCGTACATTGTGAAACGTATTTGTTGTTTAAACCAAAAGTTTAGCAAATTGAGTGAGCAAGACAATGCCAATGGCAACATAGCTGATAATAATACCGGCTTTTGCTTTTTTTAGACCATTTTCCGTTATTGCAGATTGTTTCTTATACTCGTATCCATAAATCAGACTTGGAATAGCAAATAAAACAATAAACAACGAAGCGACGCCAAAACCAAGTGCCATATTTGCCATTTTTTCTTTTGAAGCATCTTGCTCCTCGGTGTATTGTGCTGATTCTGTGACATATGTATTAGTAACATCTTTTCCGTCTGCTTCTACAGATGCATTTTCAACAGTTTCACCGACCTTATTATCTAAGTCCATATAAATTTCCTCCTTTTCTTTAATATTTGACTTGTTTTTAAAAAAAGTCTTTCTATATATTTATCGCGCAAGAAAATTTAAAATATTTTTGTAAATAAAAACTACATAATTGATAATTGCTCAATACTTACAACAGAACCACTAAATATAGTATTATATGAACCATTTACTGATGAAGGTATATATCCTCCCTGAACATAGAATTCGATAATATCTTTATTTTTCACAGCGTATTGATGATTGTCATCTGTGTGTCTATTAGACTTTTGGTCGCATAGAATTGCATTGAACGACTTTCCTGATGAAAGTCTTATTTTATATTTAGTACCGATTGTAGAACCATAATACGAGCCAAGAGCAATACAATAACAATCATCAACCATACGAATACCTGTTTTGGTATCTGTATAGCAATTCGGTCCGTTAAGTAGTTTATACTGTGGGCTTCCTGTTGCTGTTACGGCTGTGTAATATGCATAAGTTTTACATTCACCTGATACATCAGGTAAACCATACTGGCTTAATGTTCTTACTTCAACTTCTTTAGAAAAGTCAGAATATACCTTTTTATTATCAATTTTTTTGTAACTTCTTACTTTATATGTATAAGAAGTTTCAGGCTGTAAATCAGTATCTTCATAAGTATTTTGATTAAAGTTTGCAACCAATTTATCATTTCTATATAACTCATAGCCTTCGGTATTTTCATTAGAGAACTGAAGCACTACTGATTTACCACTTATTTCCTTTATTTCAATTTTAGGCGTTTCTATATTTACTTTTACAGTTGACTGCGCAACAATAGTTTCCTGATTATTTATTAACTTGGTAAGAATAACTGTATATTCACTGTGTAATTTATCAAGATTAAATTCAAAACAGCAATTTGAAGTTATTTGTGTGCTATCAATTGCCGGTTTAACTACAAGTGAATCCATATTAATATCTGTATCAAAATTATCCTCATACAAACTGCAAGTTAATATTTGATTATCATAAATTGACGATGCATTAACTTTAATACTGTTGTTTAAATAATAGCATTGTAATGAATAATCATTTGAGGTTGGTGATAAATTTTGATTTTCTTTGCTTTCACTTGAATAATTTGTAATATTCAACAACGGCTCTATTTCATCTGCATAAGATACAACAGCAATGGTACATAAAGCTGTAAAACACATGATTGATATAATAATTGATAATATTTTTTTCAAAAAACAAATTTCCTTTCTATTATTTACTAAAACAAGACGAATATCTTTTTTTTGCATAATTAGTTTTACTGATATTCTTGTTTTTCACTATACCGCTTTTAAAATTACTGTATGTGGTATGAGTTCTTGCGCCGTCTTTAAATTCAACGATAATATCATTTGCTCCGTTATATTCAACAATTGTCATTTCCATACCACAAGAAGCAATGTTTGTTTCGCCGATTCTGCTTTTTGCCATATTGTTCCAAAAGCTTCTATTATATTTTGTTTTAACATTAGGATTTGCAACACTGCCTTTCCTAAAAGCACGATATGATGTTTTTGTTATAGTGCCATCTTCAAACTCAACGACAATATCATTAGCATTTTTGTATTCAATTATTTTCATCAACTGACCGTTATTTGCTTTTTGGCTTTGATTCAAATATAATCTTTTCAAATTTGGATTAAAAATGCTTCCTTTTTTAAATGAAGAATATCTTCTTCCGGTAACTATAGTGCCGTCCTCAAATTGAATATCAACGTTGTTAAGATTATGGCAGGCAATTACTTTCATTTTCTGACCGTAATTTGATATATTTTCCTCTCCCACTTTGTCGTAGTCGCTATAATTAGGGTTAGAAATATGGCCTTCTTTAAATCTTCTGTATGTTCGATGTTCAACAACAGTACCATCTTCAAATTCTACGTCAATATCAGTTGCACTTCGATATGCAACAATTCTCATTTTTTGACCTCGATTAGAAATATTTGTTTCATAAAGTCTATTTGGATAAGGCATTATAAACGCTCCTTTCAATATATAAATCGCAAATATTTATGAAAAATTTGTAATTTTCCATAAAGTTCGCAAAATATTAACAAAAAAGGGCATAAAAAAAGAGCAACCATAAAGGTTACTCTAAAAAATATTATATTTTGTTCAAATATATTGTATCTCTCAATATCCAAGTCTCATCGAGTAAATAGATTGGATCATTATTCTTTTTGCCCCATTCTTGTATTAATTTTTTTGTTTCTTTTTGTGTATGATAACTGATTTTACCATTACAAATTACTTTATATCTCATAATTAATGCTTCTCATAAATATTACCAATAATCTCACAATTAGCAATTGTGTCACTTTCATATAAATCATCCATATCAATGGTTTCTCTGTTTGAAAAAGTGATTTTGTTCTTCATTGAAATTTCGATTTCACCACAGTTTGAAAATTCTTCATTATAATTTTCTTTAACACCGTTGTACGTTACAATATCTCCTTCAAAAATTTTTTTACCATTTTTATCCGTAATTTTGGTGAATTTTCCTACTGTTTCAGGTATTACCTCTACCATTGTTGCAGTCACATTACCAATTTTGTTTTTTAAAAGACTACCTGACATATTTATATTCATATTCAAGCAAATATAATATTTATCGTTGTTTACAACTAATGTGCCAAAGAAGAAACCTTCTTTGCAATAATCATCACTGTATGAACAAACCTTTTTGAAATAGAAATAATCTTCTTCATTCACAGGTTTGCCTCTAAATATATTTTGTTCCATATCTGCTTTCTCTCCTAAAAATTTTTATTTATAAATTTTTATCCGCAAAACTATATTTCTTTAGATATGTGGTAGTTTACCGTAAGTGATATGACAAAGCAGAATCAAAGGAAGATGAAATGAAATGTGTTCTAATAGGAACATAATTAGTATTTTCTACGAAATGACCGTTATGTATATTATATACCTCAACAGTAGCAAACTGTTCTCTGAATAACTGTTTGCTTGTAGAATTATCCTTACTATTCACTGCTGTTGCAACAAAATATGTATATTCTGTACTTTTTGTTTTATTAGATGATGTATAATTCGTCATATCTTACGGATTGCAGTTTTTACAAGGCTCGTAACCATTGTTAATCAAACTGCTTCTTTTTCCTTTGTATTGTTTTTTATTTTTCTTACTCATTTGAGATATTGAACTACAACTTGGTTTGTGGAATTTCTTTGTATTGAGATTTACAATATATGTGTCCGTTATATCTTTATCAGTCGTTGTTGTATATTCTCCTGATGTAGAATTATCGCCGGTTACATAATTAATATTCACGCCGGGTTGAACATTGTAACAGAATACATTGAATGAAATACTTCTGCCCTTATCTTCAACTGAATATCCTTCCATTTGCACACCATCGGCAAGAAGATTATCTTCCTCAAATATAGGTGTTACACGGTACATAACATGGTTGTTTGTATTTTTAATATATTCAGCTACTTCGTTCTCAAAAGGCAGCATACCTTGAATATTAAGGTATCTCGTGCCTGTAATCAGATTCTTTTCATTAGCATTCTCACCTGTAAGTTGATAACCTATCAAATGACACCTGTTGTAAAGATATTTGCCGTCAATGAAATCATATTTAGCAAGGTGCCAGCCTGTCGGTTTTACTGAGCCTATTTCTTCTCTTTTTTCTGTTGGCATTAAGTCTTTACCTATACAGGAAAAAGCCGTTGTGCACCGTCCAAGACCGTCTAAACTACCATATATCTCAAATGATGATGTAGTAATCTCACTCTTTGTAAATTGCGGTACATTGTCATTAATTTCAACATAAGGTGAACCATTGTATTCAGGTATCGAAGAAATATCAAAAGTCTGTTGTGTTGTCGTGCTACTTGTAATGTTATTTTTGCTACTATTTTGACTGTTTGTAGTTGATAAAGTATCAGATATACTTTGCTGTGTTGTATTATTAACTACATTAGCTGAACAACCAAACAGCAGCAGGAATGAAGTTAAAATCGTAAGTATTTTTAATGTTAATTTTTTACGCATTACTAAAATCCTCAATTGAGTTTTGTTGCAAAATATCAGCAATAGCATACGCTAATTTGTTAATCTTCTCAGGAGCACCTTCTACTTTTACCGCAAAACCAATTTCATTTTTTTGGGGCTTTAAAAGATTCGATTTTTTACAAGTGCAATCATATTTCTTTACAAAAATAGTAAAATGATTATATATGTCGTTAAGAAATGCCGTAGTTGATACCTCACTAAGCCCATATATTTTATAATACAAAAAGTACAAATCGCCGGTGCCTAACGGTTTAATGTGATTATGTAATTTTTCTTTGATACTTTTCTGTTCCATAATTTTCCTCTTATATTTTCTTGTGTTTATATTACACTTTTTTTATAAAAAAGTAAATATTTGTTTTTACCGTTGTGCACAATCTTTCTGAATTAATATATACTCATCAACAGATTTGTGGAAATACTTAATACATTCTTCGATTGTTTTTCCGTGAAAATTGATTGAGTCAACAATATTTATCACCTGACCGACAAACAGATTATCTTTTTTAGAAAAATGAATTTCCCCCGAATAGCCTTTGTAATGAACAATCGTCAATATATCTACCTTCTTTCCGTCATACAATTCTCACAAATTGATAATACAATAAGATATAATCATCTAAAAATTTAATATCATCATGGTAGTGGCCAAATATCCATTTTGTAAAATGGACCGTATTTTTGATTTTTTCAAAATAATCTGTAAGAATATCTTCTTGATACAGTCCACAGCCTATAATATCTGCAATAGATTGTGGAGCACAATGAGATATTATGAAATCGACCTTATTGTTATTTTCTTTCAGATTATCTAACCCTCGTTGCATTTCTTCTTCACTTGGTAATTCTCTTTCCCACCAAGATATATTTTTTACCCTAAACATTTTACCGGATAAATCATATTCGTTATACACCTTAACGAAATCTTCTCTTGATTCATAATTATTTGGATCAAGAATACCATCACTTATATCGTGAGAAGATGCACCACCAAAGCAGAAAAACTTTTTACCTTGCAGGTCAAACACATATCCTCTTTCAAGATGATATATATTTTCTCTTATCTTATGTGCTTTACCGCCATGAAAATCAACTTCAGGGAATTCACTTTCAAGACGGTCATAATTTTCGTGGTTGCCATCCACAAAAAGAATAGTGAATGGCAACTTTGCAAGTTTGTTAAGTTCTTCTGTTTCTTTGCCATATGTATCATGCCATATACCAAAATCACCGCATACAATTACATAATCGTTACGGTTCATATTTTTCTGTTCGGGGAAACAGTTTGGTTGAAATCTTCTCCAATCGCCGTGACAATCACCTGTTACATAAATCATATTTTTTTCCTGCATTATTTGTCAATATCCCCGATTATAAATTTATAATATGTTGTGCTAACAATAGTTCCATCCTTAAATTGCACTTTAATATCATTACAGCTATTATACTCGATAAGGGTTATTATTTCGCCGTTTTTTGCAAAAGAAATTTTGCCAATATAAAGGTCCTTACTATCATCTATCATCTCATATTTTGCTTTCTCATATTCAAAAGAATCAATAAATTCGTCTTTAGTACAATTGTAATATTTAACTGCACTTTCCGCAATTTGATCAAATAATTCACTTGGGATTTTAATTATACAATATTTTTTGCTCCATTCATTTATAAAAGTAAAAGTAGAGATTACAGATGAGTCAAAATAGAATAATTTCACCTTAAGAAAATCATTGATAAAATTAATATAGTCATAATATTTAGATTTTTCACCAAGAGTTTCTTCGATTTCCTTACTTGATAATGGTAAGTATCTCATTTTTAAGAATGACTTAATTTTTGCGCAGCCGTATGTAATGCCTCTTACAATCCAAGACAAAGCAAATAAGATAATGAAAAAACTTACTACAAATATAAAAGAATATATAATGTTAGTAAATAGTCGTTCATATTTTAATGTATTAGTCCAAGTCTCACTTTCCTTAAAGTATTGATTATTAAGGAATATATTAAACAGTACAGATAAAGCAAAACTTATGATAATCATTCCGGCATCAAATACCTTATATATGCTAATTATCATTTTCAACAATCCAAAAACAGATTGTTTTTTCTCAAAATTGTATGTGTTATTCTTCATAATTATTTTCTCCTTTAGTTAATTTTTCTATAACAGAATCTAAATTATCACTTAATTTTTGTATTTCATTGTTAAATTCTTTAGTTAGTTTATAATCTTCAATCAAAAACCATGCTGAACAAACAACTACGATTACAAAAATTATAATCACAAAATATATCATAAGTTCAAATCCTTTTTGATAAGAAATTCATCAATTTCATCCTTTGACAATTGTCTTTTCTTTTTAATCAAATTAGCAAATTCTATAATCACTTTTTTGTTCTGTTCAATGATTTTAAGTGTTTCATTATAAAATAGCTTGCTTTTTTCAACTATTAAATCGTTAAAATCACTGTCAAGCATTGTTTTACTGTGTCTTGATTCTTTAGGATGTGAAGAATTATTTTCTTCTAAAAGAATATATGCTTTTAAAAAATCAACACACTTTACAAAATCACTATCATTATATTTGTTACTGATTATAGAACCGGCACTAAATTCACCTAAAATAACTTCTTCTGCCGCCGCCCCTGCATAACATATAAGAATTAGATTTTTAACATCATCTTTTGTACAAATTTCTTTGCTATATGTAACACAAGGACTTTTATCTTTAGATATATCAGCCTCAACGGAATATTCATTGCAAAACATGTGTGCAAGAAACGCATGCCCTGCTTCGTGTATGTAAACATAGTCGTATGAACTATCAATGATTTTTGCACTTGCTTTCTTATTATTTTCAGGCTTATATTTCAGCAAATTATAAAGGCTCTTAATACTAAAATTTAGTAATAAGCCAATACCAATACCCAAAATGAACAATTGTAAACGCAAATCCATTTTAGCATTCACCTACCCAATCAATCGGTACTTGACCGGTAGAAATAAGATATTCATTTACTTTTGAAAACGGCTTTGAACCAAAGAAACCTCTGTATGCCGATAATGGACTTGGATGTGCAGATTCAATAATAAAATGTTTATTTGTATCAATTAACTTTTTCTTATCTCTTGCATTTTTGCCCCAAAGAACAAATACAATAGGCTTTTCTTTACCGTTCAGTAGTTTAATGATACTGTCGGTAAAAGTATTCCAAATATCAGCCATCGAGTTAGGTCTACCCTCTATAACAGTTAAAGACGAGTTCAAAAGAAATACACCCTGCTTAGCCCAATCGGTCAAATCAGTATTAGTACGAAGTTCACCGTCAATATCATCTTGAAGTTCTTTAAAAATATTCTTTAATGAAGGTGGCATTTTCACACCGTTGTTGACTGAAAAAGCCAAACCGTTTGCCTGTCCTTCTTCGTGATATGGGTCTTGACCTAAAATTACAACCTTAACATCATCATAAGAAGTTTTCATAAAAGCGTTATAAATATCAGCACTGTTTGGATAAATAACATTTTGTGATTTCATCTTATAATAAGTATTAAAAGCTTTGCCTGATTCAATCTTTGTTTGTTCGTCAAAATTATCAACCCAATTTTTTAAATTATTTTTATACATATCGTTTGACATAAAAAATCCTCGTACAGCCAAGAAAAATAATATCTTGGCTGTTTTTTTGTTAGTTTTTGCCGTTTAACAAGCTGTCTGAATTAATAAGTGTACCATTTGAACCTGATACTTTAGGAAGTTCACCGTTCCACTTATTAGCAATTTCATAATCAATAAGGCTTTTATTAATTGATTTGTTAAGTTTTTCGTTTGCCTCAGCTTGTGCATCTGCTTTAACCTTTGTAGCAGCGGCTTCTGCCTCAGCAGCAATTTTTTTCTTTTCAGCCTCAGCCTGTGCTTTTACAACTGCCGACTGCTTATCTGTTTCAGCTTTCTTTAATTTCTGCTCTGCAACCTGCTTGTCCTCAATTGCCTTATTATATGCCTCAGAGAAATCAAAATTAATAATATTTACATCATTTACATAAATACCTTGAGCGTTAAGCTTTTTATTAATCTCATCAACAAGTTCTTTTGATACTTTACTTCTTGATGAAATACATTCTTCTGCTGTATATTTAGCTGTTACGGCTTTAAGGACCTCATTTACTGCCGGTGTTACCAAAACATCTTCATAGTTCTTACCGACATTCTTAATAATCGAATATGACATATTGGTATTAATACGATAACTTGTTGCTAACTTTGCCGATACAGTCTGCAAATCCTTTGTAGATGATTCTGTTTCAATTTCAAGTTTAACAATACGGTTATCAACCTTAGTTACCTTTTGCCAAGGTGCTTTAAAGTGTAAACCTTCCTGCAATACATTTGAACTAATTTTACCAAATGTTGATACAACACCTGTATGACCGGCTCTTACTTGTGTCATACTTGTTCCGATTAAAACAACAAAAAGAAACGCAATAACTCCGATGATTATCCATTTTTTTGTAAAACTTCCGTTGTTATGTACAACATACATCTCATCATTGTCCTCATCAAAATTGTTATAATACTTGTTTTGTTCTATCTTCCTCATAATTTTTCCTTTCTTTTTTAATTATTATTTTCTACTGCATTATCAGTAGTTGTTTCAGTATTAGTGGTACTCTGAGTTGTTTCTGTTGATTTTTCAGTTTTGGGAATATAAATCTTATACGAATATTCTTCATCACTTATAATTGTTTTTTCTTTAGACAAATACTTTTCAATATGTGGCTTATCCGTTGTATAAGAATAAGTAAGTTCACCTTCTATTGTTTGCTCAACGAAATCACCACTGTCATTGATATAAATACGAATGTAATATGTATCAGAATTTTCAGAAAAATCATTAACTTCTGATTTTTTTACATACGAACCGTCCTCAAACGGTAATAATTCATTAGAACTAACAAATTTCCCACCGACAATATGACCTTGTGAATAATATGGAGTAATTTCAGCTTTATTATCATCTTTTAATTCATAAATGCCTAAACAACCCACAATAACCGCAGAAATAATGAATATAATTATCATTCCATCTAATAAATACGTACCAAAGTCGTTGTATTCATAATTTTCAATCGTTTGACTAATGATAAAAATAATTGCCAAAACGCCAATAATAATAGAGAATGCTATTCCTATTCCAACTAAAAATGTGTTCATATTTTTTTCTCCTTTTTTAACCTATTTTAATAATCTTAACTTTTTTACCTTGAAGGCAATCAGAAAAAACGCAATGCACAGTCTTTTCAATATCTGTATCATTTGAATAACACATAATTGTATATCCTTCAGTTGTTCTTAGTTCTTTACAAATCAAGTTAGGCAATGCCATTTCATTAAGTATAATCAAAGCTTTTCTAAACTTTGATTTGTTTGTTGTGAAATATGTAATTTCTTGAATGCCAAATGTGAAAGAATTACGAATTTCAATTTTGTCAGTAATTTGATTTGTTTCTTTGTTTCTTTTGATTTCTAAGATTGTAGTTTCCATAAAAAATTCCTCCTATAATATGAAACTTCGACCCATTTTTTTGAGCCTTCACTATATAAATCGCAAATATTTCGGAAAAATTTGAAATATTCTTAAATCTTCACAAATTGTTTACAAATAAAAAAGCAGCAGATATATTTACCTGCTGCCTTTTATCTATTTTCCATTCTATCTTTTTTCTCATATATTTTTGCACCTTAATTTAATTCTTTTTGTCACTTCCGAACAATTCTTATATGAAATTTCATTATTATCTGAAATTGTCACAAAACAACATTCGGGGTCACAGCAATCAGATAGTGGTGCTGCTTCTCCTTCCAAGTCGTAAAACCAACGCTCAACATTATCATCACAAGAAGTTCCATGAATACAAAAATATTTATATTTTTTGTCAAGATTTTGTATATCTTCTGCAACTTCGTGAAGTCTTTTGGCAGTAATGGCATATTCTTCATCAGAAAAATATTTTTCAGAAAATTTGATAATACAGTCAGCCACCTTTTCTTTGTCTTTTGCAGAAAAAATACCTGAATTACATAAATCCCACATAATACGGTTAGTGAAACAATCAGAATCATTAATCTTATTGTTAAGCTTTTCCCAATTACCAATACCGATAAAACAAAAGAACAAATAAGAATTAATAGCTTCCGAATCGAAGCCGATCATTTTTCTTCTTTCACTTTCCGATATGTATTCACAAAGTAGTTTGTCACAAATAACAGGCACAAATATATAGCTGTTTTGATACGATTTGATTTCTTCACCGTACCAATTTTTTTTAATGCCCCAAAGTTCAGTATAACTCATATTTTCATACCTCCAAACAATCATATAATTTTTATTATTTCTTTATTTTCAATTATTTATATATAAAATTTTGTTACTATCCTATAGAAGTATTAATATGTGAAATTTTATTATCTGATGTAATTACCACAAAATCATCACAAGAAGTGGAATGAATACAAAAATATTTATATTTTTCATCAAGATTTCGTATATCCTCAGCAATTTCTTTGGCTCTTTTAACATCAAGTAAATAATCATCAGAAGAATTATCATTCATAAACTTAATAATACAGTTAGCTACCTTTTCTTTATCTTTTGCGGAGAAAATACAAGAACGACATAAATTCCATACAATACGATCTTCAAAACAATTAGAATCACTAATCTTGTCGTTAAGTTTTTTCCAATTGCCAACAAATAAATATGAATCAATAATTGAAAAATCAAAATCAATTTTTGTTCTTTCACTTTCCGGCACATATTTGTGTAGAAGTTTATCGCAAACAGTAGGCACGAATAACATGCCATTTTTATAAGATTTAATTTCCTCTCCCAACCATCCTTCTTTTTTTATTCCTAATAATTTTGTGCTACTCATAGTTTAGACCTCCAAACAATCATATAATTTTTCAATTCCAATAAGTGTAATTTTTTTAAAATATCAGTTCGTTCAATGTAAATATTCTGTACAGCAGGAATATTATCATTTTGAGAATGATTACTGCCAAGAAGAGTATTTACTATTATTCCTTCGTAACCGTCAATATTTCTTTAATTGATGTTAGTTTTTTTGCATATATAGAAACTGCAAAGTTTTCATTGTATGCAGCAATTTTCCATTCTGGCCAATTGCGCTCAGCATCGTTTCTAATTCTTTTATAATCATCTGAATAGCCGGATTTTACACTTGGTGAAACTGTTTTGGTATTTGTCATATTAAATTTCTCCTTAATTATTTTTGATTTCCATCACACCATTTTTTCAGTCCGTCATATAGCAATCGGCATTTTAATTCTTCAGTAATTTCCTTAAATTTACATTCCTTATAAACCCTCATATAGTTATGACCATGATATGTAATAATACCAATATCATCTGGTACTAAATCCACTATTTTAGTAGCTAATTCTTTAGGTACAACATAATAATTTCTGTTACCACAAAAATTATGTCCGTGTGGGCTTTTAAAATCTTCAAATGTAATTTTTACTTCAAAGCAAGTAACACAAATACCTGTTTCTAAAACGGCATGTTGATAAAATACACACCCTTTGCAACATTTGCCGACTTCTTTTTGTCCTAATTTACAAGGCTCGTTATGTTTTAGTTTTCTGCAATCGTTTAATTCTTTAGTCGGAAAATCCTCAAAACGAATGCTATCAACAATGCCGGTAGGAGTCCAAACTTCGTCAGCATATCTCAAAGTTCTCATTTGAGTATGCATTATAGGCTTAAAATAATGTGTTAATTTTTTCAGCGTTTTTGTAAGTTCAGTTTCCATAAGTTATTTTTCCATTTCTTTTCTTAAGCTATCTTTGATATAGTAATCAGAACCATATAACTTCTTGTTAAGGTCCAATAACTCAACTGCACTTTTGCCAAAAGATTTCCAATCAATATCAGACTTATGATAATTAAGCTTACCCACTTTAAATAAATCAACATAATCAGCTTTTTTAAATAAATTTAATACACTTTCTGCATTAAGTACCGGTTCAGCAGATACCCATGTTTTAATACCTTTTGAATGAGCTGTTTTTAAAGCTGTTAATCTGTCTGAAATTTTACCGGCATTAGGTTCATCAGGAGAAATATCTAAATTTGCCTGAACAGAATAACCTGCGTAGGTTACACCAAACCAATCATTACTATCAAGCAAATCAAAATCTCTCATTGCATCTTTGCCGTTTTTAGTAAGAATTTGAACATGATTGCCGGAATTTTTAATAATTTTAATAATTTCTCTTGTTGGTGTTGAATCATATCCAAATGGATAAGGGTCACAAGTGAAGCATAAATGAATAGTTTTACCTGTTATTTTTTCTCTTTCTATTTGCTTTTTTACTTCGTTTACAATGTCTTTACGAGGTTCTACAAGGCTGTGAAAATCATCTTTTTTCTTATGCAATACATTTGGTGCGAAGCAGTAAAAACAGTTATGAGGACAGCCTGTGTAGATATTAACAGCATAATTGCCATATTCTTTTGCGGCACCTTTAGGTTCGTAAATTGGTTTCATTTTTTTCTCCTTTTCATTAAACAGACAAATTCTTTAAATTTTTAGCATACCTTTGTGCAAATTCAAACATTTTTGGTCGATTGAGCATAATTGCAATTTCTTCCGTAAAACCGGATTGCGTAACACCTACCAAATCACCTGAGCCACGCTGATAGAAATCTTGCTTTGCAATTTCAAAGCCGTCATTTGTTGAAACAAGAGCATTAAGTCGCTCATTATTGCCTTTATCTGAAATCAACAAACAATATGACTGCAAGTTGCTTCTGCCTACCCTACCTCTAAGCTGATGTAAAGAAGCCAAGCCAAACATTTCAGCATTTGAAATAGCAATTACAGTTGCATTAGGAATATTAACGCCAACCTCAATAACAGTTGTTGAAACCAAGATTTGAATTTTATTATCTGAAAAATCATTCAAAATATTTGATTTGCTTTCAGCACTTGTTTTTCCGGTTAAACTTTGAATCTTAACAGAAGGATTTACTTCATCAAAAAAATCTTCAAGTTTTTCTGTTAATTGTTTTACGGAAAGAACGCTGCTTTTTCTTTTGGTATCCTTTTCAATTTTAGGAGCAACGACATAACATTGATGACCTTTTTTTATTTCCTCGTTTAAAAATTCAAAGCTACTTTCATAATCATTATCAATTATTGTTTTTACAGGAGATCTTCCTTTAGGCTTTTCTTTTATCGTATATACATTTATCCAATCACCGTAAAGTGTTGTTGCAAGGGTTCTTGGGATAGGTGTGGCAGTCATAGAAATTGAATGAACATTTTCTGTTGATTTATTTCTCAACTTTTCTCTTTGAGCTACGCCAAATTTATGTTCTTCATCCGTTACAATTAAAGCCAAATTGTTATATTCAATATCATCATTAAGAACTGAATGAGTTCCAACTATAATATCGTATTTGCCTTCATTGATTTCTTTCGTAATTTTTCTTTTTTCAGCAGTTTTAATACTTGATGTTAAGAAAACGGTTTTAATTCCAAATGGTTCACATAATTCTTTTATGTTTTTATAATGTTGTTCTGCTAATACAGTAGTAGGAGCAACTAAAACAGATTGATAGCCTGATTTTGCCATTGTTGCCATAAGCATAACAGCTACAATAGTTTTGCCTGAACCAACATCACCTTGGACCAATGCTGTTTCGCAATTACCGGTTTTCATATTTGAAAGAATAGAATTAATCGTTTGCTTTTGGTCATTAGTTAATTCATACGGCAGTTTTTTAGCAATTTCACTTACAATTTTTAAATTTTTAGGAATAAATGCTGTAGTTGTACAATTTCTATCTTTTTGTTTTGCAAGATTAATAGAATACTTCAACATTTTATTGAAATCTACTGTTGAAAGTGCTCTTTTTAATCTTCTAAAAGTTGTAGGAAAATGAATTTCCTTATATGCTTCTTCCAAAGTCATAAGGTTACATTCTTTTCTTATGTACTCAGGAATCCATTCATCAAAATAATAAACATCAAGAATTTCTCTTAAATTTTTTCTGTAATCTTTGTAATTGAAATAGTCCGTGCTTGGTACTCCGACATACGCCGGAAAAATAGTCAAAGCCGTATTTTCATATTCAGTTGTTATATTAGGATTTGTTATAGAATAAATGTTATATTCTTCACTATAGTTCAAAGTTCCACATACATATATTGTTTTTCCGCATCTATTACGAAGAAAATCAATTATGTCTTCTTGATCGAACCACATAACATTTACTCTTCTTTTTGTAAATTCATCAACACAACGACCCAAAGAATATTGAACATAGGTAGAGGCTCTACCAATATCAAAATCTTTAAGATGCAATTTTAAGCAAACTTCTTTATTCACACATTCAGGTTTTGCATATCGAAATTTCGTATAATCAATATATTTTTTAGGAAAGAAATTTATAATATCATCATCGTCTGCTGATTTTGGCATTCTTTTCATAGAATATTTTAAAACATCAATTACATTCTCATGTTCTATAAACATTAATTATTTCCTCCTTTTCTTAAATGTCGCTTATTTTTGCACTATAATAGTTATAATAAAAGTAGCATAAAAAAATAATGTTAAAGAAAAAAGTATTTTAGCTTTTCTGAAATCTTTTTCTTTTTTCCCATAAATAAAAAAATAGAATCCAATATATAATGTAGTAAAAAGCATTGCAAGAATAAAGTACATATATCACACCTCTTTGAAATTAACTCTTGGATATTTTTTTAATATTAATTTCTTTTTGATGATATAGTCTTTTGTTTTCTTTCCTTTATCTTCTCTCATTTCGTATGTACCATCATTAAACAGTGTTACAACATCAGGTTTATAAGTCACCGCACGTTCTTTTGAGGTATTTCCACCTTCAACAAGTACAAGTGTTCCCTGCCATAAAAAACCTGCGATTTCACCTGCCATAAGCATTCTTTTGTGGTCCAAATAATCATCAAGTTCTTTCTGTGATTGAAAATACAAGCCATCATACCAAATACATTTGTTTTTATATTTAGCACTTTTATTATTACATTTGCCAAGTATTTCTTTTTGATATTCCTCAGCAGTCATATGTTCAAATGTCATTTTTGTTCCTCTTTTGATTCACATTTTTCCGGAAGTTCTTTTTGGAATATAAATGTGACTGGGTATTGTTTAATAAGTTCTTTTATATTCTGAATAAATATGATATAACTCATTTTTGTTCCTCTTCTGTTTGAGTTTTTTTACCGTTCCAGCAATATTTCATTGGGAGAGTTGGGAAATACCGATAATCATAATACAGATTGCCCTCTGTACGAAAACGACTTTTTATATCTTCTTCAATTGCTTTTTCTAAATATCCGGGCATTTTTTCACCTGAAAGATATTTATTAAGAAATTCAATATAATCATCAGCAGACTTAATATTGTTTGCAGAAATTTCATCACTTGACAACGGTAAACAAGCCATTTTTTTATTAAATTCCCTTTTCCCCGTCATCCAACCAATTATCAATGATAAACAGGCGTAAAAAATCATAGCACAAGCCAAGTAAGATGTAGCAAAAACCAAAAAGAAGTCTTCTGTAAGCTCATGTTTGTAATTTTTAATAAGAACGACTGCCAATCCTATCAAAAAGTACACAAATAATATAATTATAGAAGTCTTGTTATCCTTTATCATTTTGATGAATTTTTCTTTGAAATATAGTTTTTTTAGTCTTCGGTTTTGTCTACTTTTGTTTTCTAAATTATAATTATTCTCCACAACAAAATCTCCTATAATTAGCTGTTAATTACAGCTTGTCCGCACATGTCACAGTATTTCGAGTGTTTGCCAAGTAAATTACCACATTCAGGGCAAAAACCTACTGTTGCTTTAGGAAAGTTGTATATTATAGCTTCTTCAGGTATTTGCTTTTCCATGGCAGTTCTGTAAATTCCGTATGCACAAGTGTCTTTGCAATTATCTTGATAAAAATTCTCACAATCTTCACAATGAGCTAAATTTTGTTCTAATAATTTTTATTTGTCATAAAAAGTTTCCTCTCTAATTTAGATAACATTAAAATCAAGTACCGGTACGGTAAAGAAAATAATATGTTGTTTCAACTTATCATTATTATCAATTTCAAATTCTGTAAGAATTGATTTAATTTCATCCGACTTAGTAAAATTAGTCACAGCCAAAAACATTGTTTGACCTTTGTTGAGATAGATACCGCTTGAACTTAAAACGGTGCTCTCAATATTTAACGATTTGAATTTTTCTATTAAAATTTCTTTTAAATTATTTGGTATAATAATGTAATTTGCTACTTTGTTGTTATAATTTGTTATCATAATCTCTCCCTTATACAAATGTAATCTGTTCAGGCATATCCATCAGCTCTTTTATTCTTTGATTTCCGATGTCAGCCCATTTTTGTAAATAATATTTACTTTTTGGATTTAAACATTTACCGAAATCAAATCCAATTGTTTTTCTTTTGTTTCTTATTGCAGCTAAATTTGTAGATGCAGAACCACAAGTAAAGTCAACTACTAAATCGCCGGGATTAGAATATGTACGAATAAGAAAATCCATAAGTCCTGCCGGTTTTTCTGTTTGATGAATAGCTTTGCTTGGATTGACTTTTTGAAATTCTATAAAGTCATTAATATAGAATATTTGATTTTCATAATCCAAGCCGTCAACATAAAATTCAACATCTTCATCAGCAATCGGAAAGCTTAATATATCCGTAGGATATTTATCTACACATCCTTTTCTGTTATCGTTTAGTTTATAATCAGAATAATTTGAATTAACTTTGTCTTGAGTATAATTGCCCCTCGAATGTAAAGGTTGACCTATTGTAAATTGCGGATTGTATGTAGGTCTTTGTTCGTAAAATACAGCAATATTCTCATGCTGTCGTAATGGCATACTCGATGCATTAAGAAAACCTGATGTAAGTATTTTGTTCCAGCAATAGTCATATCGAAACATATCAATATTACTTGCACATAAATTAATATAAAACTTACCCTGCCCGAACAGAAGAATAGCTGTATTTGGTTTTCGTGCATAATCAATTGCTTCCCACATTTTGTGAAAAGGAATAGGTATATCGTATTTGTTCTTTGTAACGCCGTAAGGCAGGTCGGCAACAATCAGGTCAACCGAGTGAGGTTCAAGTGCATATAGCCCTTCTGTGCCTTCCATATCATAAATTTTGTTAAATTCAAGCACTATAAGTATTTCCTCCGTCACTTAATAGTAGTTGTCCTGTTTTATATGCTTGATACAGCGTTTTTTTACCGTCAGTCAGATAAGGTAAGAATATTTCATCAACTTCTACATTACCCGATTCGATAAATGCCATTTGTGCAAGAATCCAATCTCGTACATTACGCCAAGCTGTTTTTTCTGCCTGTTCCCTATCAACTTTGATTTTTTGTTTTTTAAATGTTTCAAGCACGCCGTCTATATTTGCCGGCAATATAAATGCTTGCGACTGATTACCGTTTACAAGCTTAAATGCAATTCCGGTAGGCTTACCGTTTTCATCATAATCAATCATTATCTGTCTTGCGCCGTGTTTTGCAAGAGCGCCTTGTATTTCTCCAATTGACTGGTAACAATCAATTTTTGTTGTATAGTTTTTAATTGGCATTGTCTTTGTCTCCTTTTAATCAATTTCAAATAAATATTTCTTAATTCTATCTTCACCAATATCTTTAATTGCATTTTCTGCAATCTTTTCAGAGGTAAAATATACCGTGTTTGGACATTTAACTGTCTGCATATTATAAATAAATAATTCGTTATTTTGATAACCATAAGTAATATAAAATTTGCTTGAACAATTATTAGTCCAATCAATTTTCTCAGTATTATGTTCTAAGGCATATTTTTTCAACTCTTGATATACTAATTGCTTTTGCTTTGCAAATTCAGCTTCTTCTTTGGTGTTATAATAATTTCCAAATTTCCAACAGCTTTCATCGTAGAAGGTATCGTTTTCAACACTGCCGACAATATTTCCATCTTCAGCAATACTGTAATATATTTCGTTCATATGTTTTCTGCGACTTTTTTTACTTTTTTTAACCAAGTGAAGAAAAGTTTTCTTTTCTTTATCAGTTAAATTTTCTAATTCTACCTTGAATTCTTCCATAATTTAGTCCTTTCTATAATTTTGCCTTTAATTCTTTGTTTTTTCTTCTTTTTTGAATGGTGTTATATTTTTTATAAGCGTTTTCTGTTGCATTTTTTACATCTGTTTCTACGATTTTAAATGTTTCAGGTAAGCATCTTTCGTTAAAATGTTTTAAGCACTGACTAATTTTAAACGATGTCTTTGTTTTACAGATTTCGATTGTCAATCGTTCATCATTCACAGTTGCACTAAAAATCATGCATTTGCCATCTTCCACATCGCTTATATAGCTTGCAACACAATTGTGTTGTTTTTTGCCTTCTGATACAAATTCATTATATCTTTCAAGCTTTTTATAGTTATCAGGCAATTCTAAATACTTTAATGGTGTTTCAGGAATTTGTAATTTTTTTCTGCCTTTAGCTGCTTTTTTGGCAGCTATCCTATCACAATAATAATCGTGAAGTTGAAGAATATTTCTTTTTCTTTCCTTTAAATTGATTTTTTCGCCAAGTTCTATTGCCATATCTATATAATCATCAATTATATAATAGTATGAATTATACCAATCTATATCTCCTTTATCGTGAAACCTCTTTTTTAATATTGCTTTTAAATATTCTTCGGCACAAACTTTTTGATTAATTCTGACCGGCATAAATTTATGATCATAATTGTCACACAAAAATGCATCTTCAAATAATAATGATATTTGCTCCGGTAAAATATATTTAGCCGCGCTACCTATCATATACAAATTCAAGAATTCAAGTTTGTTACTTTTGTTTGGAAAATTAGCGATAGGAAATACATCATTCATGTATTCACTTTTACTGTGGTATTTTTGTAAATTATTTAGTGCCAAAGTTGATTGATAATTTTCATTCAAAAAATCTTTGTAAAAATAATTTTTATATGTGCAAAATTTAAATATTAATTCTGCAATTTCAGGTGGAAGATCTAAAACTTTATGTATTGAAGACGGATAAAACTGTTTTGAATTTTTCTTTTGAGAATATATACTTCCGTCATTGTATATTAACATTAATTGTTTATTACCAATTTTTGTAGTTGTAGATATTTTAAGTTTTTTAAAACTTCTATCCCAATATAATTCAACCCATTGATAAGGTTGCACAGTTATTGCAATATAATCTGAAATTGTTATTTCAAGCCTCATAGTCCTTATTTTCAATTCCACATCGCCCGGATTTTTGCCTGTTTTATATATTTCTTCATAAGTTTTGGCAAATTGTTTTACAATATCATAATTATCTTTATTAAAATATATAAATTCAAAACTGGTAAATCTTCCGTTGAGACTATGTGATGAATTATAAAACAAGAAATTATCTTTATTCTTTCTTATAATATCCATAATTAAGTCAAACAAAATAATACATGGTGAAGCGTAATCAATAGGATATATGTATTTTTCGTTAATTTTTTTGATATATAAATTCAAGTTATCTTGAATTATTTTGTGTAAATTTAATTTTCCTGTTGTTCTCATAAAAAATCCTCCTAAAATTACGAAAACGTTGTTTATTCTTTTTCAGTCTCCACTATATAAATCGCAAATATTTCATTTTTTTTTGAAATATTTCGTAATTTTCACAAATTGTTTACAAACAGAAAAAGAACCACCAATTAAGGTAGTTCTTTTTTTGACATTTTGGGTGATTAATTGTAAATTCCGTTTACTCGTACCAAGAAAAAGCTTTTGATTTCTTCCAATAACGCTTCTTTGTTTTTATCTGTGAATAGAAATTTTTGACTTTCAAAATAAGGACTTAAATCAATATTGTAAAACGCAAAATATTTAGGAGTCCTAACAAAGTTATAATTTTTGTTTATAATTTTAATTACTTCTTTTAGTTTTTGATTTTTGACAATTGCTCTTAAATAACATATATCTAATTTCATAGAATCAGCATCATTCAAAAGAAGATAAAATTCTTTAATTTCTTTTTCATTTGCATCAATAGTTAATTCTTTAATATCATTAAATATTTCCATAAAAGAGCGACATGGTGATATAATATTGCTAATTTTTAAGCGAATTTTTTTATCAGGATAAACAATTTTGCTTATATTATATTTTGATATTTCAATTGCATTTTCTTTTTTTGATAAGATAAAATCAAAATCATCTAAAGATAAATTTTGAATAAATTTCACAATTTCATCTTTCTTTTTCTTATTTTTCATATTTTTTTGGTGGTTTATCACAAGACACATAATAACCAACACAACAGCTCCACAAGCAATTATAATTTTCATAATAAAACTCCCCTTTTAATAAAGTCTATTAATTTCCTTCTTTACGATTTCCCCTGTTGATTCATTTTTGTATGTATATAGCTCAGCTTGGATTATGTCGCCCTTTTCCAAGTCAAAATATTTGTTATGAAATAAACTACCGTAACTGAAATTTTCAGTTGTATTAAATTCTTTACTGTAAACTGTTACATCCACATCATAATCATATATAACGCTTATACCTGTATATCTCGGTGTTTCTGATTTGCTTATTTCTGTAACTACAACATCAATATCTTGTTTGTATAGTTTTGTTCCTTCAGGAACTTGTGACATTTGGTTGAATATTCCTAAAAATATTACAAATAGCAGAAAGAATATTGTTAGCAAAGTAATTTTTACATTAAGCTTTTTGTTTTTTTGAGTTTCTGTCTCGTCAGAAATTATATTTTCTTTATTTTCTTTTAAAATTTTTGTACTTCTCATAAAAAATCCTCCTAAAATTACAAAAAAGTTACTTATTCTTTTTCAGCCTTCACTATATAAATCGCAAATATTTCATTTTTTTTGAAATATTTCGTAATTTTCACAAATTGTTTACAAACAGAAAAAGAACCACCAATTAAGGTAGTTCTTTTTTTAACATTTTGGGTGATTAATTGTAAATTCTGTTTACAACAATAGGTGTTTTTCTCTTATGTGATGATACATATAACTTATCAGAAACACAATCCAGTGCATAAATTTTCTTGTTGTTATCTAAGATAATAATATTCGGGTGTTTGAAAACTTTACAATCTTTTTCAACCAAATAAACATTGTTGAGAAGATATTTATCAAAATCCTCTTGATATTTCTTATCTTTTTGAAAAATGGTTTTACTGTCAAAATACTGCCTATCATTAATGTTAGGTGTACATTTTAATTCAGTATATTTAGTGATATAATCAGTAAGAATTTTGCATACAGCCTTAAAATCATCAACATTTGTTGTAATATACTTAAACTGCTCAACATACTTTTGCTCATTATAAGACAAAGACATTTCACCGGAATAATAAGAAGAATAAATATGACTTAACCGCCAAAGCAACGTAGTTATAACGGTCGAATTAAATTGTGTATTATCAATTTGTAAAGTAACTGAATATGTACCATTTGTTTCTTTGTTCAATTGAAAATTATATTTTTGTTTTTTCATAAATTAAAAATCCTTTCAATAATTTATTTTAATGTTAATATTAATCAATTTGCCTTAATATTTTTTCAATGTTTTCTTTACTTCCGGTTACAATGTAATAACTTTGATTTTTGTTTTTTTTAAAGACCAATTTCCTTTCAAATTTGTTTAATTGACTTAAATCTTTTCTACCTGTTGCAATTACATCTTTAATAACAACAGTATTTCCTAAAGTATCATCAATCTCATATTTGTATTTATGGTAATCACTATATTCGTCCATATTATACAAATTCAATAGTTTGACATTATTTTCATCATCATAAAAAATATATTTGTTTTCTTTATTGTTTTTAATTTGATTTGAAATATCACTATTAGAATATGCAGCAATTATTGTTTCTTTAGGATTAACAATATCATAATTGCCAAAATTAAAGATTATTGCCCTAATGCCTATAATCATTAGAAGTCCGATGATAAAAAGAATTAAAAACGCTCGTAATATTTCTGTAACTTCTTTTTTATCTATCTTTGACATGTTCACCTTCTCCAATCAATCTGTCCGCTTTGCTCATTGATAATATCAGCAATTTTTTCAATGTTCATCGGAAGTGGTTTCCAATTGTATAAAACGCCGTTAGTAAACTTTGTTGAATCACCATTTTTTAAATCAGCTAAAGCATCGTAATAATCAAATCTATTTCCTTCGTATTTTACTTCCAAATGTAAAGCCTTATTATTAAGAATATTAGAATAAAGAAGATAATGACCATCAATATGTCTTGGTGAGGTAACGCAAAAACCTGAACCAAAAAAGTCTCCTAAAATTTTACATAAGTCATAAGTGTAACATTTCATAATACTTGGCTTATTTTCCTGCTTTGTCTTTTTTAAAAATGTTTGTTTCGTATTTTTGTAATATTTACAAAAGGATTCAGACTCTTTTAAAAGCAAGTTTTCCAACTTCTTATTGATTTCATCAACATTTGTCTGTTCAGGTGACATTAAAGAAATTATCTTATCAATATCAACTTCTTCACAATCGTAATTAAGATTAAAGCCTACCTTGATTTTTTCTTGCTTCTCATCATTTTGATTTTCCAAAATAAGAATTCCCTGTGATTCAAGAACTTCATCATCCTTATCGATAATTCCAAGATTCTTTGCTCCGCCATAATAAGCAATGGTTTGATTTTTTTTAAGTAACATAATATTTTCCTCCGTATTATAATAATGGGTCAACATTTTTGTTGACTGTTTTTGATTTGTTTGTTTTTGTTATATCTTTAGCAATATTGCTGTAATTTTTAATAATTTCTTGACAGCTTTTTGCTAACTGACATGCTTTCAAATATGTATAAGTTTGTGTAAACTCTGTGCCACAAAAAAGCTTGTAAAAGATATTATCAGCGCTTCTTATTCTGTATTTTTTGATAATTTCCAATTCACAATTTTCCATATACCTCAGATAAGCATCATATTCATAGAATTTTTTAGAATCATCAAAGAGAATTGTTTCCAAAATCTTTGTATACGTCATAATATACGATTCTATATAAGCGTTTCTTTGACCATGTTTTTTATCAATTTTTTCCATACCACTTTTTTGATATGTGTTAAATAATGACGGTATATAGCATCTTTTAATCCAAACAGGAAAAGAATCAGTCCATTGCTCGCCAACCATATAATTGTATTCCGGTGGGAGCAAACATTCCAAATGATTAAGTATTTCTTTAGAACTAATTTTTTCCTTACCATTATTTGAAAGTTTTAATACATTAAGTCTTACCTGCTTAATATCCAACAGCAATTGCCAAAGTAAATTTTCCTCAGTGTGGTTTTTACTAATCAAATCTTATTTTCCCCCCTTATCATAAATACATTTGATATTTAAGATTGCAAAATACAAATTTGCAAACCAACCAAAAATTAATATAAATGTTAAAAAGTCTACATTGTTTTTTGCAATATCTAATGTTATAGAATTAGTAGAATACAACATTGCTAAAATATTCATCACCAAAGCTAATTTGTTCAATAGTCAATCACCTCTCAATTAATCAAGACTATATGTAATTTCGGTGATGTTATCACCACACTGAATACCCATAGCACGCATTTTGTTTCTTGCAATCTTTGCATTATTCTCAGTATCAAATATCCATAATGTGCCCTGTGGTGGCATCGGATGAACGCCTAAAAAGCCTTCAAGTTTTGATACATATTTAGGTACTTCTCGTGAGCCTTTTATCAGCCAATTGATGTTTCCGGTTGCAATTGTATAACCTTTGTTTTCCATATATAAACCTTCTTTCTCACAACACTCTCCATATTTTTTGTACATACCGATTGCTTTCTTCTACCGCAGGAAGAATTATTGTTGCACAATGTTTGTCGTCTTCTTTAAATTCCGAAATTGCTGCAACTAAATTCTTGTCTGAATAACTATCTCCATCAAGTGAAAAGATTTTTCCATTCTTAACGCCAAATAAGCCCCAAAAATGTGATTTATTTGCTAAATATGTAAGTAATGAATTATCTTTAACATTTAACGAATTGTATTTTGCAACTGCATCAAAATAATCATTTAAAAGCATTACCCTCAAATAGACCTTATCTATTGACTTGTTTTTTACAACTTCGCTTAATACAGGCAATGGTTTTGAAAAAAATTTAGTGTTATATTCCATATAATCCCCTCCTAAAATAGTCTCTATATAATTAATCGCAAATATTTCAAAAAAATTTGAAAATTTTCTCAATTTTCGCAAATTGTTTACAAAAGAGTAAATCAAGGCATAAAAAAAGCCACCCTTCCGGTGGCTCTTTTTAGTTTGATTAAATTATGCAACATCCTCAATGTATTCTTCTGATTTTGATGTATACATGTTATGCAAATTTTTCTTAGCTTCCTGAATGCTCTCATTCATAAGTTTATCAAAAATTGCAACACCAATATCAGAAGCAAGTAACCAATCTTTTGATTCTTCAAAATTTTCCAAATACTTTTCAAACTCCTTTTGCATTTTCTTATCCATAAATTCCGTACCATGTTTATCAACAAAAATACGATATTTACGAATATCAATTGCACAAGATTTTGTAATAGCATAAATAAGATTTTGAATAGACTGCATCTCATTTTTTGTAATAACGTTCTTCATAATTCTACCTCCTGTTGTGCTCACAACAAAATAACAAACTGAGCATAAATTTAATATGTCTGTTATTTTTTATTATGAAAAAACAAAAAGCAAATACCCAAAAGTATCTGCTCAAAATTTACTTTTATTAAATTTATAATAAAAAAAGGAACGCACTTTTCTCAAAAAGTACATTCCTTGAATTTAAAATATATAAAATTAAATCATAAATAATAATTACTATACACTTAGTGTAGCACAATAAATTAAAACTGTCAAGGCCGTTAGAGGATTTTCTTAAGAGCCTCAATTTCCCTTATAATGAACTTTTGCCGTTCAGTATCATAATTATAAATATCAAGATTAAAACCGTTTCTAAGACCGATAAGTGACTTCATCATAAGCAACGATGCTGTTTCCAATCTATAATTACCGGATGAAATTACAAATTGGTCACAGCCTCTTAATATTGTACATAGTCTTGGTATATTTTTTACTTTAATCTTATTAATTTTAGTCGTGTAATGTTCCATAATTCTCTCCTTTCTTAACAATGAATTTATTAACATCATTAAATCCAATTTGTTGTCCGCTTTCAGGTAGTTCTGCAAGATATATCAATGATTCATTGATTTTATCTAAAACCATTTGTGGCGGTGCGGCAGTTACAGCTCTATAAACAGTTTCAAAATCATATATATCATGATATTTCGTTTTCACTTTTAAAAATTCATTTAAAAAAGTTACATAATCAGTAATGTTATGAATTTCTAATTTGATAAATTCAGATTTGGTTAAAGGTATATATTGCATTTTCTTATATGACATTTTACTTAACTTTTTTTCTATTATTAAATCTTGAATTTTACTTTCGACCAATCTCAATGCAAGTGCTGCTAATGGTACACAAAGAACCCATAAAAACCCAGCAGCAATTTTTAGCATAATTCTTTTATCAGGTGGAACAGAATCATAATCAATTGGATTAATAAAATTAGAACAAGCATAGCTACAAAGAACTATAATAATTGCCAATATAATATTAACAACTATGTATTTAAACTTTTTTGAATTAAATGTCTCTTTTAATTCAGAAAAAAAATCTTGTCTTTTGTTCTTCTTTATTTCTTTACAGGTTTGTTTTAATTCTAAATTATTGTTAATTTCCGGAAAAATACAATATTCTTTAGCATTATTAACTTTCATTATTTTTCTCCTTTTTGATTATCGTAATTAACTTTTTACTGAAATTTTTGTTAATATTATTGCTGTCATTAAAAAGCCACTGTGTTTCTAAAAATTCATAGAATAACTCTGTTGATAACTCGTTGTAATGCTTATTACCATAGACACCAGACAAAGGTTGGCTAAGATTAAAAGCTAATTGTTTTTTACAATTATGGTATTTGAGTCCGCAGTTCTTGCATTGTAACAAATTGTTGCATAACCAATTTGCAAAAGTCTCGACAGATAAATTTTGTATCTTTTTAAATTCCTTTTCGATTAATTGTCTGTAAACATTACCACATTTACAACGGCTACAATTAATGAGTGAAGTTTTTTGATTAGTTTTAGTACAAGTTTGTATGTAAACCGGATGGTCAAAACAATTAACATTACCATCATCAACACAAGAATAGAACGGACATAGTTTTGCCATATCTTCTTTAATCATTGATTCTCTCCTAAAACGCTTAAATCAAAACCTGATTTAACAAAATCTACAGCCATTTGATGATTAATACCATTGCCTAACTTTGCATAAATCGTATCCATATCTTTGGTTGAAAATGAAGTGCTGCAAATTTTGTTAAAATCTCTTGTATTATTATTGTAATATCTGTAAAGTGTTGGTTTTGATGAACTCCTTAACGCTGATGAACATTCCCTACTAAAATATTCACAAAGTTCAACATAGAAATCTTCGTCAGAAATGATATTATCCAAACAGATATAAACATTGAATTTTGGAATTAAAATCAGTTCATTATTGTAATTAATATAACTTTTTGGAAAGACAAGCATTGTCTTCCTTATTGAATCAAGCATCTGCATTAATTCTCACCCTCTGACCGCATTTATCACAGTATTTTGAATCTTTTCCAAGTAAGTTATCACATTCAGGACAAAATGCAATTTGAGCCTTTGGAAAGTTATATACCGTTGCTTGTACCGGTATCTGTTTTTGTACAGAATTTCTGTGAATACCATATGCACAAGTTTTTGTACAATCATCTTTATAAAAATTCTCACAGCCTGTACAATGTTCTAAATCTTTTTCTAAAACTTCTTCGTATGTCATAATAAAAATCTCCTTTTGTTTTTTGTTTCTATATAATTAATCGCAAATATTTTGAAAAAATTTGAAATATTGCTTAAAATTCGCAATTTATTAAAAAAGGTTACAGAAATTAATCTTTCACCATATAATTGTGAAAATCATATAAATAGCTTTCCGTAAAACCACATTCCTTTACGGTGTGTGGCAGTTGACATTCTTTACCCATTAATTATTTTTCCTGTTTTTTAGGATAATCATATTGACTTTGATCAATTCTGACATCAAGCATTTCGATGCCTAAAGTTTTCTTTTTTGCATAAATAACTTTAACTTCATCACCAATAGAAAAATGTGGATATCTTTCATCTAACGAGCCGTCAATTTTCTTTACATTATATATGCCTTTTAAATTGTATGAATGTTCATCAGCAGAGTTAAGAACCTTAACAGAAAGTCTTACATTTGTGCTTGTAGATTCACTATCGTATCCAACAATCACGGCGGTTCCGGTTTGTCCGCTTTTTTTAAAATAATCGTTTGATTTTTTTACACATTTAAAAACAATTATACCAATTACAATTAACAAAACTATAATTGCCACAAATAATATTTTACCAATCGTACTCATCAAAACTTTTCTCCTCCTTTTTACCATAAAGCCAATCGTTGTCAAAATAAACAAATACAAATACAACGCCCAATATAAGCAAAGCATCAATTATCCAAAATACAGCTAAAACAGAATTGGCGTTTTTCAACATTGATTTTTTGACTTCTTTTGGACTTGTCTTGTTAAGATAATATTTACGAACATAATCAATTTTGTTATTGTCAAGTTTACAATACACTACGCCGGCAGAAGTCAATTCATAGACCTTAAATGATATTCTTTCGTGTGATGACAAGTAAATATAATTCCCACTTTCATAAGAATATTTACCTTTATAGTCTTTAGCACTTAAATACTTATATGGGAAATATTTTGTTACATTTTCCGGTTTGTACTTATGATTATTAATTGTAATTTCATCACTTGACTTTGATTCCCAATCCTTCGTATTCCATTCGTAATATGTTTCTGTATGTGAACTTGTATGAGTATTGCCGTTAGCATCGGTATATGTATCTGTAACCACTCTTGTTTTCATTTCATATTTTTCTCTTTGATAATAAATATAAGAGTATTCGCCTGATATTATATCGTTCATAGCTACGGGTTTAGTACATACTACATTTGCCTTTGCAATTACTTTTCCTGCATTGGTATCAACCAAATGGTCAAACATATCTTGAGTATCACAGCACTGAATACGATTTACTTTGGAATTATGTTCGTCTACTTTGTTGATAATAGAAGAAGTTGTATATATGCCTATTCCTATTAGCAAAATAACAATTATTATTGAAACAAGAGCTTCACGCTTCGTTACCGTAAAAGTATCACAATCAATCAGTACATTATCGTTTTTAGTTTTCAAAAACATCCCCTACTTCCGATACACTTTCATCAAACTGCAAATATTCCGAATTATTAATCATTTTATAATTTCCAAGGAAAAACTTATTTACCGGATTTCTACAATATTTTCGATAATTTTTCACTTGTTGGTTATAATCTTCTCTGTAATCAGATATTTTGTTTTCACAGGAAATAATTTCATTACTCAGCTTTTCATATTGCTTGTCAGCTTTAAGCGCAGGATATTGCTCAGAAATAGCATTAAGAACCGTAGATGCTTTATCAGTGCCGGAGGAGATTTCTTTCCTTGCTTCTGCGAAATCTGTCATAATGCCTTTTTCATAATCAGAGTATTTTTCAACAACCTGAGCAACCTGTTTGATTTTTCTGTTTCGAGTATCCATTTGAACATTAATTGACGATGCTGATTCAAAGATTTGTTCTTCCTTGTTTATTGCTGTCGTATTAATTGAAAGTTTTGTTAAGAAGAATGCTACTACAATAGCTACTATAATACCTAAAATAATAAACATTGTTTTCCAATTAATTTGTACTGTATTTTTATTATCCATAATTTTTAATTCCTTTCAGTTTTATAAATGTTTTTTCTGTATTCCATAGGTAACACAATATTGATGTATTCATCACTGAAATTGACATAAGAGCCTACTTTGGTGCCACGATATTTGAAATATAAGTGTGGCAATGTGGTCCAAAAATTAGGTTTAACGGCTAATTTTGTATTGCTACACACATAAGTGATTTTGTGTGGTTCACTGTACTTTTCGGAAAAGTCCAAAGTATTTTTTGACTCATTATATAAATTAATATGTTTCTGAATCAGTTTACCGTTTCGTTTTCTATGATAATAATTAGCATACAATTTCAGATTGTAAATATCATTAATGTTAGTATCAATAGGATCGTATATAACTTCATTTTTCACTTCAAACCATTTTGGTTCACATTTTTCAATCCACATAGACTTTTCATCACAGTTACCGTTCACAACTCTGTATGCAAAATATATCAATCCTTCATATACAAACAGAAAAACTATATATATAATTGTTACGATTGGAATTTCGGTTAAAAAGTACATAAAAGCCGTTAATAATGCATTGATAATTAACAATATTAGAACATATAACATTTTATTTTTCCTTTCAGTTTAACTTGCTTGTAACTTGCTAAAAAGCATATATTTTCAACTATTTGGCTTTATTACTTGTTATTTTACTTGCCGGTAACTTGCTGATTTTTTATAATATTGTTCACTTTGAAATCACACTTGTTAAAATTGTGCTCATCGTCAGACATTTTAGGCTGTGGTAATTTGCAATAATATATAAATGTGAGAATAGATGAAATATTAAAAATCAGGAACAGTGCAGCAATCATAATGTTAATTTTCACAAGAAAAATCCTCCGTCATGTTTTCTATATCTGTTTTGCAAAGCATCAACTTTTCACAAGATTTTTCATCAAAAACATACGGTACAAACACATTTAAAGTTTTTGTAATTCCATTGTAAAAAGTAGCAACAGCAATTTCAGACAAAAAATATTTGTTTTTATCAAAAGAAATAATATTTTTATTATCAAAATCAATTAAACCGTAGTAATCAGAATTAGTCATCAATTCATTGATTATTGAATTTCTGTTATCGTCTTCAATTTTATCAAAAATCAACTTATAGTCCTTAATATAAATCAAATAACAGTTTACTAAATCACAATCAAATTTATCAGACAAATCTTCTATAGTTGTAAACGGTTTATCATATAATTTTAATATTCTTCTTTTATCAATTTTACGCCCACAACTCCAACAATACGAAATATCTTTCACACAGTTTTTTGATTCAAAAATTTCGTTTAAATTTGCACCACAGATTTCACATCTACCGTTTGGACCTATATAAGTTTCTCTTTCAAATGTTTTTATGGTTGGGAAATCTTTAATTGCCTCACCTATTTCAGTTCTCAATGTTCTAATTGTTTGATACATTTCATTAGGTGAAGAATCTTGGTTAATATTTTTTGTTTCTTCTGCTATTAAATGATTAACTCTTTTAGCAGTTTCATACTTATTAAGTAATTCATCCATTGATAACATATCTCCTTATTTTCAAACCTTTTCGTTCAAAACCTCAACAAATTTCTTGAATATTTTCGTAGGGATTTTCCGTATTTTATCCTCAACACTATCTCCGTATTTCAAATATTCAATAGCAAAACTTCCGTACAAACTTTCTTCTTTTATAATTTCACTTATAATTTTGACAGTAAGTTCTCTGTCGGTTCTTGCAACTATCAAAGAAGTTGCAAATTTTTTGCAAATATTTTCGGTTAAATTTTCAGAATTTTCTTTTATTTTTTCTCTGATATTTTCAATTTCTTTAATATATTCCTTTATTTCTTTTTGTTGATTTTCGGAGACAATGCTGATAATATCATCAAGGTCATTCGCAAGTAAATGCCGATATACAAATGTAAGGGTAATTTTACTAAAAGCCGAGTGAAGTTCAAAGTATTCATCTAATTTTATTTTGAGCATAAATTCTCCACCATCTTTTTGTCCTATACGAAGTACCCATCCTTCACGGTTAGTATTTCTTTCTGTATGAGCAAGATAAAGAATATCAGAAAGATTTTTAAAAGAAAATGTTTGAGGAACAGGAAAGTCAAAATCATTTGCAATGATATGAGTTTCATCAAGTGAAAGAAGTTTTTCTGTTCTTAAGTCTCTTACGGCAAGTAAATAAAGTGATTTTTCATTACCGTAATTTATTACTATTCTGTTTTCAGGATGTATAAGTTCAAAGATATAAGTATATCCTTCCTTTATTTCCTTTAAAAATTTTGGATATTTCTTTTTTAGAAGTTGTTCTGCCAATACAATCTGGTCATTTTCAAAAGAGCCATTTGTAGTGATGAGAGGTTTGTTCTTATAAAGTGAAACTATAATAGTAGAACCATCTTTTTTGTCGGTTGTATATACATAAGTGCTTTCACTCACGAGTTTTTTAATAATATCCTCTTTTGTTTCCGACACTTCGTTTACATTAAAGAATTTATCAAAGGGATATGAAACTATTGTCATTGTTTCAATATCTATTACTTTTCCTCTGCAGAGTTTTGCAAGATTATGAAATCCTGTCGTCCATATAACAGCATTGTATTTAAGACCTATTAGATTATCTTTATAAACAAAATTTATTGTAGAAAAAATTATAAAAAGATATTTCAATAAAATTGAATCCGACAACATAGATAAATCACATTTTTGAACTCTTTCGTCAGTAACATTGTGCTTAACATTTGGATACAAAAGATTGAATATATTGATTTTAATGTTCGGAACATTCAGAGAAATAATGTAATCCTCAATTTCGTTTCTGTTATCTAAATTCACATCATTGTCTTCACAATATTTTTTCACGCCTTCTATTGCAGTATAATACGGATTAAAGGTTTGCGTTTTTATATTAAATTTTTTCTTAAAATAATTTATATATAAAAACATTTCAGTTATATATTTCATGTATTTCACTTCACTTTTCGAACCTTAATTTATTTATACGATTTTATATTTTTTTGCTTCTTCACGAGTAAGAAATACCTTTTTCTATAAAAATCAAAATAAACTCCCCTTATTTACATAGCGCCATGATACCGGTGCTTTATTTAATTTTGTTTTCGGGCAATTGTCATAATAAATACCCTTCTTCAAACATTTATTTTCAAATTCACAATAACCATAATCACAAGGTCTTTTTTCATTCCATTTAGGAAACAGAAATGCATTTAATTCAATAGATTGTCTGTAAATTATCAAGTTGCTAATATGCCAAAAATATACTGATTTATCATTTCTCTGACAATCTTTTTCTTTTTGAATGTAATCGCAGGTAAATTTGCCAAAAACTCTACCATTAATAATATTATCAAAAAGAATAAAATCATCTTTGGTATAGTAACAAAAGCTCACTATATCTTTTTTTGTTTTTGCTTTACCACAGTACAAATAACAAGTGAACGGTGGCTCTAATTTTGGTTGACTTTTTCTTTCAATAAAATTATTTTTCTTTTCACAAATAGAATTAGCTTCCAAGGATTTCACATTAACTAATATGGATTGCAATATTATCGCCTCTTATTTTTTAAAAACATTTCTGTACTTAAAATCAATGTTTTTTATATTTGAATTTTCAACTTTGTTTTCAAATTTTATAGAATCGTTATTATAAAAAACAAAATTCACTAAACTTATTAGTAAAATAACAACCAAAAATATTGATAAAAATATCAGTAAAAGAACACCAAGCATAATATTTTCACCTCTCAATCATTCCAATCTAAATGCTGACCACAGTTGCCACAATAACTTTGTAATTCTTTTATAACAAAACCATTTTCTCCGATAAAATCTTCATTAAAATTATCACTAACCTTTGTTACTATAAGTTTCTTACAATTAGGGCAATAGAATCTTTTGTAATTCATATCACCGCAAACAATATTTTTTGTTATAGTTTTTTTGGGTATGTTAAAAATTTTTTCATTTTTGCCTATTAAGCCAAATTCAACAAAATTCATTGCAAAAGCATCAAGTTCTTTTTTTATTTCACTTTTTTCTTCATCTGTTAAGGAATATTCACAATCGTCTAAATTGTTTAATATTTCCTGAGCCATTTTTGCATTGTTTTGAAGAATTACTAAATCATTATTTGTTAAATTTGACTTTCTTTTACAAGTAATCATATCAGGTTCACCAACAAGGCATACCTCATAAGGTTCTTTATTCATATATTTTTGCAAGAAACTTTTTAATCTCATAGAATGGTAAAGATCTTTAGGCTTTGCATTTTTACGATTACAACTTTTAATCATTCCGGTTGCAGCTTGAATTACTGCCCTCTCATTAAGACGAGCAATTTTTTCTTTGTTTTGTTTAATAAAATAAAAGAAAAAATAATTAAAGGCAAAATGATTACGCCAATTTTCATTGATTATAAAGTAAACAGTATGTAAAATTTCAAGGCATTCCAATCTGCCCTTTTTAACACCTTCAACAAAAAGACGAATATCCTTAATTGTGGTATGTTCACCGTTAGGTTGAATATATGTCTTGCTTATCGGCTTTTTGTTAGTAGTAATTTCTTTGAGTGTTGGTGCAACTAAAACAACCGTATCGACATCTGACTCTTTATCACTTAAATGGTAGTTTTGACTACCAATAAGAAAACAGCCAATAATATTTTGAGGATTATTAACAATTTCTGTTGCAAATCTGTTATGCCTTTCTAATGCTTTGTAAATATAATAATCTTTACTCAACGTTGTTATTCTCCTTTACTTTTTCATTTTGTAACCACAGTCAGGGCAATAATCACAGTTATAATTCCATTGTCCGCCCTTGTTACCGCAATTAGAACATTTGAAAAGTGGTTCGTCATCGTCTTCTGTGGTAACATCAATCCAATAAGCATGTTTTACTGTATCAACTGCCGGATATGTTTTAATTTCTGCATTGTCATCATTTAATTGTTTTTGTGCCAACTGAAAAGCAAACATATACCAATCAAGTATATCTGTTTTTCTTTTACCTATATCGTCTGAATAGGCATCATACTCACCAATGTACTTTGCTAAGATTTTACGAGCTTCAGAACTTATACCGGTTGCATCAGAAAAATCAGAAAAAATATCATTGTAAAATTCTTCCAAAACTTCTTCTTTAGAATAAAAATCATAATTTCTATAATCTTCTATTAATTCTTCAAGCCCATACTTTTCCTTTATAAGTTCAAGGACATCTTCTTTTACAGCATCTTCATCATAAATGTAAAGAGGTCTGCTGTGGCAATTTATCTTTCCTTCAAAGTAGCCTACATCTCTTACCATATCATTAAATTTTTCGTAAGTCATATTGTAATAATTAGTAGCAATCAGTTCACCTAAATCACCTGATATATGTAGTCTGCAATAATCTTCTTCAAAAAGAAATCTTATTCTGTATTCAGAAGATTTTGGGTTTTTAAAATCCAAAATTTTAATATTTCCGTAATCAGTTAATGTTGCCTTATGGTTTTCAAAGCATTTCTCAGCTATTTCCACATCCATATTATTCCTTATTCCTTTCTACATAATCTTTGTATCTTTGACAATATTTGTTTGCTATACACTTGTAGCATTCTTTTACGCTAAAACAATCATCACTACAGTAATAATCATATTCCTTAACAAGCACAAGCCTGTCATTTGGTTCACACCAATCCATGTGTGTTTTGCCCGACTTATAATATTTGTCAAGTGCCGGTGCTCTGTGAGCTTCAAGATCACAGAAGTTACTATCATCAAAATTATCTTCACTTATACTTAAAGCAAGTGTTTTAGCTTTACCTGCTGTTGTTGCAAAAACGATTTCAGCATTAAAGCCTTCGTATTTGTTTTTCACTTCCCACGCTTTCATTCGTCTACCTCCAACAATTCGGGGTTATCGTATATGTTGCCGATAATTTCACAATTATCTACACAACCGTTAATTTGATAGTCTGCTATATTTTCACACCACGACCATAAAGCTTTTCCCTCAGAATCATTAAAACAATATTCTTCTATGTTTAAGTGTAATTTGCCACTATCCCAAGCAACTCTATAATAAGAGTTGTTATCATAATCTGGCTTTAATATATCGCCCTCAAATATCTTTTTGCCGTTCTTATCGATCAAATTTGTATATTCGCCGACTGTTTCAGGTATTACTTCAATCAGAGTTGCCGTTGCATTGTTTACTAAACTGTTTAATAAAATTCCTGCAACGCCTACACAGATAAAGTATTTATCATGTTTTACAATCAAAGAACCATAGACAAATCCGTCTTTAAAGTATCCAACACTATATTGCATATTTTTTTTGAGTATATAGTCTTCTTTACGAAGAGGTTTACCTCTATATAAATGTACTCTCATATCGTTTCCTCCTTAATTTTTAAATTATCAACAATTTTTAAGTTTCATCGTCAGTATTTTTTTCATATTCATCTTTTGATATCATTTTTGCTTGAAAACCGTCTAAACCAAGAATACTACACACCTTTTCTTCCTTGATAGGTAAATCAATAGATACATAGAATACTGTTTCGTTATTAGTTGAATCTATAATTTCGTAATACCATTTTTCCAAATTATTGCCTCCTTAAACGGTAGTAACCTGTTTGTTATAATCCAATAACAATTCCGGGTTATCATAAATATTTCCGATTAAATTCATATTTTCCCACTCAGATTTATCATATTCAGTGAATGTGCAAATGCATTCGTCCTTACCGTCATGTTTTAGTATCCAACGGCAGTTATTTTCATCCCAAGATACAACAGTCCTTGTTACAGCAGCATTTGCGATTCCCCAACTATCATCACGCCACTCTAAAATGTCTCCATCAAAGATTCGAGTGTTATTAATATATTTACCGGTAAACTGACTTACAGTTTCAGGAATAACCTCAAATTTTTCAAAATCAATATTACCGTCATTAATGTTGGTTCTGCCGGAAGTAATATAATAATGTTTACATTGATGTACGATTGCTACAACAAGAGAACCATATATCCATCTTTTTGTATCAGTTGTCTTTCCTTTAAATAATATATCTATCATAATTTTCCTCACACATACATAATATTAAAGTAATAAGGCAGAGTAGGTAATTCTGCCTTATATTTTTTACTTGAACAACGAAGATTGATTACCAACTGCGTTATTAGCATTTGCCTGTGTTTGTAGCTTTTTGCCAAGTAAGTATCTTTTCTGTTCTTTAACGCTCATTGACTTGTCATTCATATTGCGTTTAAAGAAAGGACAGAATTTCTTTTTGCATACCAGTTCTTCAAGTGCTAAGCAACTGGCTATTCTTCCTTCTTTGCAATACATTGCGCATTCTGTCATTGTTTCCGGTTCAATTTGTGAAAGTAAGATTCTTTCATTTACGTTTGGAATTTCCATAATATTTATTCTCCTTATACTTTTTGTGCTTGGCTCCAATAGCCAATAATTTTTGAATCGTTTGTTACACATTTAACCCTTACATAACAAGGATTAGACATATTTTTCATTGTAATATTGTTTTTAGTAGCTGTTACAGTTCTTGCATTTGAAAAACTTTTATCATTTGAATACTGAACTTCATATAACTTGCAATTTTCTGCTTTCCAATATATCGAGACTGTACTACCACTTCGGCTAACGCCTTTTATAATTATCTCCGGTGCAGTGGTATGTTGCGAAAGTACCTTTTTGCCTTCTGCATAGAGTTTTTGTCCGTTTAATTCAATAAATGGTCTGATATAATAGTAAATGTATGTTGAATGAGGCAATTCTTTAAATGTGTACGTATTTTTATCAACCGTACTTATTAAATAAGCATCATTACCACTTTGATTACATCTAAAAATATCATACTTGACATTATTGTTATCTTTATCCCATTGAATAGAAATTGTTGATGATGTAGATACAATCAAATCTGTTTTATTAATCGTATTTGGTGCTGTTAAAACATTTACCTTAGTAGTTGATTGATAATGTTTTCCGATACCTTTAAGTTCGAAAATATTAATATCACCCGGTGTTAATGTATCTTTGTTGAAATTCACAGCATAATCTTTACCTTCTTCAAGTTTCATTCCGTTATATTCAATATCAAATTTATATTTACCGTTTGGATATGCTTTTGATGAAGTGATTCGTGTGTTTTTAATTGCAGCAGGCACAATTTTAAATTGTCCTTTTGCTTTACCAATAGCAAAGAGTTTGTTCTTATTAGTAAGTGTTACCGTACCTGTGCCTACTTCTGTATTATCAATGTAGTCAACAGTGTAATTTTCCATATTGATTTTTATACCGGCTTTTGTTTTTGCAACAAACTTAGGCTTTATTTGTTGCCCTGTGTACTCGTAAGATGCTTTATCAAAGGTAAAAGTATAATTATGTATATTTACATTGTAAGACACAAAATAAGTAAATAAGCCTATTACGACAAGTAATATCAGTGCTACAATTGGTGTGGCGTAATTAATTCTTGCTGACTTCTTCAAGAACTTCACCTACCATTTCCGATAATTCAACATTCTCTGAACCATCACTGTTATTTTCTTTATCTGGTATAAATTCAGATACTTCATCAGCACCATTGGTATCGTCTTTTTTTAGTGAACCCAACATACCAAACATAAAGTCATTAAATTTATTTTGCATTTCAGCATCCGATAATTCGGAATTAGATAGATCCTTCACAAGAGAAGTGATACCGCCTAAATTATTTTTTACAAGCTTTTTTGCAGCCTTTTTGGTCTTTCTGTCAACCTTTACCTTCTTACCGTCTAAAATGTCATTTAAAACGTTTTCATTACCCATTCGTATTATTCTCCTTTAAAATGATTTTGGCTTTTTCCAAGCCATCTATTGCATTATATATGCTGTTAATTCTGCCAAGCAGTGATTCTATTTGGTCAGATACATCTTGAGCACTATCAGTTAGTCTATAACCTTTATTACAAGCAACGATAGGAATACCGTTAGTTCTCATATGATTAATCTGTTCTCTTATTTGCTGTGTACCCAACCTTGTGTGCAGACTTATTTCAGTAGAAGTAATATATTGGTCTTCTCTGATTAACTCTAATACTGCAAGTTCTTCTTTGGTATTGCATTTACTCTTGTAATCCAATGTTATTCCTCCTCATTTACATAATTAATTAGGTTATTTAATGAAATATTTTTACCATCCAATTTGAATTTATAACCATTTTTATTTTGAAGTTTTAAAATTCCAATCATCGGAATACACTTCTTATCATCAGTTGTAAAAACTGTTCTTTTTTCGTTGTTAATAATCTCAAAAAACATATTTTTTTCACCACCCAATATATAAATCGCAAATATTTATGAAAAATTTGTAATTTTCCATAAAGTTCGCAAAATATTAACAAAATTGTATTTTAAAAAATAAAAAAAGCCACCAAAAGGTGACTTTTTAGTATTATTTAGAAATAAGTTTAATATTTTTAGAATTTAAAATCTTTTTTAGTTCATCAATATTACCTGAAATAAATTCATCATTATGAAAAACAAAAAACATTTTGCTGTTTGCCAAGTGCATATAAATATTATTATTTTTTTCAAAAGCAACATCAATTCTTTTGAGTTTATATCTATATGTCAAAGGCTTTCTTGAATTGTCCTTAATTACCATATCAATTGAATCATTATCAACCTCTATATAATGTGGAAAATTGTTCATTTTATTTTTAGACTGAGCGTTAACCTTAATTTTATGATTGAGGAATGGGTCAATAATAAGAAGATAAAAACCGATAATACCTAACACAAGAGCAAGAGGAAGATTAACTTTATCTTTCATATAACCAAATACTGAGAATAACATCAAACCTATACCACCTAAAGCAAATACAAGCCTTGAAATCCAAAGTATCGGATCCATAAATACCTTTTGTGTCACTATAAATTCAATATCCTTTTTATTGATTATTGATTCGTATGTAATTTTATTTTGCATAAATTAAAATTCCTTTCTTACAAATTAATACTTTTTTTAGCCAATTCATCAGCCATCTCATTATAAACATCTCCTGAATGAGCTTTGACTTTCTTGAATTTAATGTTTGTTTTGCCCGAACAGAAATCAAAGAATTCCCTGTACCGATGAGTTACTTGCTTGTTAGCTTCCCACTCACCTGTACACCATTTTGCTATTCCCTCATAGTCGTGATAAATAACAACCTCTTTGATGTTATTTTGTACTGCAAAACTCATAGCCGACATTGCAGCATAAATCTCACCTGTTACATTTTTTGATGTAACAATAGGTCCTGAAAGCTTAGAACAGATTTTAACAACATTATCTTTCCAAATAATAATTGCACCTGAGCCACATTCAATCACATGATTACCGATTGCGGAGCCGTCTGTATAAGCAATTGCTCTTTCTTCAGCAGAGACTTTACTGTTTTTTGATTTTTTCTTTTCTGTTTTATCTTTTTTGGCAGAAGATTTGTTTTTCACGTCAGCAAATATTTCAGCTTCCTCTAACTCTAAAGTAGAAAATTTCTTATATATTGCTTTTGGAAAACCATTTACTTGTGAATTGCATTCATCCCAAGTTTCATAAACGCCGGGATTTCTGCCAACTTTTACAGCATAATACGCCATGTATAATTCTCCTTAAATTTTTTATTTTTTCTCGTTTGTGTTAATTGAAAATTTTTTGTGACACACAGGACATATAAGTTTTTTTCCTGCATAATAATCATTTACAACAGAACTTTTTCTTTGATAGTAATATACTTGACCACAATTTGAACAAGTAATTTTGTATTTTGCAGTTTGCATAGTGTATTTATCAAATTTCTTTTGCAATTCTGAATTTTTAGAAATATGTGCCGAGGGAATACAGCCGACAATTTCACAAATTTGTTTCCAAGTCTTGCCATGTCCTCTGTTTTTGTATTTCACTGCATCAACAGCGTGAGCATATTCGTGTCTTATTACATCGTAAAACTCATTTTCAGGACACTCAAAAACTAAATCGTTAATTCCAATTTTAATTGGTCTTCCATTTTTGACGCAGCAATATCCACATTGAGAAACCCCAGTGAAGTGCACTAAATCAATATCACTTGTATCAATATTAAAAATTTGATCCAAACGATGATATTCATTAGCTATATCTTGTAAGTTGTACATATTTTCTCCTTTTTATTTTTATTTTTAAAAATTTTTCAGTCCAATATATTATAAATTACTATATATAATATCTATCTTAATTATCTTCCTACTTATTTCCTATGTATCTTCTAAGAACCGATGCCAGAACCAGAGCGTACTGTGAAGAGAGGACAGAGTTTCCCCAAGGGCATTTGAAGAAACTCCTTCCCCTCTTCGTTACAGTAAAAATGACAAAAACAGCTTATGCCGTCGCCGTCGCTAAACCGCTTGATCGGACACTTGACGAGTTGTTAGACCAATATCCAACCTGCCTCAATGGTATAGATCCCTCATTGTTGAGTGTTTCCACTCACCGGCAGTTCCCAGAACTCTATTGAATTCCATCCTCTTCCTTTTAACCATATCAACTTAGTTGACTTAGGCAACGGTATGGAAGAACTTCACCGCTCAGGACAGGGTTACTTGGTCAAGCCGCTTTCGCCCCGCCCCACCAATTTTATAGTTAAGCTTGGTGATACTCTTTTTGATTATTTTATTTCCCCAAAAAGCCATAAAAGGAACTGTATTAAATTTTTCTGCTCACACTATATATATCACGCAATTTTTATTTTTTTAGAATTGTGAAGAAATACAAGTGAGTATATTAGTTCTTTAACCTCATAGGAAGCACCATAAATAAGAATTTTTCGTTTGAATCATCATCCTTATTAGGAACAATAACGCTCGGAGAAACCGGTCCTGCAAGCTTGTATGTAACCTTACTGTGTTCAGGTGGGATATTATTTAATGCCTCTAAAAGATATTTAGCATTAAAACCGATAGTTACAGGTGTTTCTTGCATTGTTGTCTCAATATCAATTGTATCTTCGACCTCACCAAGTACGGATTTCGTTTTAATATTTAATTGATTACCGTCAAATTCACAACGAATCGGATTCTTTTGTGAACTTTCGATTATAGGTGCACAACAATTTATTGATTCGGCTGTGCTGTCAACATCAATTATTGTTTCAAAAACAAACTTGTTAGGAATGGCATTCTTATAGTCAAATCTTTCGCCTTCAAGCAATCTGCTAAAGAAATCATATTCATCTGTTACGATGTGGATATGATTGGAAGAGAGCGTTATATTGACGATTTTTTCTTCTGAATCGCTTATTTCTTTACTGATACATTTAATCGTTCTTTTAGGCACTGTGAAGCTGTATGAACCTACAAAATCATTAAATAATCTGTATAAAGCTAAACGATAGCCGTCAAGAGCGTATGTAGTAAGACAACCATCCGAAAGTTCAAAGTTTAATCCTGTAGAAATAGGCTTTTGCTGACATTCATCAGCAGCAGCAAAAATCGGAACTGAAATCATTTTGAGAAAATCTTTTTCAGTAAGAGAAAAGTTTTCACCTGTTACTGCCGGAATCTCCGGGAAGTCTTCTGCGTTAATACCATTGATTTTAAATCTTGCCCTACCTGATTTAATTCTTACGAGGTTATTGTTTTCAAGAGCAAATTCAACCGTATTTCCTTTCACTTTTGAAAGAATATTATTGAGCATTGTTGCATCAACGATAATTGCTCCGGTGTCACTCACCTCAGCAGTAATTGACTTTTTAATTCCAAGCTGTAAATCATAGCCTGTAATTGTAAGACAATTTTCCTTTGCTTCGAGAAGTAATCCTTTTAATGTTGGGATTGTTGCTTTTACGCTTGATGCCTTTGAAGCCGAGGCACAAGCACTTTTGATTATTTGAGTATCACATTTAAAATTCATAAAATTTTCCTTTCTGACCTTTTTGGTCCTTACATTATAGAAATCGCAAATATTTCAAAAAAATTTGAAAAAAATCTCGATTTTAACAAAATATTTACATTTTTTAATAAAAAAGCCACCAAAAGGTGGCTTTTTGTTTTAATTAAATTAAAAAACTAAAAAACGGAACATAATTATTAATAAGTTCTGTTTTCTTGAAGATTGATTTTTTTACCGCAATGAGGGCAATAAACACCAATCTTTTCGCATTCTTTTTTGTGTTCTTCTTTTAATTTATCATCAGTCAGTGTAACTAACGATAAAATTTTTGGAAGTTTTCCATATTTTAATCTGCAGAAAGCAAGTTTCATAGATGAACCTGATTTTAAATTTGATGTAATAGCTGTCGGAAATGTTTCTTCTTTCCATTTACCATTATCAAATATAAAATCTGTTGCATTAACATAGCTGAGTTCTTCTTGGCACTCAGGGCAATGTACGATTTGTGATTCGTAATTACTCTTATACCGGGTAAGCTTAGAAAAATCCACATAATACTTTGAACCTTTTTTGTACTGTGGTAACAAATAAATATAAAAATAAGTAAAAATCATATATACATCACCGTAAGTTGACTTATGTAAACTAACAAATTCATAATCAATTGAATTATCGGTTAAGAAGTTTATTAATTCGTCATCATCACATACTTTGTCACCTTCTGCATCCATAAGCTCGTATTTGTGGATACCTTTGATAAACTCTTGAAATGAAACGCCTTTTTCTTTTGCGTTGAAAAAAGCATTTAATTCAGAATAAACTGCTGATTGAATCATTTAATTTTCTCCTTCTTACACTTCACTTATAATCTTTGAAATTTGTTCATTGATGTCACTTGAATCTGTGTCAAGCCATTCTTTATAAATGATATCCAAGACACCATTGGTATTCAAAAGACTTTTCTTTGTAAAGATACCAAAATTATCATAGCAAACATCTTCAGAAACAAAAACAATTTCTTGTTTCCAACAAATCTCATATGCATGTTGAATTGCATAATTTGGATTTGTTTTCTGTTCTTCCTGAACCGATTTGATGAACTCGTAGAATTCTTTATTGAGTTTATCTTTAAATTTTTCTTCAAAATTGACAAGATAATCTAAACCCAAGTGTTTCAAGAATTCATCTCGCATCTGATTATAAATTTCTTTAAGTTTAGAAATTGTATCTGAAAGTTTAGAAATTGTATCTGAACCAAACGCAGGAAGCACTTCATCCTTATAAACGGTTACATCATATAAATTAATTAAATTTTTTATTGCTTTTTTTTCGGCATTAGATGAATGACTACCTATCCTATTCATAATTATTGATAATTCTTGCAAAAAAGGCATTTCTGAATTATCTGAACGAAGGTAAGCATCATCCAACTTTAAAATATCTTCATCCGTAAAAACAACATTTGACTTTTCCATAATATTTTCTCCTTCTTTGTTATCAACGACCGGTTTTGAGATTGATTTAATTCCGTCAGAAATGGATTTTAGTTCTTCCTCAGTTGCCGGTCGCATTTTAGTGTTTTTGAATTCACTTGTAATCATATCATTTAATACATCTAAGCTAATATAACTACTTGACGGCAAAATAAGGTCATCATGCAAATTTTTAAACTTTGTAAAGTTGTTTTTTAAAAATTCTTTTTGATTATCTGTTAAACACTTAAAAACGGCTTTAACCGAATTAACCGAAAAATCATCAAAAAGAAGTATAAAATCACAAAGATTAAAGGTCACTTTTCCATATTTATCATATACAAAACAATCCTGTACTAAGTCGCATAAATTTTCTCTATTCATAAAATTTTCCTCCAAATAAGCAGCAAGCATAAGCCTGCTGCTTTTATTTATTTTTTCTTATTTATCAAGATAATGTGATTTTGGACCTGTGTTGCCTTGATAAAAATGTTTTCTGCAAAGAGAAACATATTTTTCATTAGCACCTACAAGTACCTGCTCACCTTCTCTTATAATATTTCCGTCACTGTCGATACGAGCATTGCACTTAGCAGCTTTGCCACACCAGCATACGGTTTTTAGCTCCTCAATTTCATCAGCCCAAGCTAACAGCCACTTACTACCCTCAAATAAATTATTTTGAAAATCAGTTCGTAAACCGTAGCAAATAACCGGTACATTTAAGTCATCCACAATATGTGTGAAAAATTCAATTTCAGATTTATCACAAAACTGTGCCTCATCGACAATAATACAATCATAGTCTTTAAGAAAACGGTTATCAATTGATTTAGCAAAGTTTTCGTACAGCCAAAAAAGTCTTTCAACAGAAACGCATTCTTTTTCAAGACCTATTCTGCTGTGTAAAACGCCGACATCTCTTGTATCAGTCTCAGGCTTTGCTAAAAGAACCCTTTGCCCTCTTTCAGAATAGTTATGAGCAACCATGAGAGCATTAGCAGTTTTAGAACTACCCATTGCGCCATATCTGAAATATAACTTAGCCATTGTTATCCTCCGTTTCTTCTTGATATTGAGATACCATTCTTATAAGATATTTCATTCTTAAACTGTCATTAATCAGACTAAGCTTTTTAATGATTGTATTTGAAAGAATAGTTTCCAAATCTTCAAAATACTCTCTCAATGTTTTTAAAATACCCTCACGGGCTTTTTTGTCATTGAGTTGTTTCCTTATGTCATCAATGGCATCTTCATCGGTTTGTCCGATTTCAAGATTGTCGTTAAATTCATAACGGTCCATATTTTTTATAAACGCAACAAGTTGAATTGGAAGATAATTATTTTGCTCGGTTTTAAGTTCATCAACAAGTGAATCAGGTAACTGTTTAAAACCGATAGCATCAACATAATATGCTGATTTTATATTTCCTTTTTCAAGAGTTATAATGTCACTTACTGATAAAGAGTGACCGTACCAACCAAGTGGCATAGGCATATCACTATTAAGCAAGCTATATAAAGAATTGCACAAGGAAAGTTGTTCAGATGATTTTGTCATATCAATATTATCTTCATATTTGTCACGATAAACTTGATAATAGTTTTCAGCTTTAATATCTGCTAAACCATTTTCAAGTTCATTAAATCCTGCAAATCGAAGATGACGGTTATCATCATTTTTTTTAAGTTGATAAATTGAGTAATACAAAGGGTAGTCAAACAATTCAGGAATGGTCCTGAAACATTTCACACAAGCATCACGGAGATTAATTTTTCCATTAGGAAAATATAAATCTCTTTCAACCTTTAATCCCGGTATTACTTCAACCTTTTCAAGGTCTGATAACATAACATAACCTAACTCACCGTATTCAACGCCCATAGGGCAACAGAAACCGAACATTTCAATATCTGAAACATTTCCGTTTTCATCCTTAATCAAATTGCCTTCGGTAATTAACCACGTAGCCGCACCGGCAGGATAGAAGAATTTAACAATTACTGTTGCATCTCCTCTCTTTCCGTCTTGGCTTGCAATCGGATACTTTTCAAACAATTTGATTATTTCTTTAGTTATAAGTTTCATAGTAAACCTCCGTTTGCAGCAGGATTGTTCCTACTGCTTAATAATTTCTTTTTTACAAAACATCTTCAATTGGAACAAAATCAAATTTATTTATTGAAATATCATCAATAAAATATGACGAATTAAATTTAGTAATTAACTCATCAATATCATTTAACTCTGATTCGAGAAGATATTGCAAAATTTCAATGATTCGTTTTTCAGGAACATAACTTTCGGTTTCAGGCACATTGCCTTTGCCAAGTTTTTCTTCCAAACTATCATGATCTTTAACATCAAAATTATATGTATCAATATACTTAGGGTTATTTGTAATATAAATACCTTCTCCTGATTCTTCCGACATATAATACATCGTATAATCGGTTAAATATTTATCAAAAATTCTAACCCACATTAATAACATTGGATTCCAAGGGGTTGTAACACGAATAAGCAAACTACCATCATTTTGAATTTGCATATCTTCAAGATTGCCTCTTATTGATAAACTATTTAGTTTATCATCAGTAAAGATTTCTGCATACTTAACAATATCTGTAAGTTCAACTACATCTTTAAATCTAAAAAAGCAATAATCTTCATTTGAATCCCCATCTAATGATTTTTGACCCCAAGTGTTAATTAAATCATATAATTTTGACAATTCGTTTTTCTTGCCGGATACCTCAATATCCGTTACACACCAATTAGGCATTCTTTACTATCTCCTTTTCAATCATTTCTTTTTGGTAATTGTCAATATCTTCAATAGAAATCCATTCAGGCTTTTTTTCGTTAGGGAAACTATCGTAAAGTGCTCTCATATAAGCAATTTGAGTTTCCACATTACCACCCCAAAGGAATTTGTTATGACCATTGCCATTACCCAAAAAGTAATTGCAATCTGTCTGCATTCTGCTAAGAAGTTGATACCTAAATGTTTCATCTGTTTTAAGAACTGATTTGTCAATAACCACTTCAGGTAATTTAACAAAAACCTTATAAAGTTTCTGATATGTTTCTTCATTAGTACCGTAGTACCAAGAAGAATTCTTTTCAAAGCAATATTTAAAATATATTTCTTTAAAAAGAGATAACTCATCAATATCTGTAAGTTCTGTTTTTCTCTCACAGTTATTGATAATGTCAAAGAACTCTTTGCTGTCGCTTGACTCTTCAATTGCCTTTGCTACCTCTTTATCTTGTATAATGTCATATACAAACTGAAAACCTGAATTTGCATCAGGGTTAAAGTAGACATGTTCCAAAACACGGCTATTTGGTGATGTACTACGCCAAGAAAAAATATCAAGATTTGCAAGTTTATCCATATCAGGGATAAATATTTGTGGTTCTTTTTTGCCGTATTGCCAAAAAGAATCGCAAGTACCATAGACACTGGAAAGAGTGTAATTTTGAATACTACCTACTGTTGAATCAGCAAGACACTCGCCAATATAAGCAATCGGAATATCAAGGTCTTTTTCCAATGCAATATCAAAAGGACCTCCGCCGCCGTTTGCATAATCATAAAGACCAACAGATGTATTCTTTTCAATAGTAACAAAGCCAGCAATGTTATCATTTTTTGCATCATTAATATCAATCATCTGCTGTAATGTCATTTCGGTTAACACAGCAACACAACCGCCGTTATAAGAATTAAGTAATTCTTGATAAAGGTCGTACAAAAGTCCTGACTTGGTATTTCTGCATTCACTTTCAAATACATCAAGGAAATCATCCTTACTGTATCCTTGCTGATTAGCAAGCCAAAGAACAGATGATTTGTCGGAAATGTCATACAATTCATCATATCTGCCATAGCCGGATGGATAAATATCATTATCCTCATATCCATTTGCTTTATCGCCGGTATCAAGAAAGATATTGGTGCAAACTTTTTGTTTGAGAAAATGCTCTGCTAATTTTGGATAATCAAGAATTATATTATTGTAAAACCAATCGAAAGCATCATCAATCTTTTCAGTATAGCCATATTTGCTTTTTCTAAAATCAGCAGCTAAATTTAATTCAACCTCATAAAGACTTTGATAATACGCTTCTCTGATTTTACGGTAAAGAGTTTCAATCGGATTATCCGAAATTAAAATTTCATTAATCTGGTTGTTGCTCAATTCATCATCAATATCACAAGACAAGTCATAATAATACTTGCCGTCTTTTTCTCTAATTACAACATCCTCATAATCTTTGAGAAAAGCTCTAATTTTACTTTCAAGTAATGTCATTACTTTTTCCTCCTATTTAAGCAACTTTTTCTTTTACTTCACAATTTTCTTTGATATACTCGGCAATCTGTTCAGCATCCTTAATAGCCTTAAAAAGTTCATCAGGTTTATTTTTAAGTGTTTCAATCCACGATTGAACATAAGCCAAATGATTGTTGGTATTTGATTCAGAAGCCGGTAAACCGTAATCGCAAGCAATTAACGAGGCAGCAATTTCTACCCTTAATTCTTCTCTTGCATACTCTTCCGAACCAAACCCTGTGCTCATATCTCTTGCAAGTCTGCTTGAATGTCCTGTCGAGTGGCAAAGTTCATGAAGTTGAGTAGTACAATACTCATATTCATTTTTAAAATTCTTCATTGGTGGTACAACTACCGTATCCATTGAAGGTGAATAATAAGCATCATTACCCTCTTCCTTGTACTTTACGCCCAAGTTAGAAATCAATGTATCAATGAAATCCAATCGGGTGATTTGAGGCATTTCGTGCTTTTCAGCAGCAGGCATACCTTCAATACAACTTTCGTGGAAAACATGAAATGTCATTGAACGCCAGATGAAATCTTTTTCGGTATATTTACCGTCTTTGATTGCCTGTCTGTATTCAGTAATTGTATATTTCTTTTTTTCCTCAGTGTTATATAAGTACCAATGTTCAACCGGTACTGATTTACTGCCCTTAACAAGATGCCATTTTTCGTTTGGATGGTACTTTCCATCTCTATCTGCAATCTGATTAAAAGTACACCAACGGTTTCCTTCCAAATTTTCTGACTGCATAATAAAAGAAAGCAAAATAGCATTAATACCATTGTACTTTCTGTGAGTAATACCGTTTTCAGGCATTCCCTCCACATACCAACCGTACTCAAACGGTATCCTGTTACTTTCAAGTGCCTCAATGTACTTGTCGATTAACAGTTGCCTTGTCGGATTTAATTTTGTTTTTCCCATAATACTACCTCCTGTCGTTGCCCTACGACTGAATACCTGATGAGCATAAAGTAATTTGCAAGTATTCATTGATACGGAAAAAATATATAAAAAAACAGAAGTAAAAATATACTTCTGCTGAAAATAAAAAAACACCGATAAACTCTTAACTCGTGGTTAATAAATTTATCGGTGTGCTGTATAAAATTTATATAAAAAAACAGCAGTATTTTCCTAAAGAATATACTACTGAATATTACAAAATATAAAATTAAAACATAAATAATTACTATCATTATAATAACGCAAACATCAACTAATGTCAATAGATTTCCTGCTGCAAATAACAAAAAAGAACACCACCGAAGTGATGTTCTTTCGTAAGAATTAACCGTTATTTCGTTCTCTAAGAAACTTTTGATAAGCAAACTCATCATACGTGTAGCAAGAACTCAAATATGCATCGTAATGGCTTTTTAGCATTACAGCAAGCTGTCTTGCTTGTTCCCAAGTTATGCCAACCCTCACAATTGTATCAGGTTTATACTCATACGTAGGAACAATCAATCCTTCTTTGGTTTCTCTGCCCGGACCGCATTCACAAGAAATGATAATATCAAGTTTATCGCTTGAAGCACCGGCAATTTTTAAAACCCTTGCCTGTGCCATACCATCGGTACGAATTTTTTTCTCTTTTGCTTTTCGGGCATTAAGACCTCCCGGATATGAACGCACGGGCATTGCATATTTATATTCTTTACCATCCTTTTCAGAACGTTTCCTACGCTCAACAACTTCATTTGCAACATCATTCTTCAATTGTCTTGAAAGAATGTCTTCTGCAAGCACAAGTGCCTTTTCAACTTCAAGATAAAAATCAATTGAGCCGTTAGGTACTCGTTTCATACTTGCATCACAATTTGCAAATGAAAATCTGAACCTGTTTATACGAAACGCATCCGGATAGATTTTCAAAAGTGAAGCTTTGTTGTTCTTCACACTTTTGTTGTAGAACTCTACTACAGTTGTAATAGGAGTTACTCTCTCAAAATATTCAGCCATAACTTATTTCTCCTTAATCTTATTTTTATCCATTTTATAGCCACAATAAGGACAATACGGATAAGAATCACTTTCATTGTCAACACAAATAATATTTTCACGTTTTGAATCAAAACAATTAGAACATTTAGCTGTTGCATATCCGACATCGCTTTTGAAACTCTCTCATAAAATCTAAAACTGATGTTGTGAGAGACGGTACAAATAAGATGTCATTTTCAGATAATGCATTAAGAATACACTTAAAACCTTCTTCTGAACGCATAATTTCTTGAATAACCATCTCGTAATCATCTTTGTACCAACCTTCAGGATACTGTTCAGGATTAGTTTCAGATGCTTCACGATACACAAAAATATAATCGTTTTTAGTGCCTTGAAGTATCAAATTTTCCAAAGCTAAATCAACAATATCTCTTACATCTTGTGATACTATTGTTCCATCTTCGTTATGTCTTATCTTATATGTTTGTTCTAACATAAAACACCTCTTAATCTTCCCAACCGTAAACTTCACGAATAGCAACTCCAACACTGTCGGTATATTTATCAATATCCTCTCGTGTGAAGGTATTATTGTAAATTTTGTCTTTAAACTCTTCAATCTCGTCTTCAAGAAGACTTGTCTTGAAGGTTCTGTAAAGATAATGGTTGCTTCCGTCATGATGTGAACAATCACATCTTAAATCGCTGTTTTCATCTACATACCATTTTGCATAATCACAATCAGTATAAAGACAATCAACGACCTTACCGGATTCAATAGTTTTGTATCCTGTTACTGTGCCGTTCCATCTGCCAATTTCGCCAATTATGATAATAGGCAAATCAAAAACAATGTTGCTAAGTTTACGACACATATCATCGAAAGGAATATCATTTAGTTCATACATTTTCTCTTGGAGTTCCGATTCAGAATATCCCGGATAATAGTAACTAAAATTATCTTTCCAATCATCAAAGTTCAAATCAGAAGGATAATCACTCCAAAGAGTATGTTCTTTATGTTTAACAGTTGTATTAGCCATAATAAACCTCCGATTAATAATCTTCCGGCAAATAGCCTTCTCTTTTCATTGTTTCAATATCTTGAAATTCAGCAACAATCATACCGCCAAAGCCGTAATCATTAGATGCAACATCATCCGGACCAAGATAAAGAATTGAATACTCATCATAATCACTGTCAATTGCAATAACTTCAACTGACTCATTATTTTTGAATGTATCAAATGCATCATCAAATGCTTCGTCAAGGTCATGATAACCTGCTTTGGTAGTAGACATACCACTATTTCGGTCATACTTGTCTCTCCAAGACCTAACACAGTATGAATATTCATTTTGAGGATAAAATTTCTTATATACATTAATAAGAGTAGTATCCTTTAAAACATCATTCTCACTGAATCTGATATGGCTATGTTTATCTAAAGAACCTTTAGTTTCACCGTAACAGATTTCATAAGCCAATCTGTTTAAAATTTCTATTTGTTTTTCACTGCCGTTTGGTAATTTTTCAATAAGGTTATTGATTTCATCCTCAAAATCATAATAATCTTTACCGTAAACAAGATTCTGAATATCCTTTACTCTGTTTTTTGAACTTTTGTAAAGATAACCAACATCAGAAATCGGACTATTTATGCTATCAATGGTTTCAACTGTTCTGATTCTATATTCCGAACCATCCCAATCCAGTGTAACAAAGAATGGGAAATTAGGAAGTGGTTCTTGTAATATAGTAGCATCTTCAACACTACAATCAAGTTTTAGAGCACCAAGTTCTCTTTGATTTTTTACTTTGGCAATCATAACAAAAGAATCACTATTAACTTCATCATCAAGAGTAATGTGATCCATTTTTGCAACAATTGAATTAAACAAATAATCGTTGAGAACTGACATACCTCTTTTGATGTATGTTTCAGGATTACTTTCTTCTCTGATGCCGATAAATTCACAATCAGGCTTAAACACCTTGAAGTTTTTTTCAGCAAGTTCTTCATTGATTGCTTCAACCAATACACAACTGAAATTTTCATTACCTTCTTTTGTGTATGTAACCATATAATTTTTATTAGTCATAATATACCTCCTACCCTGCTGCTTGACTTTTGGCAGCAGGGATTAAATCAATTTTTTAAATTTTTATTCTTTTGAAAATTTGTTATTTACAAGTGCTTCAAGCATCCTGTAACCGTTATCATTAGCAAGAATGCCAAACCAATTTAATGTATCAAGTTCAAGTTCATCAACATCCACTCCAACTTCTTCATCAAAAATCAGATGAATAGGTTTATCAGTTTTGTTTTGAACAGATGCAATAAAATCATAATGATGACCTGTTGTTTTGATTTGAAGATAATCATCACGTAGAATTGTTGGCTTTGAAAATGATTTTTCATCAATAACGATTGAATTTTCGTATTCATCGTAATAAATAGGCTTATTGCAATTTTTCATTTGAATGTTCCTCCTTAATCATCTAAACTCATAACGAATTTACAAGCTTTTGCTAATGATCGACTCATTGCGGCATTTTGCTGTAATGTTTCTCTTGATATATCCAAAGTATCAAGTGTATCATCAACACGGCTGGTATATTTGTATTTATGTTTTTGTAATTCATAAATAAACATATCATAGATATAACCATCACCGGTTTTATCTTTATCAATAGCTTTTAAATGTTCTTCACGATGACGGTTAAGCATATCATTAAATGCTTTTACATCTTTTTTGCGAATAAACATACCAAGACTTAACGGAACAAGTTGTTTTCCGTAAAAATTATCAGAATTTTCATTAAATGATAAATTCCATTCATTTACAATTTTTTTAAACTGTTCATTATTAGTGGCAGTTTTCACTGGAAAAACATTAATTTCTGCCATTTGCTTATCTATTAATTCTTTATATAAATTACTCATATTTACCTCCATAAAAAAATCCACTGAATTATATAACTCAATGGATTTTTCTTTTTGTTATTATTTTTTTGTTATGCTTTATCATACTCGTCTAAAAGACCAAGATATGCAAAAGCATATTCGTCAAAGTAATGACCGTCTTTGCCTAAGTCTTTGAGGTCATCAACAATTTGTTTTTCTTCTCTTTCAAGCATTTGACGGTAAGCTCTACCGCTTGAATCATTGCTTGTTGATTCATAAATAAAATTTTCTTTGAGCCATGAGTGAAGCCCATTAAGCCAATCATCAAAATTGCATAAATCGGTTTTAATTTGTTTGTAAATCAAATTACATAATTCCTTGTCCGATTTCCAAAGCTTGGCATCATCATAAGCTGTACAATAAATACGATTATTGCACTCAACAACTCTGTAAGCCGAGAGTGTTTTAAATAAAATATGGAAAAGCATTTTGCTGACATAATAGTCTAAACACTCTTCATCAGTATCTCGGTCATATCTATCAACAAGACTTAAAGCCATATCATAATCAAAAGCATCAGCCACATCCGGTGTGATTTTACTAAGAATATCTGCTGAATTTGTGATAAACCAACAGATAGCAGCAAGGTCACTGTAATTTTCAAATGGCTCACCATTTGAAAGATTCGGTGGAATTTTGCCACTTAAAATATCAGGGTTACGCTTTTCTTCAAATTCCTTGAAGTAATAATCATCGTGATAGGCTTCTAATCTGTCAATAACTGTTGCCAAATTATAAAACTCATCAGACTCAATATCACCCCAGTTTGCTGAATTATCATCAACAAGTTTAAAGACTTTATCGCCGTCTTTATCCTTGTCAATTTTTAATTCAAAATCTTCGCTTTCAATAATCATCAATGCAATTCTGTATGCAGTGTATGTAATAGGTTGTGTCATTTCACAACTCCTCCTTAATTATTATTTGGGTCAATTAACATATCAACAAGTGCTTTGTATTCACTTTCACTAACATATCCTGCACCGTACAGATGAAGTTCTTTTATCCATTGATAGATAAATTCATCCAAATCATCTTTGTATGTACGTACCCAATGTTCTTTTGTAAACTTTTTAAAAGCCTTGATATGTTTTTTGATAAAATCGGTCCAAGCACAAGTAGAATTTGCCACAGATAATACTTGAACATTATTATTAAGATAATTGAGAAAACGATAATAATATTTATCAGCTTCACGGTTTAGATCCTTTTCGGATACATAATCCAAACCGACAAACATATCAAATACATTATCGTAAAACTCAATATAGTCATTATCTTCCGACAGTAAGTCGGAAGGTGTTAAATTGTTTTTTGCCATAATAATTTCCTCCAAAATTCAACAAGAAAGCATATCATATACTTCCTGTGTTTCATATCTGATGATATGAATATGTTTATTATGTTTTTTTACTTCATCTGTGCATTTGTACGACTTTTTAATTTGACCATGTACTAAGTAGCAATCGCCACCGTACATAGGTCCTAAATAGCCTTTGATAATCGGCTGATTATCAAGTTCTTCACGCTTGCACAAAAAGCCTTTATTTCGTTTTTCGGTCAAATCCTCAGAATAGCCATTAATAACATTTTTTAACTTAAGCGTTGGATAACTTAAGATAAGACCATCTAACTCTCCACCAACAAACTGATAAAGGTAATGAGTTCTTAAATTTTCTATTGACATTCCAGTTTGTACCCCTTTCTGTGAAATATAACTTCACCAATAAGTGAATAGCCCAAATCAATTGGTGTGATAGTTTCATCTGTGTCTTCTGTATCTTCTGCATCTTCAAACACATCTTTATGTGCATCAAGAACAAAAGCAATGTCATCATCAGACCAGCCGGCTTCAATCATACGGTGAAGTGTATCCTCAATTGCAGACAGAATGTCTGTCTGTTCAGGTGTACTGATATAGAAATGTTCTCTATAGTAATCGGAACTCATAATAAATTTGTTTATTTGTTCACCATCAGATAAAAGTTTTGAAATCATTTCAATCTTTTTTTCTGAACGAAGGCAAATACGCTTTAATGTTTCTGTAGCCATAATATATAATCCTCCTTAATGGCTTATATTAGATTGCTTCTTTATACGCCTTAACAAGATATTGTTTTAATGCAGTTAATCTTACTTGCTTCACATTTTTTTCAACTGCTCTTTTATATACAGTTTTACTGCCAACAAGAGTCATCTTTTTTGATGCCCTTGTAACTGCTGTATACATAAGGTTTCGTTGAAGCATACACATTTGTTCACTTCCCACCGGCATAATAACTGATGGAAATTCCGAACCTTGTGATTTATGAATTGTAATTGCATAAGCAAGTGCAAATTTTAAATCTCTTAATTCAGAAACTGTATACGAAATAATGTGATTATAGAAGTCTATATCGACAGACAACTTATTATCCTCATCACGATAAATATCTTTGATAAGTCCAATATCACCGTTTTTAGATAATTTATTATTTTTCTGACAAATAACCTTATCCCCGATATGGAATTTATAGTTATTTATTGTGAAAGTAATATCGCCGTCTTCTATCGGATTAACTAATTTTTGAATAGCATTATTAAGGGTTTCCTGACAATAATCTCCTCTTGTTTTCATTGGTGTTATGATTTGAACAGCCATAATATTATTTTTGTATTTGGCAAATTCATTTTTAAAAATTTCAACACAATCATCTTTGATTGTATTTGATTTTACAAAATCAAAATCATTACCAAGAGTAAGAGAAGAATTACCTTTTAAAATATTCAATGCGTTTTTAATGATCAATGAATCTTCGGCTTGCCTATGGATTACATCAAGTTTTGTGGTAGGAATAACTTCAGAAAGAATACAATCTTCAAGAATGTTTCCAGCACCGACACTTGGTAACTGATTAGGATCGCCTAAGAATACAAATTTAGCATTATCATTTTTAGTATTTTTAAAAATGAGTGAAAGCAATTTTGCATCTGTCATTGACATTTCATCTATAAAAATGATTTTTTCTTCTATTTCCTGACCAACTGAACCGTCTTCATCAATAAGAAGTTTTGAATGGACCGTCTGTGCATTGTGCATAGTAGCCTCACTCATTCTTTGTGCAGCTCTGCCTGTCGGTGCAAGTAAGAGAATGTCTTCATCCTCACATTTGAATATTTTTTCGTAGGTTCTTATTGCTGTTTTAAGTACAGTTGTTTTACCTGTACCTGCTGAACCTGTGATAATTGAAAAATTGTTTTCCATTACCATTTTTACTGCTATTTCTTGCTTTTCTGCAAGAGAGATACCAAATTCTTTTTCGGTTTCATTAATAGCAGCTTTAATTTTACTTACGCTGATTTTGTCCTTTGGTCTAAGAAGTGTTTTTATGATGCTTTCTGAAATTATATTTTCGGTTTCATAATTAAACTTTGAATAAATGATTAATTTATTGTTTGCTTTACGCAGTACAATTTCTTGATCGTTGTTCATTTTTCTTAGAGTTTTCTTTAAATCATCAAGTGAGCATTTTCTCTGTACGCCCTTATTAAGAAGATTTAATGTTACTGTAACAAATTCATCGTAAGGATAGTACATATGTCCTCGTGAACCTATAAGTTCATTTAAAACATAATTTACTGCTGCTCTTATGCGGTCATAACATATCAAATCCGAGCCAAAATCAATTGCCATTCTATTTAATTTATAGAAAGTAACATTACCGGACATAATAAAAGGATTCTCCTTTATAGCTTCAAAAGAAAATCCTAATTTGTTCAGTATTTTTGGTTGTATTTGGTATTTGGAAATAATTTCAAACATTTCAGGAGATACTAATTGTGATTGTGCACTTTCGGTTATCTTCTTTGCTTTCTTTTCAGATCTGATTACTGCGAATACAGCATCATAATCTTTAGCTTGCTTGAATACATCTTTTCCATATGCTTTATAAAGTGCTTCAGCGTACTTTTTACCTATACCAGCAATATTTTCTTTAAGATATTTAATAATATCTTCTTTTTCATTGATATAAAGCGTACACAGTTGAACATTTAACTGTCTTCCGTATTTTTTATCCTCAATGATTGTTCCTTTATATTGATAGGTATATTGGTCTTGTGGAAGATTATAGCCTTTAGCAGTAATTCTGCCTCCTTCTTCCACAAGCTTAATTGTTTGAATGGAAAAACCATTGTTATCATAGATTGTGTACGAATGTGTACCGACCAATGTTACAGTTTCTTCCATTTATTACACCTCTCTTTCTTATAGTTTCTTATATTTGAACCTATATAGTAAATAAGAGTGTGTTGAATATTTTGTTCTCATAAAATACCTCCTGTCGTTGCCCTTACGACTGAACTTTTCACTGAGCATAAATTTTTATGTGAAAGTTCTTATGAAAACAAAAAAAGCCGACTAAATTTGTATACACAAAATTAATCGGCTATTGTTTATTAAATTAATAAAAGTCAGCTATCGCAAATTGCAATAACTGGCTTAATATACTATAAAATTAAATAATAATAATTACTATTGTTATAGTAACGCAAATAAGAATTAATGTCAAGGTTTTTAATATTGATATTCGTCATAAAGCCAATCTTTATTGACAATGTATCCTTTAATGCCTCTTATCTTAGTGACGGTTTGGTATGTACGAAGTAAAGTTATACTTCTGCTTACCGCAGTAGGAGTTATTCCTAATTCTTTGGCGATGTCAGCTTGCTTTGCTTCACATTTATACAAATGATTTGAACCAAACCAATCTCTCCAATTCTTTGGAATTTCGTCAATAGTATTAAGCGGTACTGAATGGTCAACAAAATATTTTAAAACGGCAAATTCTGTTTTTGTGAAATATTCCTCTAATTTTTCATACTTAGTCATTGAATATTTTCTCCTTTACTTTTCCTGTTATTTTTCACTGCTTTAAGAAATTGAGCATTGAACATTTCTTCAGCATATAGATTGTTAAATTTAACAGTGTCTTCTTTAGACAGTTCTATTACTCTTTTGCCAATGCATTTAATATTTTGTATTGAAATAATAATTTCATCTAAAGGGCAGTTGGTATTTCTGTGAATATCCTCTTTGATGAAATCTTTTGTAATTTTCACAAAGGATTCATCAATTTTGGTACTATCACATCGAGTATGACCTTTCCAAATTTTGTTGTCAAACAAAGCATCATACTCAATTAAATATTCGTTTAAGCTAATTTTTTTACACGTCAAAACTGTCTCCTTTCCGACATATTAAGCTCATTATTACGTTCTTGTTTTACGGTAATCAAGCGAGATAAAGTTTTATGACGCAATTTTACAGCATCCACGGTATAAGAAATAATATCCCTTTTATCGACTGCATCTTCGTAACTTGTTTTAGCTTTAGCTCTCTTATATTTTCTTACATTCACTTTTGCAATTGATAACATTGATGTTAAAAACGAATATTGATTGCTTGTAATAGCAAGCATTTTTCCTACTTCGTTTAATTCCTGCTCAGTTTCAATCTGACACGGAATATCAAAAATAAATGTATCATTTAAAATTTGAGCTAAATCCATAGGACTAAAGCTTAATAAGTCATTAATGTTTAAATTTTGTTCCAAAAAAATATCCTCCTTTTTTCAGATACTATCCTTTAAGTAGTCCGAACCCTTTGTTTTTATTTCTTCTGTAAACAACATTAACATTACCGTCAGGGTCGTTAAAAACAAAGAAATCTCTGCCGAGAACTTCCATTTCGTCAATTGCCTCATCAACAGTAATAGGTTCTACACAAATATTTTTTACCTTCGTAATTCTATCAGAACTCATACCGTATTTTTCAAAATCATCCATAGACACTTCATCGGAAGTAATCTGTTCAGCAGCAAGCTCTGACAGAGGTGTTCTGCCGGTTTTGTCAAACTTCTTTGTCTTTTCCTTTCTGATTTGGCGAATCAGCATATCGCAAGCCTCATCGGTTGCAACAACACACGTTACGCCTTCACCTGTTCCGACAAGAAGTTTTTTAGCAAAATTAGTAGTAACACTTGACGTATAGATTTCTTTCTTTTCGTCAAACATAATTCTTAAATATAATTTTGCTTCTTTTGAAAAATGTTTTTCAATACGACTTAGCTCATCTTGAATTTTTTCCTTTTCTCCTTCTTTGAATTTAAAATTTGTAAAAAATTTTAACATAAAATGTTCCTTTCTTTTTGCCATTCAATTGGCATTTTGTATATATTTGGAAATGCTTCCAATATATATATCGCAAATATTTCATTTTTTCATAAAAATTTGCAAAAAAAAATTAATTTTTTACTAAAAAAATGCAAAAAAAATAAAAAAACCTTCCGATTTAAAAATCAAAAGGTTTTTTTGAAAAAAGACATCATCACTTATTTGGCAATAAGTGATTAAAAAGGAGTTGATGTAGATCATTGAAAATAAAAAATGACAAACACCAAAAACAAAGTGAACTGCTTCGCATTAGAATGCCAAGCTTCCTACTCAAGTGTTCTTAAACAAACACAGTATCAATAGGCTAACCCCGTAGTTCCTGCGGTTGTATTCAATAATGTTGCTCTAATAAGAGCAGAAAGGAGCAACAAAGTCTGTAACTCTGTTACATCTATACTATAGCGCACTGAATAGTAGGTGTCAAGGTCATTTTTGAAAAAAAATAAAATTTTGTAATTGTATGATTATAACAAATATGATATAATAATTAAGTATTATATAATTACCATTTTTTTCCAATACCCAAAAAAGAAAAAACACTCTTTGTCTCTGGGAAAAAACAAAGAGTGTTTAAATGAAGTAGAGGGGGCTTGACGTCCTCTACACCTATACTATAGCGCACTGAATAGTAGGTGTCAAGGCCATTTTTAAAAAAAATTATTTTTTTAGGAGATATTGTATTTATGCCAGAAGAAACAAAAAAATTTGATAAAAAGAAATATAATTTAGAGTATAAAAATGCTAATCTAAAACAATTTACATTTACCCTGAACAAAGAATATGATGCCGATATCATTGAGTTCTTAGGCATTCTACCGAACAAAACACAATTTGTCAAAGAGCTGATAAGGAAAGAAATTAAAAAAAGAAAATCAGCTCAGAAAAGAAATAGCACCAAAAAATAAGTCACCTATTGGTGGCTTTTTCTTTTTACAAAAAATGGCTATTATTAAAGAAATATTTACCATTTCAGCATTGACACTGAATAGTAGGTGTGGTATAATTATAGTGTAAAAAGGAGATATAAAAAATGGATACTCAAACTATTGTAAAAGTAATCCAAGTCATAATAATTATATATGTAATAGGTAATGTAATATTATTTTTACGTAATGCAAAATATATGTCGAGCAAAAGTGCTTTAGGCAAAATGTTATACCATTGTATTTGGTGTGCAGTAACATATTTCGGATTTGCTTATTTGGAAAATCATTTTGTAAAATTTGCAAATCTGTTAAGTTACAGCAATACTGTTAGTGTTATCGTAAAAACTATTCCTTTGTATGCTCTTACGCTTACAGTTTTCTATGCAGTTTTAGCTGTTGTAAAGATTATTAAAGGCGGCAAATACAAGAAACGTGTAAAAGCACACAACAATCAATATTCTTGCAAAGACAATTTCCCCGGCAACAATAACGTTAATAATGATGATTCTGTTGTGCAGGACCATCAGGATGTATATTAAGGAGGATTTTTTAATGAAAGTATTTGAAAGAATTGACGAAATGTTACAATATTCAAAGAACGACATAAAACTACTTGAATATCTATTGCCAAAAGCAGTAATAGATAATGAACTTGTAGTACCTCGTAAAAACAAGTTTTTCTTTGATGAATGTAAAGATCATTATTTTGTTACATTTAAACAGAAGGAAATTATCGACAAATTTTCTGTATCTCAATCAAAAGTAAGTGAGCGTTTACGTGAACTTTGTAAATTCAGAGCATTACAAAAAATGAATCAAAGTACATACTTGGTAAATTGGGATTATCTCATGCAAGAATATATTCCGGGTTCAAAAAGTTATTAAATATATAGGAGTGTTAATATCAGAATTAAGTTCACAAAAAAGGACAACAATGATACTGTTCTCAAACAATATCGTAAATATTTACCTCAGATGCTTACAAGAGAGCAACTGAATTTTCTAATGAGTAGTATCGAAAGTAAAAATATCTAAGCTCGGCTTATGCCGGGCTTTTGTTTTGCAAAAAGACATAAAAGCTACAATGGCAGCATGATAATCTCTGGCATTACGAACATCAATCGTAGTTGATATAATTCCTCCAAGTGTTAATTTTAAAAATTTGGAGATGAAATTTTTAGTTCTTTTACAAAAAGAAAAAATCTCGCAAAAAGTTCACAGTTTTTCTGTTGACACTTACTATTCAGTGTGTTACAATTTAATTAGAAAAGCAAAGGGAATATTAATACTTTTACTTTTGCTTTTCTTATCAAACAAAAACTAAAGACTATACCTCCTCTTTGGTTTTATATAATTTTAAAGCACCGGTTTTCCGGTGCTTTTTACTTTAATCATAATGGAGTAAATGTTCGCAAAAAATTCGCAGTTTTCCTATTGACACCTACTATTCAGTGTAGTATAATTAAGACAGAAAGACAGGGAGATACTTGTCACCTCTTTTATCACAGCTTCCCATTGTGTTTTTTGCTCTTTAAGTAATCATTTCTGTCTTTCTTTTAAAATGTTATCATCACCTTTTAGGTGTTTGATATATATGGATGCGAAATTTAGCTATATTTACTGCAACTGCTATTTGTGTTGCTAAGATGGTTTTGCCACACTTCGGTGCACCTGACAGTAAGTATGCACCCGGATTGATTAAATCCTCAATGATATATTGTTTTTCTTTAAAACCAGTTCTAAGCATTTCAACTAATTTTTTCATCCATTTGTGCAAAAGTGGAATATCTTTTTATTAATTTCATAGTTGTTTTTAAAATTTCCTGCATATATATTTGCAATAAGTGAATCAAACAAACTGCAATTATTACAATTTTTTAAAACAGCCATTGACTTTTTACCAAATTTACGAGATGGTCTATTAATAATAAACATTCCGGCTTAACGGTTTTAAATTCCGGATGTGATAATTTCCACTTTTGCTTTGATTATATTGCAAAGTCCTTAAACTTGTGATATAATCAAGACAAAAGAAAGATTGTGTGTCAATTCACTCTGTTTTCAGGACTAATATAATATTTTAAAATTTCAATTTACAAAACGGTATAGATACTCAATCTTTCTTAAAGTCAACTGAACCCAAGGACGGTCTACCTCCTTCTTGGTTTCATATAAAAGCACCGGATTAGTTCGGTGCTTATTTTTTTGTCAAAAATCAATATGTACAATTATAAAAAGAGACAAGTGCAAACCTGCTGCACTTGTCTTTTTTTGTTATGCTCATTTATTGTTGTTGACAGTTTTTCATATGTTATAAGTAATTGAAGCTTCCATTGTTGGTAAAGGGCGTATTTCATATATACGTTCAGATAAAACTTGCTTAATTGCTGGAATGTTTTTAATTTTTAATAATTCAAAATAGTTTCGATGCTTGTTGTAATAAATAACATAGTCAATATCATCACGGTATTTATATATATAATCAAGTAGTTCAAAATCATAAGAAAGACAAAACTCTATTGGTTCTTTATTTTCTAAATCTCCAAAAAGCATACCTTCTTCTCTTTGCACAATTTCATATATTTCAAAAACATCATCTGATGATACAAGGAAGCAAGATAAATGTTTGTTTCCTTTGTAATTATGTAAATGTTCTATGTGATTTTCCCAACATCTTTTGAAACTTTTGTGAAAATTTTCTATAGAATCATTTTCTCTCAAAAATGCTGTTTCTGATTGACTTTCACAAGGTTCATCATTGTTATATGTTTCCAATGTTTTTTCAGAAACATTTTTCATAAAAGATTCATGACTTTTTTGCATTTTGGATTCTTGTGTTGTTGTATCATAACCTTTACGTGTAGATTTGCCGGATGTTACATGAAAATGTTCAACAAAGCCATTTTCGGATATAAAATCAGGAAATTCAGTTTTATTTTTCGTATCATTTTCTTTAACTGACATTAGTAAATTCTCAAATTCTTTTTTATCAGTAGACGTTATTCCATGAAATCCGCAATTTTCGAATATTTTTTTCACATTTTCCAGTATTTCTTTTTGATTAATTAATTCTTTCATATTAAATTTCCTTTCTAAATTTTTAATTAAATATTTTTTATAAAAGTAAATAAAACAAAAAAACAAGAGCAGCAGGTTCTCCACTCTTGTTTTTGCTATAGTTTGTATATGGCAGAACAGATTTAGTTTGCCTTGAAGTTGTATACCGGCTTTAAAATCTCAATCACTTCAACAGTAGGCTCGATAAGTTTTACAATTTCATTTTTTGATTTGTAAGCCTGTGGTGACTCATCAATTGTTTCTTGGCACACAGAGGTCGTGTAGATACCCTGCATTGAGTTTTTGTATTCATCAAGAGAAATAGTATCTTTTGCCATACTTCTGCTCATAAGCCGTCCTGCACCGTGCGGAGCTGAACAATTCCAGTCCTCATTTCCCTTTCCTATTCCTAAAATACATCCGTCACGCATATTCATAGGGATTAATACATATTCACCTTTTTTGGCAGAAATCGCACCTTTTCGGACCATATTAGTATCGTGGTTGGTTGTGAAGTCAATGTAATTATGTACTGTTTCAAATAAATTCGGCGCATCGTGAGTTATAGCAACATTTGAAACAACTTCCCATCCCATTGCTCTTGCAATAATAAGAAAAATACGAAGCCTATTTAATGATGCAAACTGCTGACAAATCGTCATATCGTGAAGGTAATCAAGTCTGCTTTGACCTGTTAAGTAGCAAAGTTCTTTTGGAACATTTAATTTTTTGTTTTGCCACTTCCGTCTGAGTTCACTTAAGGCTTTTTCAATTTCCTTTTGTCTGCCATCAGCTTTGTATTGCTTTATGAGATTCTGGCACTGTTGTTCAAGTTCATCCTTGCCTGACATCTCTTCGATGGCTCTGTTCTGGTAATACTCTGCAACTTGTTTACCAAGATTACGACTACCTGTATGTATAATCAAGTATTTTGTACCATCTTTAGATTCATCAACTTCTATAAAGTGGTTATTAGAACCAAGTGTACCAAGACTGCATCTAATTCCATTAATATTTTTTAAATGTTTGTAACACCTGAGTTTATCAATATCATCATCTAATATACATTCAACTGCATCATCTCTTACATTTCTTCCATAAGGAATATAATTTCTAATTACTCTATCAAGTTCTGCATAGTCTATATCTATCTTACCTAACTTTGCTGTAAGCATACCACAGCCAATATCAACACCTACAATATTAGGGATTACCTTTTCTCCTAAATCTGCTGTAAATCCGATTACGCAACCTGTGCCGGCATGTACGTCCGGCATTATTCTCACCTTACAATCAGAAAATGCAGGTTGCTTTACCAACTCATATATTTGGTTTAAAGCCACAGGTTCAATGTTTTCTGTAAATATCTTTAAATTATAATTTCTCATATTATCATCCTTTCAAATTCATTATAAATTATTTTGTTTGACTCTCCATAACTTCATTTTTATTGATTTTTCTGTTCTTTGTAAATGAATCATTGATTCTTTTACAGTATGTGTTTTTATAAATTCTATTTCTTCTGACGTCCATGATTGAGAATATATTTTTTTCTTAGTTCTTTTCCATTTTTTTATTTCTATGTATTTGATATATTTACGTTGTAAATATATCTCAGCATTTTTATATAAAAAATCGCAAAAAGCAATAGCATCTTCACATTTTAGAACAATATTATATACATTATCTCTTTTATTAGGTTTAATATTCTTTTTTATATTGAATTTTTTATATAATAGTTCACATAAATTTTCTTTTAAAATTTTACTTGCAGTTGTTAATGAAATAAACGGATCACCGTCACTTGTAAAGCCTATACTTCCGTTTCCATCAATCACACCTCTCCAAAAATCGTTTTCTGAATATTTTACTATAGGAACTGTGCCATAAATACCTTTATCTTTTTTTGGCATTCCATAAGAAAAAAATTTCTCTCTAAATTCCTTTTGATAATCAGACCATGTTGCTGTTTGGTAATTTTCTTTAAAATTTGTATTTCTGATTCGTGTGTTTAATTTTGAATCAGGAATTTTTTCTTGTATATTTTTCAACAATTCAATATCGTTTGCCTCAAGTTCAATTGAAATATGTCCTCTATTTCTTGTAGTTAAATAAATACTTCCGTCTGTCAAAATCAATCCAAATAAATAACTTTCAAAATTATTAATAATTAATCATTCCTTTTTCAACATTTTTGTTTCCAATTAAATATCGCAAATATTTGTTTTTTTTAGAACATTTTTAGAAATATTTACAAAAAATTCGCAAAAAAATAAGGGCAACAAACTTGTTGTCCTTATTTTAATATAATCATTTGATTTTTAATTCTCTATTAATTTTTTATTTTCTGCTATGTAGTAAATATTAAACAATGCATCCAAAAATAAATCTTCCATATATAATTCATAAGGATAATCTTCAATACATCCAATCTCATTTTGTAAATCATTATGAGAATAAATAAATGCATATTTAGCCACAATACAAGCTAAGTATGAAAGCAAGGTTCCAGCACCTGTAGTTGGAACTCCCATACTGGTATATTCGTTCATCAATCGTTCAATTGGCTTTCGTTCTTTTTCATAAGCTAATAAATTTGTAATATGTTCTTCATAATCCATAGTATTATCTGATGAAGCATTTATTTTTTCAAACCATTTATCTGCATTACAAGAAATATCGGGTATTTTCTCATTGCCGTATTTTGATAAAGAATACTTAAAATATTTTCCATTATCGTGAAATAAATTTCCGTCATCATTAGGGTAATTTATTTTAATGGTTGATTCTAAAAGTTTTACAATTTTATCATAAAATTTATTTGTTTTGGAACTTGATATATCAATATTACATCTTTCTAATATACAATTTTGAACTTCTTCGACAAGAGAACAGAACTCACTATATATTTGTCTATGATATGGATAAATAGGATTATATTTATATGCCATAACGCATAATGGTAGTAATTGTATGTCATATTTATAATCTAAACTGTATTTCGTAATAAACTTTGTTGCTTCTGAATAAATTAAATCTTTACGTCTTTGCTCATCACGTTTATCAATTTTTTTATTTTGTATTACTTGCAAAATTCCAATTATAATTGTTGCAAGCATTGAAATAATTGCTGTTATAAGACTTATTATTTGCATATAATATCTCCTAATAATTAAGCAGAGCTTATCAACATTGAAAAGCTCTGCATAAATTGTATTTTTTATATTTAATTACTCTACCGGTGCAACATAAGTAGCATCAATTGTGCTCTCAATATTACCGTAGGCATCTTCCTCAACCTCTTCCAAAGTTAAGTAATCGAATACCACTTTATCATCATCGGTATATTTAGATGAACATTCCACCTTACATTCTTCAAACATTTCCTCAGCTTCAGCTTGGTCATCAAATGCGCCGCAATCAATTTCCATATCTTCGGTCAATTGCATTGTTAAATCATCCAACTCATCAGCAGTCCAATCCTTGCCTTTTCTGTCGGCAGTATATGTTCTCTGATATACATGATATTCCATAAGATTTCTCCTTTCTAATATCTTAACGATATTATCATTTTTTCTCATAATATCGCCAATCCCATATTTTGTCAACTAAAATTAATGATACACTATATATAGTCTTCCTCTTGCAGCAGGTTAATCCTTTTCTGTGCCTTTTAGGTACTCATCAATCCAAATGACTTTTCCACTCTTCTTATATTTTCTAAAATGCCCTCTTACACTAAATATACCTTCCGGTGAACGGTGTGTATGTGAACTTACAGCGTAGAGCTTGTTATCGTATTCTTTGATGAAATAATGTTTATCATCTTCATCACTTTTGGCTCTTACCGTTGTAGAAGTGCCATCTACCAAATTACCGTACAATAGCAATGCATTAACAGCTATATAACTTGTAACAATAACTTGAATTATGTGTTCTGCATCATCACGAGTCATTTCCTGTGCTGTTTCATCTGAAACAAAATAATAGATACCGTAGTCATTGTTGCCTTCAGGAGTTGCTATGAATTTCCCTTTTGTTATCTGCTTTTTATCATATTTTATCCTGAATTTCACATAATCATTTTTCTTTTCAAAATAAGCGATTAATGGTTTGTCTACTTCTCCATCAGGATACTTTCCAAAATCCAATACCACCTTGTCAAAATAGCACCTATTATAACGAAAATCTCAATTTGGTGCAATTTGCCCGAACAGGAATTAGCATTAGGCTGTTTTTACATAATCTACTACCTAAAAGTATATATTATCTCATCTCGATATGCAAGAGATATGCAAGAATTTTACAAGCCTGCTGCACAGAACGATTTAATATTACTACAATACGCAATAACAACCAAGCAAATTTTTAATATTTTACGCAGTTTAGTGAATTTTTAGTGAAAATTTAGTGAAAATAATGAAATTTTTTATTGCTTTTTTTGCAAACAACGCTTAACAATTTTTATTAAACATTCTTTGTGGCTTTCTACGCCGTTTTATTTCAATATTTTATATTTCAGACAATTACGATAACATTGAGCAGTTTAAAACGTTATTTCAGCCTTGTGAAGTCTTTTTTTATTTACCTGCTGTTAATTATTTTTCCACGGTTTTTTTCCTATTCTCAAATATTACAATGAGTAATAGTATGAAAGGCTTTTTCTATATAGAAAATTGTACTAAATGTATAATTTTAACACTTTTTGTCAGCTAATGTGCACTCTGAGCAACGATTTTAGGTGCAGCAGGTATATACACAAATAGAAGTCAATTATATATCTCCACTATAAGTACACAAATGTTCGATTACTGATTTTACAATCTTCATATTACCGTCTTGCCGAGTGCTAAAAGTATACAGTCAACTACGAGTCAACCAAATAATCGTTAATAAAGGCCTTGATTTAGCCCTTTTTAGCTGTGAAATCATTGTTTAGTCAAGTACCAGTCAACTATTTCTTGCCCTTTTTCTTGCATTTCATCACAACCTTAATTTTATTTTTTAAAGTTTTCTAAATTTGTTTAATACTTTTAGAAATCGTTTGATACTTTTGAAAATTTGCTGTTTTTTCTTTTAAACTTTTAAAATCATTTTGATACTTTTTAAAATTGTTTAAAAGTTTGTGGGATTTTTTAGAAACATTTTGATAATTTTACAAATTCAATAGAAACGCTCTACTGTATTAATGTTATATCCAATTATCTTTTACTTGTTATGTTCACCTACAGGTTTGTGGCTTTTGCTATGTGAACTATTACTGCTAAAATGGTGTTGTTGTATCCCTGCTGCTATTTCTGTTCAGGCTTTTAATTGTGGTTTTATGATAATCATATACTGTACTTTACTTTTATCGTCAATATAATCGTTGAGGAATAAGGAATAATAAATAATATTTAACCCCATCGAAATCGATTGGTTTAAAATCAAACAATATATAACAGCATTATATTAATACTAACTTAGTCTATTGATAAAAAGCATAGTATGAATTTTAACCCGGTCGAAATCGACCAGTTTAAAATTAAACAAGATACATAGAGTAACATATTTGCAGTAGTCATCAACTATACTCCTACAGAAGTATATTCATTTAGTTATGAAGAAAGCAATGAAGAAAATAATTAAGAAATAGTAAAAGACTATCCTTCCGTTTATTCAGAAAGATAGTCTTTTTCACTATTGAAGTATTTGAATCAATGATATAAGCAAGAGAACTGCAAGAAAGATAATTTCAATAATACACGCTATACTATATGTTTTTACCTTTTGCGGTTTATAAAGAAATTCCGGACTGTTGTTAGCCAATGCTACTTGAATAAACAATATTGCCGATAATATATTTCCGGTCATACCGGATATTATAGCCATTATATACGAATTACTGTAATATTTATTATGTGTGCTATGCATTATAAGTTCAGCATCCTATTATGCTTAGATGTAATTCGCTCTATTGTTCCAAAGATTCTTCCTTGTTCTTCGTTCACATAGCCTATCTTAACAAGCACCTTATCTCTTTCCTCCGGTAATTCAGGTGAATTGATGATTTTACAAAGAATATCTACACCGTTTACAAAATCACCTGTCTGCACAAAATATGCACCGTTGCTTATTGCTACTACTGTTCCTGTGCATGTTGATCCTGCCGGATATTTTTTTGAATTTGCAACATTTGGATTTGGCAATGCTTCTTTCATACTTACTTGCATTTCAATTTTCTTGTTCTCTTTGTCTATATTCAATTCTTTTACTTTTACAGGTACTACATCCCCTGCATATACAATTGCTCTTGCATCAGGCACAAATCTCCAACCTACATCATTTACAAGCATTTTGACTTGATGACCAAGCACGTCAAGCAATACCCATTTTTCACGAACTGTGATAACTCTGCTTTCAATGTTTTTGTTATCTCTTACTGCTCGTTCAATTTTGCTTAAACCACCTTTGTCCTCTTTGAAATAATTTCTTTCTTCCAAATAGTCCATTGCCATCTTTCGGCTTGCAAGAACTCTCTTGCTTGCTGTATCTATTGCTATTACAACTACATCAATTGTTGCATCAACCATTTCGTTTATGTAACTTTGATATATTCCTTGCAATTGATATGGTTCTTTTCCCTTGATTACTTCTTCGTCAAAATTCATCAAGGCAGCAGGTACAATTATTTTCCATTCACCATACTGATGACATGCACAATACCTCAATCCCATATCAGTGGTATTCTCATTTGGCCACAAACCATCTACCTTAATCGACAAGTAATGCTTTACTGCTTTATTTGCAGATGCCAAGCTTTGATTTAATGTCTGAAACATTTCTACCCTTTTCTTTTCCTGCTCTTGCTTATGCAATTTGCTTTCAGGGATTTCAATTGTAGTTCTTCTATTTGCCATAATGTTTTCCTTTCTTAATTTTATTCTTCATTATCTTCTTCAAGTTCTTCGTTTACATTTGACGAGTCTGCCGGCATAGCAAAATTTAACAGCATATCATTCATGCTCATTCCAACACTCGAATCAGATTTTTGTTCTGTTGTTTTCTTTGTTGTTTCTTTTGTTTTATTGTCAGCTTGAGCAGTTGACTCTTGTTGACGTTCTAATGCTTTTTCTATTCGTTTTTCCCTTTCGGCAGCTTGTTCTTCTGCTATCCTCTTTTCCTCTTTTTCTCTTTCTTTCTCAAAATTGATTTTCCTCTGCCTCCATCGTGGAATATAGTCCTCAATTCGGATTTTCTTTAATTCCTTTGACATTGGATGCTTCGTATAATCATATTTCCTACAAAGCAGAGGATTCATTCCTCTTATTAGCAGCAGGCTATCGGTGTTTTTCATTCTCAGCACTTCATCAGTTGTCATTACCATTCTCTGACCGTCTGATGTTACTTCCCTACTTGTTGCATCTCTATCAAGCGCAATTTTGTCTCTTTCGTACATATTGTTTTCCGTCTTAACATTTGTCGTCATAATACCTGTTCTTTTGGATATGTATTCCGCTGTTGTTAAATCGTTTGTACCAAGGAAAATTGTTATATCACAGCAAGCAGCAATTTCTTCCCATACACCATTTGGGTATCTATTTTGTAATTGTGGTAATGTTTGAATAATCAATGTTAAATAGACATGTCTACTTCTTACCGTAGATATTTTCTTTTTAAAGTCTGGAATAATACCTATATTACTAAATTCATCAAAAAGCATATTGATTGGTAACGTTGTCGGGTCGCCATTTTCATCTTTATGCTTATCTATATACTCAATTAATTTAATAAAGCTCATTACCCAGAACAACATTGCAAGGAAATCATATGTTGAGTGTTGGTCAGAAGTAATTACAAAGTATGCACACTTTTCTCTTGCAGGTAATGTTAAATCTATTTCGTCTGAATCCGTTATGTTTCTAACATTATCTTGCTGGAATACATCTATCATAATTCCAAGACCGTTTATGATTTGTCCTTTTACTTGTTCTGAACATTGATTAAATGCTTTAAATGCCCTTAACGCAGATACCCTGTCAGGTGAGTTTGCAAATGCAGTTTCAAAATCAGGCAAATTAGTACCTGTTATAAAATCATACAATGTGCCAAAACTATCTGTATTATGTAATAACAAACAAGCCTTTAAGAAGTTCATAGCATTATCATTCCAATACGAATCTTTGCTATTGCTGTCTCCTCCGGCATTTGCTATAACAGTTTCTGCAAATATTTTTGCGTTTCCATCATCATTATCATCAAGAGAAGCAAGCATATTCCAACTATCACTATTCTTAAAGTCTTTTAGGTTGAACGCCCTAACAGTATAGCCGTGTGATTCAAGCATTGATTTATTCTTTTCATAACCTTCACCCTTCGGGTCGGTCATAAAAATTGATTCTCCACGCCGTACAGCCTGCAGTATCGAAGTTTGAATAACACTTCTGGTCTTCATTGTACCCGGTGCACCGATTACAAGAATGTTTCTATTTCTTGTATTGTTATTAATATCATCCCAAGTCCAATTATTCTTTTTGATTTTGTAGTTCATATCCTCAGCCGTTGGTAATGTGATTACTTCATTGCTCTCTTTATCCTGACCAAGAATTATTCCCTTACAATCTTCAATCTTTCCAATCTGTGCTACATCTTCAAATTCTTCTGTTGTGCCAAGTGCAGCCGTACCGTATGTATCATTATCGCTTTTTATGACATTTCTTTCTTTTTCTTTAGTGCCGACCTCTACTCTCATTCGTGGAGCAATAAATCGAATTATTACCCAAGAAATTACTGCCATAAAAACAATCAATGTTATTAACCCTGTTGGAAAATTAGTACACCATTGGACTAAGCTTCTTAATCCAAACGACACTTCATAATTTTCTGCTTTATCCGGTGCTCTCATAAGCAAATGACTTTTGTATAATGCTTGACTTAAAACACCCGACAAATACCACCCTATGAAATACATCATTCCGGCTAACAATTTATGCCTTATTACGAAACCGCCTAATTTGGTTTTTCCAAATTTTTCTGACATTTTATCCAAATGGTTTTCTTTATTCTGTTTTTCCTTTTTCGTTGCCGTCACCCTTTCGTTTTATCTCATATTTTGTTTCCTCTTTTCTTCCAAATATCTTTCAAGCTCTTTTTCTCCAATCTTTGCTATCTTTATGTTGTCTTTTCCAAAACAACGTTCTATAAAATCAATCTGTTTTTCAGTTGTAAAAACAAGTACCTCGCGCTTTTCATTTTTATCTTCAATGATATTCTCTATCATTGCCATTTTGTGAAGTTCCTGTACTATCAGATTTACAACTATGTATCTATCAGTTTCTACTGTTGATAACTGATATTTTTTTGCCTTTTCTTTTTCTCCTAATTCTTTCCTCTTTATCTCCACATACTGCTTAACTGCATCCTCAGACATCCTCATTGTTGTCTGTGGTGTATTATAAAAAGGTTTTATTAGACTTTTTTGATTTATACTTCGTTCAATTACAAAAGCCTGTCCTCTCATTATCGTTTCATCTCTGTAGAAGAGTCCATTTTCATAATTCCTTGCATAACTCTTGCCATTCTTCTTGCACCATTTATTAAACGGTACAGTCTCAAACATATTTTTTATTGCTTCTTCATTTTCTACAAAAATTATTCGGTCAAAGCCTTCCAAATAATTCTCTCTGTCTTTTTTCGTCTCAGTACCTTTTAGTACCTCGATTTTTCTTAATGAGTTTTTTTCTCTTGTTTCATACACAGCAATATTTCTATCACTTAAACTGTAAAGTAAATAGTTAGTCTCCGGTGTTAGTAAATATCCTGTGCAATACAATCCTCTCAATGGTGCTTTTTCATCTTCTTTTAAACAAGTTCCTAAATATTCACTGTTGATATATTGAACGTTTGGTTGTAGAGTACCTTGGAGCATCGTTTCTGTTATGTTTCTGTTTCGACAGCAGGATTGTGCCTTTCGGGCACTTGTGGAGCTTTTGGTTTTTTCAAGATTGAAAAGATACTTCGCCAATCGAGTACCTCGGTTAGTTAGTTTCCAACTGTCTTTTTGATTGTTGGCTTTTTCACAATCTATTGCAAATGCCGTTACGTAATTGTTTTTTTGTAACTCATTCATTGCTTTTTTTACTTTCCACAATTTATTTTCCTGCAAATCTTCCTGTAATAATTCAAAATCTTTAGCTATACAATATTTTTCAGAAAGTAGTTTTATTATTGCTTTGCTTGTGTCTGCATACTTTATTTCTTTTTCAAATGTTGTGTATATGCCTTTATTGATTTCTTGTTGTGTTGGCGTTTTTGCCTTTTCTTGTGTTGCTGTCAACTCTTACACTCCTCACTTACTTTTTAAGTCCATTTTTGTTAAGAAATCTCCTGACCGGACAAAATGGATAAAGAAATTTGCCAAAAACTATTGATTTCACTCACTAAATCGGCAAAAAAGCAATGGGTGAAACCGGAATGGTTCGGTTTTAACCAACCTATTTTCCTTATTTTTGAACTTTTTGAGGAATAAGCTCAAATGTATTTGGATACACTTTAAGTTCGGTATACGAGCTTTTAGCCGGCTTATTTTGAATGATAATTTTTATATGATTATCATTACCACAAGAAAGATAGCGAGCCACAATATCAATAATTTGTTTGTACTCCATATTGTCAGGATCAGGTGATAACTGCCCCGGTTCATACTTGAAATAATTGGTAAACACATAAGTACCGTTTGAATAAAGTTTGATTCTTTCTTCGTATGTACTGTTCACACAATAACGCTGCATTGCAATATCAAGAGCACCTACAATTGCATTCACTTTATAAAAAAGATTATCAAGACCAAGCTTGTTAGCTTTCTTTAAAGCTTCAATTATGTAGTCGTTACTTTGTTCTGATGACTTGAATTGAGGTGATATTCTTCTGATATCTTTTACTTTCTTAAATGGCAGAATAATTGGCATTTTTATTGAAAGTACCTTGTCATTTTCTTCGATTGAGATATCGTTAGCATCAACAATCTTGGAATCAAGTTCAATCATTTGTGGTTTTGTTTCGACATTTTGTGCCATTAATTTACGCAATTCTATTGTTGCTAATTCACTTTCAACAAGAGTTTTTGTCAAGTAATTTCTTAGTCCGTCATTATCTTCTCTAACGACTAAATCTCGACAATCCTTAAGCGAATTTGATATGTCAACATAGTTTTCATTAATAGCAAAAATCTTTTTACACATTACATATTTGTTCATACCTTATTGCTTTTTCACTTCCTTTCATCTGTAAATTTATTGTTTTGAAAAGTAATAATCACATTAAAATTGTTTGATAATTCAATTGATTTTTTATCGACCTTATCATTAATTATTAATGCAACATTAAGTGGTGAAAGCTTTGTCATATTGGTTGTATAAAGTGATTCAATCAAATTACAATCATTAGCAAAGTTCTCTGAAATGTAAAAAACATACAATGCAGTTCCTGTTCGGGAATTATATAAAACAGCTTTACAAGGATATTTAACTTCGTATGAAATACAATTAAATTGATTTAAAAGATTAATATAAAGGGCATTAATTTTGCCTTTTAAGCAATTAAAATCAGTGTATTCCATTAAGCTTCTATTACAGTTAAGCATTAAATAATTGTCTTTTTTACAGACAGATGTATCAGATACTAAACGCTTTACAATAGTATCTGTATAATCAGATTTAATACTTAAAGCCCTTAAAAATGCTTTAGCTTCGTTAACTGTAATTACCTTTGCTTCGGACAAAAAAGCATATAATTTTTTCACATATTCTTGAAAATTTTGACGATACAAAGTTTCTTTCTCCTTTCAATTATTTGAGTCAAAAAATAAAAAAAATAAGAACTATTGATGTGTTCAATAGTTCCTTGGATAATAAAATTCTTGTTAAACGAATAGAAAAAAGCAATAAAAATTAACAAAAAATAACAAATTAAAGAAGAAAAAAATTAAACACAAAATAAAACTTATTGAAAGATATTGACTCATAAAATACCTTTCATTATATTTATCGCGCAAGAAATTTTTATTTTTGCGAATATGCATAAAAAAATAATTTTTTTAAAAAAGCATAAAAAAAGAGAGCCGCAAAAGCGACTCTCCGAAAACATGAACTTTACTGATTAATCGTCAATATCATTCTTTTTCTTCTTTGAAACAATGTATCCTAACATAGAAATTGAACCCATAATTGAAGTTCCTACACCTGCACAAGCAAGACCGAAGAAGTTATTATCAAGACCTGCTTTTGGTGCACTCGGTGCATTATATTCATTATAGAAATGAACTGTTGCTGTTTCGTTTGCTTTAATTGTAACAGTCTTCGGTTCTTCAATTTTATAGTTATCGGTAGCATCATTTTCAACCTCAGTAATTGTATAAGTACCTACTCTAAGGTCAGAAATATTGATTTCACCTTTACTGTTTGTAACCTCTGTGATATCAATTTTTTCACCAGTTGTACTTGTACCTTTGATATTGAAAGTAAAGCCTTCTACAACGCCGTTAGACGAAGATTTAACTACTTTTAAAGTACCTTTAAGAGCTGTATCAACAAAGCTTTCGCCGGAATTAGTAACGTTATATGTTTTGCCATCTTCTTCAATGAATACCGGATAATAATTTTCATCAATTGCAAATCCGTTAGGAGAAGCAGTTTCTTTTACAAGATAATGACCGTATCTGATGCCGTCAAGGAAATAAAATCCTGTCTGAACTTCGTTCAAAGTATTATAAACAGTATCAATATTTTCATCATAAATGCCGTTACCGTCAACGTCATTATATACTGTAAATGTTGCACCTGATAATGAATTTTCAGGATAATCTGCATCAAATTTATATACCGAAATAGCACCTGTGATAAATTCATCAGTAACATCAAATGCTACTTGATTTGCTTCATCACTGATAGTAAATGCAATCTTTTCATTACTTACTTTATATGGTACAGGTACATATAATTCAACGATAATGTAACTACCCTTTGGAATTAAGTCAAATGTGAATACACCGTTTTCATCTGTTTCTGCTGTCATAAGAGCAGTTTCTTTTGTGAATTCAGTTGCATCAGAGCTGAATAAACCGTACAAAGCACCTTTTACAAGTGTGCCGTCAGTATCCTTTTTAACACCTGTTACCTTACCTCTTGCAATAGTATTTACAATAACAGTACCATTATTAATGGAGATTGTAGTTACTTCTGCATCGTTTTCTTCGGTATCAAATGCAAATTCATACTCTGTCTCATCTAATGTATAAAGAGAATCCGTAGAGATTTCTTTTACATAATATTTGTAGCCGTAAGGAAGGTCAGCATTGAACGATACAAGACCGTTTTCATCAGGTTTTGCTCTTTCAATAAGTGTGTTTGCCTTAATTTCAGAACCGTCAACTGCTGTCATATCTTCTCTTGCAAATAAACCAAAGACAACGTTTTTAAGTGCATTTACATCGTCAATTTTAAAGATATTATCTTTTTCCATTGACTTAATAAGATTTACTTTTACTGTTTGTCTTTTGTTATATGCATCAAGATTTGTTACAACAAGTTCCTTCTCACTGTTCTCAAATGTAAGTTCAACCTTAAAGCTATTATCATCAGTATAGTTGTTTTTATCAAGGAAATATCCCTTTGGTGCTTTGGTTTCTTTTACCTCATACTTACCAAGGAAGAGTTCCTTACTCTTTGCTACACCGTTTTCATCAGTAGTGATTGTATCAACTACATCACCCTTATGTGCTCTTACTACACCATCAGGAGTAGTAATATCTTCAGCAGCGATTACATCAAATGTAGCACCCGGAAGATTACAATTCTTATAAACAGGAGTTGTTGTACCGTCTTCATTTTCTGATGTAGAATAGAAGAATTCACCTTGTTTTGTGATAACAATTTGACCACGTACAACCTTGTTTTCAACTTGCTTTTTGATAACTTGTTTGTCCTCAGTAACCGAAATGCCGATTGGTTCTTTTGAAAAAGCATAACCGTCTGGAGCAGAAAGCTCTACAAGTTGATAATTACCAACCGGAATATTGTCAATTTCAAATACACCGTTTTTATCGGTAGTTACTGTTACAATTGCATTTTCTTTTGTAAATTTAGTTTCATCTTTTGAGAATAAACCAAATGTTACATTAGCAAGTTTATTACCTAAATCGTCTACTTTAAGACCGGAAATCTTACCGTATTTAAGTTCATTTGAAATAGGCTTATTGCCATTAAGGGTAATTGTTTGTTTTGCAATATCTTGACCTTTATAGTCAAAGCTGAACGTAAATTTCTTATCATTAAGCTTGTAATGATTATCTGTTGCAATTTCCTTTACATAATAATCAAAGTTTAATGGAAGGTCGGCATCAAATTCAAACGTACCGTTTGCAGATACATTTACCTTTTGAATTAAGCCGTCTTTAGGAATTTTAGTACCGTCAGCCGCAATAATATCTTCATTTGCATAGAGGCCAAATACTACTGATTCAACCTCATTATTATTCCCGATACCGTAGATATCATTGACTTCAAGTTCCTTAGTTCCTTTGACTTCAACCTTTTGTCTTTCATTTACAAAAGTATCATTCACATCATAAACTTTAACATTTTGACCTTGATATGCAAGTTCAATTTTCTTTGAATCGGTGTTAAGTGCAAAGCCATTCGGAGCAGTAATTTCTTTGATTTCATACTTGCCAAGATAAAGCTTATGCCACTTACCAAACCATTGTGTTGTACTTAATTTAGAGTCTGCAATACCAGTTGCACCTGTTGTAAGAGTACATACTGCATCACCTTTCTTGTACCTTACAGTACCATCAGGAGTAACAATATCCTCTGATGCATAAACAGTATATACAGCACCTGCAAGACCTTGTTCTTCATAAACTGCTGAATAGAATTCACCATTCTTTGTTACAGTTTTGAAAACTTCTCCTCGTTTTTCAACTTGGAGATTTGCTGTTTGAACATTATTCTTAATGCTTACTTCAATTGTAGCACGTTGAGCATCTGTTTTATCAACTTTGTTTTCGTTATTTACTGTATCAATTTTGAATGCTGTTTTTTCAACAGATTTCTTATCATACTCGTAAACCGTATTACCGTTACTGTCAATCCTTGATACGATTTTATCAGCATTTGGATTGAAATAGCCGTATGGTGCTTCTACTTCTACAATATAATACTTACCGTATGGAAGCTTTTCAGGAGTAATAAGATATCCTTCATCATTTAGAGTAAATGTATCAATTACCATTTTCTTAGGATATGTATAAGTCATTTTGACTACATTCAAATCCTTATCAAGAATCTGGAATTTAGCACCTTGGAGTTCATTGTACGGAATAGCTTTGCCTGTATCGGCATCAACTTTTACAAGTTTTAAATATGCACTATCTAAAAGATTTTTAATCGCATATCTGTAAACTGCTACAACATTTGAATCACCGTTATCAGGGTATGCACTTGAATCTGTTTGAATTTTACAAATTTGGTCATCTGCTAAAAGAGTACCTTCAAGACCACATTTAGTCTGATGAATTACATATTCACCATAAGGCAATGCCTTACTTTCAGCATAGCCATCTTTACCGGTAACAATTAAATCTCTCTCGTTGTTTTTAGCATTCTCGTATGAGCCTGCCGATTTGAGATAGATTTGAAATTCTGCATTAGGCTCTGGTGTAACATATTTATCAGAACCGTCATCGGTAAATTTCATAATCTCAATTCTACCCTTTTTAACCGTTTCTGTATTAGTTTTTGAAGTATCATTAAGCCTTACTGTGTACTTTGACGGATCTTCGGATACCTTTAAGTTTTCCTTATTAATGTAATAACCGTTAGATGAGCCTACTTCTTTAAGGTAATAGTCATTACCACAAATATGATAGTTTGTTGTAAACTTACCGCTTGCATCGGTTACATAAGTTCCTACAAGTTCATTGCCTTTATAAAGTTCATATGTTGCTCCTGCAAGCGAAGCATCACCCTGAGCCTTTGAACTATTTGTATCATTATCAAGCTTTGAAAATTCAAATCTGAAATACTTTAAATAGTTAATAAAGGTTAATGTATTTGAATTATAGTCTGCATAGTAATCAACACCGTTTCTACAGTTCGTACCTGTTACATCATAGTTTGTATTACCATCCCACGCTACGTAAAAGACTTGATTGTCAGGCTGAACATACTTGTTATCAACCTCAATTTCTTTTACCGTATAATAACCGATAGGAACATCACAGAAGTACGCATATCCATATTCGTCCGTAGTTGTTGTAAATGTTAAATCTTTACCCAATGCATTTTGGCTTGCTTCACTTGTAATTGTGAACTTAGCGCCTTTTGTGGCTGGATATGAGCCTGTATTATCGTTAGGAACATACTTGTATGTATATCCGTTTGAACTCGTTGTATCAGGCTTCTCAGAGACTTTATAGAGTCTCAAATCGCCACGCATATACTTATTTACGATTGTATTGTTACCTGAGAAATTAATCTCATTAACCCAATCACAAAGGTTTGTACCGCCTACAATGTCATTAAGCCAACCATTATGGTTTACATTGTTTGTATATGGATAAGTCGTTTGACCATCCCAAGATACATAAATCTGTGCACCTTTATGAGTTGTTGTTTGACCTGTACCCGAATCATATGTTGTATATGTTGCTTGCCAATCTATAACATTACTGTTATATGTATTGGTTTCTTTAATTTGATAATATCCTGTTGGGATATTACAGAAGTAAAGGTCGCCGGCAGTGTTTGTTGTTCCTGAAATTACATAATTACCGTCCAAATCGTAAAGAGTAAATTCTGCCTGATATGGTGTACTTGTATCCTCAATTGTCTTATGGATATAAATATCACCACGTTGCAAAGTGTTGACCCATTTACCGCTTGAATGGTTTGATGCATTGACTACATCTCCGGCTCTTACTGTTACTTGAACACTGTTTGTGTTTCCATACGGCACATAACCGGCAGGAGTGACTTCTGTTATGGTGTACGTTCCGGGTTGCAGCCATGTAAAATTTGCAACACCACTTTCATCTGTCCAGTCCGAAGCAATATAACTTCCGTTTGAATCATACAAATCAAATCGGATACCACTCATAGGTTCACCGGTTTCAGCAATCTTTGATAATTTTATGTCACCAGTATTAATATTAGAGCCAACACTAATATTTGCATTTAGTGCATTTGGACTACCGATAGCAATAACCTGTTGATTACCAAAATGACCAACCTGACTATCTTTAATAGAATAATACTTACCCTTTGAAGTCATTTTAAGTATTTTTCTTCCATCAAAATATGTGTTTGAAGTTACTGTAAGTTTATTGCCCGAAACAGAAGTTGTAAGTCCTGCTTTATCAGTAAACTTAAATTTACTCAAAACTTTGTTGCTGTCTGTCGCTGAGCCTTTATATGAAGTAACATTACCACTACCATCATACTGAGGTTCCAGTTTAATTGTACCAAACTTAGGAGCTTTCTTTGCGTAATCAGAATAATTTGAATTAAGTGATTTATATACAGAATTTGTCTCTTTCTTGAAATAATCCTTCAGTTCTTTTTCTGATTTAGTAGTAACAACATTCCAAATTGCTCTTTGAATACCAAAATATTCTTTATCAGAACCGTTTATATAGCCTTTAGCTTCTGCACAAGAAAGAATATTTTGAATTTTATTCTTTTTTGTGGTGCCAAGACTGTTCCAATATTTAAGTGCAGCAGAATCAGTCTTAAACTTACCGGTTGATTCTTGACCGTAGTTAATACAAAAGGCATCTTTACCGTTGACCTTTAATCTGTGATGTGAATGTCCGTCAGATGAAGTCCATACATCTTTGATTGATGAATCAGCAAGAGCAGTAAGACTTGTTGCAAAACAACTAAACACCATTAAAATGGCAAGTAAAACAGAAAGTACACGTTTACCAAGACCTTTAACTTTATATGAATTAAATCTTTTCATATATTTGATTTTTCTCCTTTCTTAAGAGTATTTTAATAATATTATTAAAACCATTGTTCAAAACAGATAATTAAAACCACAATGAGAATTTTAATTATTTCATTTAATCATTATTTATATTCAGCCAACCCACAAAAGGTTAGCTACATAAATCCTGACCAATTTAATGCTTTGTAATTTTTATTAGTCATTACAATTCACCACCTTTAAAATTTTAATAAAACTATAAATTTATTGTAATATCGAAAAAATATTGCCAAAGTGTCACTGACCTCGACTCCTCACACAGTTTCTTTGGCACTCAAAATATAGTCACTTCCATATTTTGAATGTGAGCATAGGCTTTCATCTATTCTCCAAGTGAAAAGAAATAGAACGGCATCTTTTTTTGCTAAAAAAGGTATAAAAAAAGAACTATCAACTTTTACATTGATAGTTCTTAAATTTACATTATTTTATTTAAAATGTGAAACTTTACACTTCGGGCAAATCTCACGAAGTCGATCGTTTACACTTGTGTAATCTTCTTTAGTTCCATGAGGTTGTTTAGATTCATAAAGTTTGTTACTTTCATCGTCAAGTTTCAAACTTGCATTAAGTTCACGATCTAATTGGTAAAATCCTTCTAAACCGCCATTACCATTATTGCCTGTTTCACAATCATAGCCATACCATTTACCTTCTATACAAATCAAATTCATAACATGACCATTAACAGGATTGTTGGCATAGTAGCCACTTACTGAATAACTTTGAATACCGGCTTTGCTTGCAAAGTAATTAAAATTACGTGCAAATTGACCACATGCGCCGTTTCCATACTTTGCTAATTGATAAGTATCAAAAGCATCATCATAATGTTTATACTGTGAATATATCCAGTGATTACTAATCCAATTTTGAATAGCTGCAAGTTTTTGAATATCGGTCATTTGTGCAGTAATACCCATTTCACCATAAGCCTTGTCCATAAGTCTGAGATAATCTTTTCTTTCAGGAGTAAGGATTGAAACGGTCTTAGACCAGCCAGAATACTTTCCACCGGACTTTTCTGCTCTGATTCTTACATACCAAATGTTATCAGCAGCAGGATCTTTATCACTGACTTTGAAATTTACAGAGGTACTGTTCTTACTTACGTCCTTATGCATATTGTCAAATACATAACCCTCATCATCATAAACATCAGAGAATTTTTTATTTGTACTATACTGAATCTCATAACCATAAGCTTTAGAAACTTTGTTCCAAGTAAGTTTAAAGCCGTATCCCTTATCAAGATAAGAAATAGATTTAATAGTAGGAGTAGTTGAAGAACTACTGTTCGATGAACTCTTAGCCTTTTTTGTAGTTACTTTATAAGTCTTGGTCCACTTTGAGTAATAATTCTTTTTCTTAACAGTCTTATATGCTCTTACTCTTACATAATACTTTTTCTTAGCTTTGAGCTTCTTTACAGTCTTAGAAGTTGTTTTTGCCTTGTTTACTTTCAAAACCTTAGTACCTTTTTTAGCAAACTTTTTGCTTGTCGAATACTGGATTTGATAGCCTGTGCAAGACTTCTTTTTCCATTTAACTGTAAAGCCGTTATTTATTGCCTTTATACTCGTAACACTTGTTGAGCTTGGCTTTCTATTTGCTGCATAACTTGGAGCGCCCAAAGTCAAGCCGGTAAAAGCTATTGTAACAGCCATAATGGTTGATATTACTTTCTTAAATCTATTGTCAGTCATAGTTGACTTCCTCCCTTGTTCATCTTAATTATAACGCAGATATATAGGAGTGTCAACGCCATTTTTCAATATATTGTATATTTTATTTTAACTATACCATATATAGAAAATGTTACCTTTTTTTACAAATAAATATCGAAATAAAGAACTATCATATTAACTTTTCAAGGTACATAAAAGAGTGTTTTTAACCCTTTCATATACTTTATCGCGCAAAAAATTTTTTTTTAGAAAAGTATTTGATAGTTTTATTTTTTTGATATTAAATAATTGTTTTTTTGCCTGAACAAGAGACATTTTCAGGACTTTAACTGAGATTTTTGCATTGTGCATTGTATTTCAGAAACGATAAATGTATAATACATATAGAAAATATAAGGGAAAGGAAGCGATATTATGCTTACTAAAGATGAAATTGAAAAAATAATAAAAGAACTTCTTGTTCGATATAATGCGGAATATGCGTTTCTTTTCGGTTCGTATGCAAGAGGAGAACAGACAGAAAATTCCGATATTGATGTGCTCGTTTTTGGCGGAGAAAATTTTAAAAAGTCAAATATATTTGCGTTTGCAGAAGAACTTAGGCAAATAACAGGTAAAAGTGTTGACGCTTTTGAAATTTGTGAGGTTGATAAATCAACTCTTTTTTATGAAAATGTTATGAGGGATGGCGTTAAAATATCGTGAACTACCACGTGCCAAAATGAATGTGGTTTTACGAAAGATATTTTATAAAAAAAATAAAATTAAATCTTGACATCAGCACATATTTTGCGTACAATAATATTGCAGGTAGAGATACACTGCATACTTGTGGTAGCTAAACAACCGTTCAGGCGTATAGTAAGTACGTTAGTCACAAGGGCCACCTACTTTTTAGTAGGTGGTTTTTTTTTGAGGAGATTTAATATTATGACAACAATATACATATATTCTGACGAATCAGGGGTTTTTGATCATATTCATTATAGTAACTTTGTGTTTGGCGGTTTAATATTTTTGAACAAAGAAGACAAAGATAATGCAATAAGAAATTATAAACACATTGAAAAGGATTTAAGACAAGCAACTAAATCTTCATATTCATTGGAATTAAAAGCATATCACTTGTCTAAAAAACATAAAAATAGTATTTATAGGTCTTTAAATAATTATTATAAATTTGGAATAATTATCAATCAAAATAGAATTAATAATAATATTTACGACTACAAATTAAATAAACAAAGATATTTAGATTATGCATATAAAATCGGCGTAAAAAAAGCTTTAATGAATCTAATTGACAAAGGATTAATTGAACCAAATGATGAAATAGAATTACATTTCTTTGTTGATGAACATGCAGTTGCCACAAGCGGCAAATACGAATTGAGAGAGGGCTTATATCAAGAACTTGTAAAAGGAACTTTTAATTTTAATTATCAACATTACTATGAACCAATATTTAAAAATTGTAACATTTTAACATTAAAATATTGTGATTCAAAATATTTACCATTAATAAGGGCTGCCGATATAATTTCAAATAAACTTTATTATCAAATTAATAATAATAAAGAAATTAATGAAGATGAACATTTAACAATTACGTATTTACCGTAAAAGAAAAGCAGGTCTTTTGACCTGCTTTTCTCATGTATCATGAAAAATAGTTTAAAGGCTTTTTGATTTTTAAAGTGCAAATATTGTATTTGTCAACGCCTAATTTATTAGTTTTTTTTATTTACAAATCAATAATTATGCGATACAATAAGTACATAGGTGCTACAAAAGCGGAAAGCTTAAGCCGAAAAGTTAGGACCGGAAAAAGCGGAAAGTCCTTGCCGGATAGTAGGAACTTAAAAAAGTGGAAAATCCTTGCCATATAGTAGGAACTGAAAAAGAAAGTGTGGTTATATGTCAAAAGAAAATATTGAAGCTTGTTTTGCAATATCAAATAACCATAGTTTCATTGTAGCACCTGAAAGATATGATTAATTTCTTAAAGAGTCTGAAAAGAACAAAGGTAAAGGAAGAAAGCTTTTGGAAGAAAGACTAAAAAAATGATAAAGGAAATATTAGTTGGGAAATATAGAAAAGAGCCTTGATTTAACAAGGCTCTTTTTTACTGCAAATTTCTTATAGCTTAAACTCTTTATCCAACCATTTTTCACCACAATCATGGCAAAGATAACAGTAAACAGTAATATTATTTTTGATACTGCTAATCGGATGACTTAATTCGGAAATATATGCCGAACAACAATAAGGGCAAGTAACAGCATAACGATTTTTCAAAGCTTTCTTGTAAAAGGTTTTCATAATTGTTTTTTAACCTCACTTTCCTATATAATCTGATATGATTTATTTGTATTTTTACAGTTATGCTATATTATTACATTAATATTAAGATTATCTTTTTAGCAGTATAAGTTTTATATATTTTCATATTACTTTTCTTTTTGTTATAAACTCCATCAATACATTTTCATCAGAAGGTATAGATTTTGTAGCCAAATATAAATCTTGAATAGAAACAGTCTGTGCAACAGGTGGTATGTGCGAAGAATTTTTCAAAACATTTAGTAATATTCCCAATGTTTTAGGCTTGTACAGCCCAAATTCAAGCATTGTATCAATAATGGTATATCGAAGTTCACGTGGAATGCAAAAGCTCTTAGAGAGCATTGTGTTGAGCATTTCTGAGTCAACTATCATATTGATAGCATCTGCTTTTGTGTAGTTATCGTTAAGGTAAGCATATAAACTTTTATTTTGGTCCTTATGTTTTGTATTATCGTAATATTTGTCTAAATGTAGCATCCACGCACTATGGCAATCAACCGAAAAGCCGTAATTAACAACATTCACATTAATAAAATCAACTACAGGATTATCATTAGAAAATTTGTTAAAGTATTTCAGCATTGCAATAATAAATAGTTTTTGCAGTTTAGATACACTAAACGAATAAGGAATTATCTTTTCTCTGTCTTGAAAAAATTTTCTTGATTTTATTAATTTGCTAATTTCAGTATTAGCTAAAGACATATAATTAAAAAGATCGTATAAAGTCAAAGTATCGTTAATGTTCAATTGCTGTATTCTCCCCTTTCTCAATGCAATAATCTTTACAATCAAATATTAAATATCTGTTTAAAATACTAAAGCCAATAAATTCTGATTCATTTTCATTATCTTTGTAATATTTGAATTCATTTTCAGTAATATCAACCGAATGACCATTGTTTAAAACAAGAGCATATTTTTGAGTTTCTTTGTCAATGTCAAAATGTTCTATTTTGCAATATTCATAGGTATATTTGCCCGAACAGATAAAATGTTGGATTTTTATAGCTTTTATTGTATCAGTAAGAGGTAATAAAACTACAGAAGTAACACAAAGAGCAATTGTAATTATACTCTTTAAAGATATCGGTTGACTTAAATCCTTAATACTTTGCATTGAATTTACAAAAATAAAAAATGAAGTTATAAATACCAAAAGAAGTATTGATGAAAGACAAATGTATTTAATTGTATCTGAGTTTTGGATTAATAATCTTTTAGTTATTTTCTTTTTCACATATATCACCTCTTAATATTTTTAGAAGTCGGGCAGACCTGCTGCCCGACTGTTTTGTTATATTTTAGTCAGTTCCGAAAGCATCATCAGCAATACTGATAACTGAACTTGGTAAAGAAGCTTTTGAAACAGGACTATCTTCAAAAGCACAAGAACCGATAGTTTCAAGACCATTTGGGAAAGATAATTTATTCAATGAAGGGCAATTATAAAATGCTCTTGTACCAATTGATTTTACATTTTTAGGAATATTTACAGTAGTCAAAGACGTGCAACTGTAGAATGTTTCATTAGGTATAGAAGTCAAGTTGGCATTTAACATAACGCCTTGTAATGAACTACATTCCTTAAATACGCCTTCCCCTAATACATTTACCGAATGAGGAACAACAACATTAGTCAATGATTTGCAATTTGCGAATGCTCCTTTATCAATAGTGGTCAAAGCACCACTGTGCAAAGTAAGATTTTGAAGATTTTTGCAACTTTTAAAAGCTGCTTTATCAATGATCTGAATCGTGCTTGGAATATCCAAAGATGTCAAAGAAACACATCCGGAAAAGCAAGAACTTGGAATAATGCTGATTCCGATAGGAATATTTAATTTTTTTAGTGAATAACAGCTTGAAAATGACATCATACCGAATTCGACAAAATTATCGGAAAAGTCAAATTTTTCAAGAGCAAAACACCTTGCAAATGCACTATCGTCTATTGAAGTAATATTTTTTGAATTTTTCACTTCTTTGAGGTTCTCACAACCTGCAAAAGAGCTTATACCAATTTTAGTAATATTATTAGGTATTGTAATTGTAGTTAAAGCTTTGCAGTCAGAAAAACAGCTTTCGCTTAATTCAGTTGTTTTTAAAGGCAACTGAATTTCGGTTGCATTATTGCAATTATAAAATATACCGTTACCAAGATTAGCAACATTTTTCATACCTTTGATTGATTTTAAACCTGTACAACCGGAAAAAGCATATCCGTCAATTTGAACAGTTGCATCCGGTATAGTAATTGAAGTAAGAGCAGCACAGCCACTAAAGCAATATTCAGGAATAATTCCTACGAATTGCGGCATATCAAACTTAGTAAGTGTTGTACAATCCTTAAATGCATTTTCACCAAGTTCTTTAACTTCCGTTGTACCTGTAACCATATTAAGTGTGGTACAACCTTCAAAGGCACTTTCACCAATTTTTTTAACAGAACTAAATAATTCCATTTTGTTAAGTGCTTTACAATCTTTAAAACAATTTTTAGGTATTTCTGTAATATTATTTGACATTGTAACTGTGGTTAAATTTTTACAACCTTCAAATGCTCCTTTTTCAATCGTAGTAACAGAATCAGGAATATAAGCTACTCTAATGTCGGTGTTATCTTTAAATTCTTCTTGTGGAATTACAGTTCCGCCGTTATCTATGTATAAATAACCGGCAGATGAAATCGAATATTTAACATTTTTCTGTTTCATTTGATCAATATATGAACAACCTGAGAAACAAAAAATAACAGTTGTAATCAAAAGAAATATTGAAATAATTTTTTTACTTTTTTGCATTCTTTTTTGCCTTCCTTTTCTTTTTTTCTTTACGTTTGAACTTTTTAGCAACCTTATATGTTTTAACCATATCTTTAAGAGAAGCATCTTCAAGACCTACGTAACGGTTTTTACCAACAGATAAATATAAATAAACTTCTTTTTTTGGAGTAGGTGTTATTGCAAAAGCACAAGCTTGTCCTTCAATTTCAACAAGAAATTTATCTTTTGCAATAACCGGTTTGTCAGGTAAAAGATTTGTAAAACCGATTACCTTCATATTTTTATTACCTGCTGCCTTTAATGCTCTGTATTCTTCAGGTTTATATCCCCAAAGGCTGATTTTACCAGCCTTTGTTTTTAATTTTAATTCGTGTCCTTGCGGATATGTACTTTTATACAAAAAGCCGTTCAACGCTTTCTGTTGATAAGATTTTGCCATAATTAGTCCTCCTCTATTTTCTCTGTATAGTATTCATTTAAAATAACCTCTGCAGATTCAAACAATTCATTGCAAATATTTTTCTCATCAAGGTCTTCATCAACATATTCAAGTTTAATTCTGTCGGATTTAACAGTATCAATGAACAGCTTAACTACATTTGCGAAAAGCAATTTTGCTTCTGATTCTGTTAATTCATCATGAAAGAAATCAGTTTTTGAAGACAATTTGATTTGATGCTCATTTGGTTCTAACGAGAAATTCATCGTAATATTAAGTCGTTTGTTGTTTTCCAAATTATCCATTGAATTTTCCTCCTTCCTTTTTAGCAATTTCATATGAAAACAAGTCAATAGCTCTAAAATAAAGCATTTTTACTTCTTGTTCTAAATAATCAATAGCAAAGACTTCATCCTTATCTTTCATTGAAACGTCTTTAAGATACACATATTCATTATGTATTTTTTCAATATCAACTGTGTTACAAGCTTCAATAAGAATAGCTATTCTGCTTTCGTATTTACCAAAATCATAACCTTTAATCATAATTAAATTATCCTTTCTAAATTATTTTTGACAAAATGCCTTTACCGACACTTTTTTGAACAAGTACATCTGAATTATAATCAGTGATTTTTATACCATTCTCAACTTTATAACTTCTGACAAAATAATAATATGTTTTACCGTTTTGAAAGTGGTGCTGTTCATAAAAATTATTTGTACCATCATATATCAATGCAAAATTTTTCATATCGAAAGAACAAAACAATTGATATCCTGTTGCCCCTTTAATTTTGTTCCATTCTATTTTGATAGGTGATTTCTTTTTACTAATACCTTTTAAGTCATAATCTTGCATTTCATTGCTTCCGGTATAATAAATATCATCTTCAACAGTCACATTCTCAGTAGTGGTTTCTAAAGTAGTTGATTCATTTGTCAAATTATTTGTTGAATTATTTGTTGTATTTTTTTTGGTGCTAATATTTTGATGCGTTGTTGATTTTTTTGTTGTAGCAACTGTAGTCAATTTAGTAGCATCATCACGAGAATGAACAGTATTATTATGAGTCACTCTCTTTTTAGTTGTAGTAACCTTATGTTTTTTTGTGGTTTGTATTTTTTTACTGACGGTAGGACTTGTTGTAGAAGGATTACTTACTGTAACCGAGATACTCAAATAACCGGAACCACCGTCATTTGTCTTACAATAAATATCACATTTTCCTAAGCCGGTAGCGGTTATAAGACCGTTTTCAACAGTAGCAATGTTGCTGTTTGATGAATTCCAAATAAGGTCAGAACAAGCATTTTGAGGGCTTATTGCGACATTGATTTTTTTTGATTTGCCACGTATTAATTTAACCTTACCGATTTTAGAGGAAAGATTAGCAGCAGGTGTCACATAAACATTACATGTTTTCGATTCACCCGATTCAGTAGAAATAGTAGCCGTACCATTTCCTCGTGATATACCTTTAAGCGTACCGGTTGAAGAAATAGTAAAGTATTTGCTTGCAGCACTCCAATTTTTCCTTTTGCCTTGACAATTATCAAGAGAACAAGGGATTGTTTTAGAATATCCTACAGCTACATAAATATTATCTTCTACTTGTGGTGTACCTGCATAGGCTGTCAAAACAGTTGAAGCAATAAAAATCGAAACCGCAGTTATAAATAAGATTGTTTTTTGTAATTTACTCAACATATTTCACATCACCGTTCTTCATATGATTAAGAATTGATATATATTTTTCGATATTAAGTATAGGATACCAATATGCTCCGTAGCATTTTTCACATATTAAAGAATTATTAAGCCGATACATATCATCGTTTATTTTAAAATTCTTCATAATTGGTAAATTAACTGAATCAAATTTATCTTTTACAATAGAGCCTTTGTTTTTGGAATTTGAAAATTTGTCCTCTTTTACTGGCAGTATGTCAATATTCTGTTTAGGCTCATCCTTATTTTTTTGTTTTGGAGAATCATCAATAAATGTTTTTATATCTGCTTTATTACTTTCCGGCATAATAACCGTTTTATTGATGTCAATATTCTTTTCATCAGTTATCAAAGCATTATTATTTTCTTGACTTTCATCAAAATTGGTTTTATCGTCAGTAATAATTGATTCATTAGGCAAACTGTGATTTTGTACATTTAGATCTTCATCATTTTTTACTGGCTGATTATCATTGGTTTCTTCTACATTTAAAGTTTTCTTTTTACCAAACAATTTTGATTTGTTTTTCTTTTTGTTTGATTCATCTTCAACAATAGGTTGTTCAGTTAATGATATAAATGGGAATAAATCTTGAAATTCAATAACAATAACTCCTTTTTTTTCGTATACATTTGCTATACTCTTAAAAAGGTATTTATAATCGCTTTCATTAACTCTATAACATGTTGCTTCTTTGTCCTTCCCCCAACGAGTTACATATTCGTTTTCATTAGTAATAAGTGGTGAGGTTGAACTCCAAGCTTTGCCGGATGCAGCATACATTGCAATCAAATATTCTGCTTTTTCTCTTGTATCACAATGAATGGCAATATCAGGTTCAATCAAACGATTTTTTTCCAAATAGTTAAAATAACTATCAAGCATTTTGTTTGTTAAATTGTTAGTTACCGTAATCGTTTAAATCACATCCTTTTTAAAATCATTTGTTGATTCTCTTAAAAATATTTTTTCATCAATTCCTGTTTCTCTTTTTATAAGTGAAATAAGGTATTTGCTTGGTTTTTTCACCCTGCCGGAGCCGTTAATAATTGCACAGAAATTAATTGTCGTATAGCCGATTTTGTCACAGAAATTTTTATATGTACCGTAATTAACAATGACATAATTTCTCAAAACAGGATATTTGACTTTTTTGTACAGCATTTTTCTTCTGAAAATTTCGCAATCACCAAGATTAAGATTATCTCTTATATCCTCAATGGAATATCCTTTTAAAATCAAATTATTGATTTTACATAATAAGTTAGCAGATATATAATCTTCCTGTGTACAGACCATATACGCATACTGCCGTGAACAATTCATTTTTTCTCCGATTTCACTATACTCATAACCCATAGCCCGAAGGATTCTTATTTCATTTTTATCAATTTTTTTGTTTGGCAAAGAATTCACTCTCCTTTCCCACAAAAATCTTGATCTTTACAATAAGAATTCAAAAATTCATTTTTTTCATTATAATCGTTAAATTTTATTGTCATTTTGACTTTTGTGTTATTACAATCAGAAGCTTTTACAACAATTTTGTTTTCATTGTTTTTTAGAACTTTCATATCAGTATAAGCTTCTGTTCTGTCACCAAATTCAAATAACAATCTTCCATCTGTAGCTGACAAATTATAAATTTCGTTAATACTGCTGACGAAGCTTACAATTAAAAATATTAAATCTATTAAAACTACAAAAAAGCCCAAAAGACTTATTTTATCAATAGGTTTAACAGCTAATATAAAGAAACAGCCAAGTGCTATTAATATTTGAAATAGATATTTAGCATAGAATTGAGGCTCATTTGAGGTCTTTTTCACTTTATACATAACTATCGTTTCTCCTTTCTTTGGTATCCTCACTATATATATCGCGCAAAAAAAATTTTTTCAGCTAACTTTTTACTTGACAATGGTAAAAAAATAAAAGGCCACTGAAAAGTGACCTTTTATTTATGATAATTAATACAAATATCTTCTGCTTTCTTTGAATAAAGCCTCAGCAATGTTTTTAGGGGCATCATCGAGGTTTGAACAATCAACAATATCTCCGTAAATATCTTCAAGTGATTTTTGGTCCGAACCTATATTAAAACTTAATACAGATATTCCGGCTTTTTCTGCTTCCTTTAAAAAGTTTTGAATATCCATTTTACCGACCTTTCCAAAGTACATTTGTGCAGCCGGTAAACCATCAGAAATAATTATAATAACTTTAAAAGGTTCAGGTCTTTTCTTAATTTTATTAAGTGCATACCTAAAAGCAAAGCCATCACGATTATTACGTTTTGCTGATAGTCCTGAAATCTTTTTAACTTCTTGTTTAGAATGGTTAAAATCAAATACTTTATAAATTTCGACATTTTCTTTTGGAAAACAGTAACTAACAGTTGAATGACCTATACAACTACAAGGTATTTGTAATTGAGTAGCAAAATTTTCAACTAAAAGTGCCATTTTTTTTGCGGCATCTATTCTTGGACCAGACATTGAACCTGAACAGTCAACAACCGTAGAAATGCACATATGTGGCATTTTGTTGGGTTTTGAATGATTTGAAAAAATTGCCAAATCTGATTCATTGTTTCTTTGAGCAAAAGCTTTAACATCGACCTTACTGCCTTTTAACTGCCTATTATTTTTATGAGATTTTTTCTTTTGAAAAACTTTATCTCTTATTTTATTAGCAGCTATTTTTGCAGGAAGTTTAATAGTCTCTTTGTCTGAAACATAAGCAATTTCATCAATACTGTTAATATCAACTTCTTCATAATCATAACCGGCATTACAACTTTCGGAATATTCAAGAATATCAAGTAAGATTTCTTTATGTTCAATCTCATCAAAGTAATTTTTTGGCGAAGTATCGAGCATATCATCAAGAACCTCATCAGGATTATTCTTTTGTGATTCAGCATCTTCTAAATTATTAAGACTTGAATTATAATCGTCCTCATTACCTTCAATACCTTCGCTGTTAGACATTTTATCGTCTTCCATATCTGTAGGCATTGCCGGATTTTCTGAAAGTTTATCAAGCATGTCTTCAATTGCCTGTTCTAAATCAAAATCATTTGGCTCAAAGTCGTTTGTTTCATCATCAAAACTTTTGTCTTCGTCAGAAATTTCAAAATCAGTTTCTTCTGTATCCTCTGCATCATCAGAATTGAACTCACCATTAGTGCTATCACTTGATGTTTCAGAATTTTCTGTATCATCAGAAGCTTCATTATCCATTAATTCACTCAATTCATCTAAATCAGATAAATCTAATTCATCTGAACTATCTTTTTCCGAATCGTCATCTTCAACTGTTTCATCATCTTCAACATCATTAAATTGTTCAGAATCAGATTGCTCTGTGTCACTTAGTTCGTTACTTTCAGATGATTCTGATATTTCATCACCGGTTGACATTTCGTCAGTATCATTTTCTGAATAATCAGTTTCAGATTCTTCCAAATCGTCATCATCAGTCGAATCGTCTTCATTGTCTGAATCAGTATTAGATTCGTTCAAATTATCATCATCAAGTAAATCATCTTCATTGTCTGAATCAGTATTAGATTCGTTCAAATCGTCATCATCAAGTAAATCGTCTTCATCGTCTAAATCAGACTCAGAACCTTTTGAGGCAGGAGAAGTATCACATTCACCCGACTCACCTTCCGAATCTGTATTTGACGAATCTGTATTGCAGTTATCTTCCGGTGAATCCGACATTTCATCTTCACTTGAATTATCATCAGAACTGTTTTTCTCTGAAATTTCACTGTCTTCATTATTAGATGAATTATTTTCATCGTTTGAATGATTATCAGCAGCAGTTTTTTTAGGCGGTTTTGGTGTAAATTGTTCTTTAATATACTTATCAAAAAGAATGTCAAGCATTTGCAAAGTAATGTTTAACCGTTCAATTGTGTTTGGGTAAGGATGTTTATACATATTATTAAATAATTTTCGTACTTCAATCCACTCATCCTCAAATTTTAATTCTTCCGGTAAACATTTTCTTGCTTGCATAAGTAGAAGATTTCTTACATCAAACGATATTGTTTCACTCGTATCATTTTGACTTAAATACTTCTTATAGTTTTTAGTTAAGTCATCAGCTAAAAGGTTTCTTAATGAATCAATACCAGTTTTAAAAGAGCCTTTATACTGTTTAACAATACGATATTCAACATAAGGGTCTTCTACTATATTAGAACAATCTTTTAAGAGTTTGAGAAATATTTTTTCATATTTTTTTGACCATTCTTCAAATTCTTTACTACAACCGGAAAAGTCCAACAATGACATATCTCTTTTTTTAAATACTTCCTTTAATATTTTAAAGTTAGTAAAAAGAATATGACCACATTCGTGTGCTTGAAGTCCTACACAAAGAGCAAAACGTTCTTTTCTGTTGTAGCCTTCAAACATACTGTTAATTGGATTAATCACCGTAATTAAGCCGTTTGTGCGAGCTACATCGGCATTTTTAGAATCATCAAGAACAAACTGTGTAAATACAGGTTTAATAGACTTGTATTTACTTGTAACATTCCTACTTAATTTAGTAAAGTAGTTGTTCACTGATTTTAACTTCCAAAATTCTTCTTCAGAAAATGAATTCATTAAAAGCTTTTTAGCAGAAATTATTTCTTTAACAGAAAGTTTCATAGTTTCCTCCTGCCACATTAAAATGTAGCCTCAATTAAAGAATAGATTTCATCTTGGATTTCTTCCGGTTCATTATCACCTATTGCCTGAACAATAGTTGAATATGATGCCTTGAGCCAACCGTCAGGTTCATCCTTATATAACGGACAATTCTCGTGGTTGTTAATCCAAGCCTCACATTGACGAAGTGATACACTGTCACTTACATCATTGTTTTCGATAAGACTTCTTATAGAGCCATTACCTTTGTTAAAAACAAGATTAACTATTTTTCTGATTGTTTTCTTATCATTAAATCCTGTTTTAGCAATAAGCTGTTCGACAATTTCATCATTTGACGGCATTTCCATACGATAAGATAAAGCAAAACGGTTTTTAGTTGATTTTGCAATATCCGATGATTCAACAAATTCTTCACCTGCCGGATTGTAAGTACATACAAGTAAGCAATCAGGATGGATAGCTTTTGTAATGCCATCAACATCTTGGAACATTGCACTTTCATCAAGAATCGGATTAAGTCTTGTTTCAACGCCTTGATTTGAAATAGATGAAAGTTCTTGAAGTTCACATACATAACCTTTTTCAAGAGCAAGGCTTAAAGGAGAACGATTGTATGTAATGTTCTCACCTACTCCCGAAATTGTACCAAACAAAGATTGCTCATCACTGTCTGTATCAACTTTAAAGCATACATATGGTAAGCCAAGTCTTTTTGCAAGTAACCTTGCAGCAGTAGTCTTACCTGTACCGGTTTCACCATAAAGACGTATACCTCTTACTCTATCAGGAGCAGCCTTTTTATTGTAATAAGTCTCAGCAATAATAGTTTCAATCTGTTCGGTTATGTGATAACTTTCACAAATTTGATTATTTTCATCCAGCATAATCTTTTCATCAGATGAAAAAAATCTTTCAGGTGAAAGTGTATAATCTTTTTCTTCCAAAATTATTGTTTTAGGAGTAATAAAAGAACCCTCTTCAATGTTTTCAGGCAAATTGCTTTCATCAAAAGCAATATCCATAAATTGATCAATGTTTTTGTCAAATTTTCTTGAATTCACAAACGGTGAATCATCATCGTTTGTATAAACACCATCTATGATAAATGGCATTGATTCATAAAGCTCATAATCAAAAACGTATGAATCGGTAAAAACACTTTTAAATGGGCTTATATTTTCTCCATTTATAAGATTTGTTACATACAAATCTTTTCTACAACAACATATTAGATCAAAATATCCTTCAACATCTTCTCGCTGAAGAGTGACAGATGAAAAACAAATTTTTTCTCTTGAATAGTCAATCATAACAGTGCTTGCACCGCCATTTTTTTGAATTTCAATACATGCAAGTTTACCTGCATCAGTTTTGCAAATGGCCACTAACATTTTTACTTTTACCATAATTCTACCTCCGTGTCTAATAAGACATAATTATGTTTTTAGATTTTCTTGATAACAAAAAAGAGAGGAAAAAGTCCTCTCTTTTTTTGCTGTCATTATTAAGTTTTAATTTGTTCCATATAGGTACTTACTTTTTAGAATGGAAGATCGTCATCATCAACAACTTCCTCAAAATCTGAGTTGTCAGCAGATGAATAACTTGGAGCTGGCTGTTGTGCAGCAGGCTGTTCACCTGAATTAGCAGTTTCTCTTTTACTACCTGTAAAATAGAATTTTTCAAGATTTACATTCCAAGTGTTATGCTTTTCACCGTTCTTTTCGTATGTACTGGTTTGAATATTACCTTCAATTGCAACCATTGAACCCTTTGTAAAGAGCTTTACAACATTTTCAGCAGTTGTGCCATAAGCAGTAACAGGAATAAAGTCAGCGGTTCTTTCCTTGTCCTTACCATTATAACGGTCAGTAGCAATTCTAAACTGTACATAAGATGTATCGTTTTTTGTCTTCTTCAATTCTGGTGTTGCTGTAATTCTACCCATACCCATAAACTTGTTCAT